TTTGTATAAACTTAATTGAAAATTATAAATATAATTTTGCTGATGTCGCAAAGCTATTTAATCTACCTTCTAGAACTTATGTATTTCATTTTTGGAATAAAGGCTATAAAACATTTAATTTAAATCATGGGAATCCTTTCATTCCAAAACATAGTAATAAATTAGAAATACCTTACGAGTATAAAGAATATATTTTAAAATTAATTAAAGATAATACCGTGCTAAATAATTAGAATAAAGGCTAATTATCAGTGTAACGAGTAGTGATTGAACCTTATATAAATTATAAGAATATAATATCACCAAGAGTGTCCTACAACCTTCAAATTAAAGGTTGATAATGTACTCTAAACTTATAGGATAATAAACTATAAGAGCTGTAGATAAAGAGCTACAGGTTAATACAATTTGAGTGCAATAATTCATAGAATGGCTACATTAGGTATTTGTGTTCTTGACCCAACAAGAACAATGTCATTAATCCCTGCTGTACTACAGGGTTAATATAAAGGGGAGTGGGGAAACCCCTGCTCCCATTTTATTTTTATTTTAATAAAATTTAAGGAGAAGATATGTCAAAAGAATTGGAAGAGTTTGAACTAGGTGATTTAGAAACTCCACTAATAGAAGTACCAAAGGTAGAAGTTTCAGAGAAGCCAAAGAAAGTTCAAAAGAGAGAAAGCAGACTGCCAGATAGTGCAACTACTCTGGTTAGCTGTTTAAGAAATGAGAGAATTATTGTAAGACATGTGCCAAAGCTTACAGGAATGTGGGGCAATAATCCAAAACATATTCTTGCAGGGGGTATGGCAGAAGGTGCAACTAGAACCTTTGTAGTTCCAAGATTATCCTCTGGTATGTTTGTTAATGTTCTTACTGATAGTGAAAAGGCCTTTCTTGAAGAAATAATGGGTCTTGAATATAATGCTTTAAGTGTCTATAAGAAAGTAGATAACTTTTGGGATGATAGTAATGAAAACGGCATTAATAAAGTTAGACTGACCAAGCAAGATAATTACTTTAATTTAGCTGATCCAGAAGATTATATAAGGTATAAGATATTACTGGCTAATAAGGACTATATTGCTCCATCAATGCAAGTATTGCAAGATGCTCCTAAAGCTACATATCAGTTTGTTATTATATCTGAGGGTGAAGAAACCAAGCTTGCCAAAAATAATATGAGTGCAACTATGATGTGCTATAAGGAATTTGGTAAGATTGAGAATGATATAGACACATTAAGAGTTATTATTGAAGCTATTAGTGGCAGACCTACAGCTCAAACTTCTAAACTTGAGTTCCTACAAACTAAGGCCAATGAGCTTATTCAGGCAGATAGTAAGCTATTCCTAAGAGTGATTAATGACCCAATGCTTCCTACTAAAGTTCTTATTAAGAGAAGTATAGAAGCTGGGTTGATCTCTAATAGAGGAAATTACCTATACCTCAGAGAGGATAATTCTCCATTATGTGAATTAAATGAAGAGCCTACAATAAATATAGCAGCTAAGTACTTAAATTCTCCCAAACATCAGGGGATTAAGTTTGCTTTAGAGGCCAAACTAAAACAATAATAAAATATGCTAGCAGAAGAATTTAGTTAGGAGTTTGATATACTATATAACAATATATCCTCAAATCAAGCTCCTGGACTTACAGAATATGAAAAGTCTGTATTTTTAACTAAGGCTCAGGATGAGATAATAAAAAACTACTTTACAGGCAAACCTAATGGTAATAAGTATTAGGAAGGGATAGAGGATTCTGCTAAAAGATATTCAGATTTTTCTTGTCTAATAACTGTAAAATCTATACCAATAGATGATGAGGCAATCGACACTATAGACAGTAGAGGACAGATAGTATAGTTACCAGACGATTTAATGATTTCTCTAAATGAGAAATTTGAGATCGTGGATGGGAGGGAGAAAGTGATAGATTCCTACTAGGTAATTCCAATTACCCTAGGGGAGTATCAAAGACTAATGTCTAAACCCAGTGGGGACCCATTAAAGAGATAGGTATGGAAGCTCATGGGAAATAGTTCTACTGGAAATGGTTCTATAGAGATTATTCCTCATTGGAGAGACGATAAGAATGAAAGAAATAGACTAGTTATTAGATATGTACGTCATCCCTATCCAATTATTTTAGAAAACCTGGCAGCTTAGGATTTAACCATAAATGGGAAAGAGGACATTTATGGAAGTACCTTAGCCCCTACAAATACTGAAGCCTGTGAGTTAGCTAAAGAGCTGCATCCTGAGATTTTGTAGAGAGCTGTAGAACTAGCTAAGGTATTCTATGCTGGATAGCCAGCTGATGTTATTAACTCTGGTCAAAGAAGTGAATAATGACAACTGAGGAATTTTCTAATGAGTTTGATGCTCTTATGCAGACATACTCTAATACTATGTAGTTTGGTAGTGCTGATAAAATAGCACTAGATGAGTATGAAAAATCTGTGTTCCTTACTAAGGCTTAGGAAGATCTAATAATAGATCTATATAATGGAAAGAACCCTTTTAGGGACTCATTTGAAAAGACTGAGGAAATAAGAAGGTACCTGAGTAATCTTGTAAAGACATATACTACCTCTAATAAAGAATCAAACTTTATAGGATTGTCTGATGATTCTATATTTTTTAAGTTACCAGACGATGTGTGGTTTATTACCTATGAATCTGTTAAATTAAAGAATGATGGAACATAGTGTATAAATAATAATGAAATTATTGTAGTACCTATAACTTAGGATGAATACCATAGAGTAAAAAGAAACCCATTTAGGAGAGATAATAATAGAAGGGTTATAAGATTAGATGTAGATAAGAATACTGTTGAAATAGTGTCTAAATATAAAGTAGATACTTATCTTGTAAGGTATCTTTCTAAACCTAGTCCTATTATACTAAGTAAGCTACCAGATAATTTATCAATTAATGGTGTAGTTGAAAAAACAGAGTGTGAATTAAATCCAGTTATGCATAGAACTATACTTGAAAGAGCAGTAGAACTTGCTATTAGAAGTAAAGTTCCGCATATAGGAAAAGAATAAACTATTGTATAATTTAATCTAAATTAAAATGGCGACATTTGGTGTAAATTAGGTAAGACAGCTTTATGTAGCAAAGGAGTTAAAGTCTCCTCGTGTAGTTTCAAGTGATGCTGCTGGTGCGATAGCTGTAAAAAATGATAATGAAAAGGCCAATCTATATTTTGAGTATAAAGGTGTTGATGGCCTAATGAGAAGTGACCTTGTTAATATTAAGAACATATTGTCTGTTAAGGCCACTGATGCTGATAGTATGGCACATGAGCTTAGGGCAGTCACTCTAACTCTTGATAAAGATGTTAATGGTGGTACTCCTGTGGCTGGCCAGGATTATATACTTAGACTGGCATTTAGACAGTATGTTGGTATGTCTGAGGAAGACCAGTACTTTAAGTATGGCTGTGTACATGCCTATGCTGGTATGACAGCTTCAGATTTCTATAAGAAGCTTGCTATATCTTTGGTTAAGAACTTTAGTAGAGAAGTAGTGCCCCTTGTTAAGTTTGCCTTAGTAAACTCTGACACGGAAGCAGTCCCCGTAGATGCTAATACAAAGGAAAGCTCCCTCACTGAGACTTATACTGCATTAGTAATTGATGAAGTTGAGCAGCCTTGGAGACTTGGTATTATGGAGCAAGTTCCTGTATACTTTACAGTTCAGCCTACTACAATTACTGTAAATGGTGATGAAAGAATCTGGGGTACTGTAGAGGAAACTGACCCTGCTGGTAAGATTGAAAATGGCAAGAAGATTGCTGACCTTGAGTACTTCTGCATGGGTGAAAGAGGTGATATGTATAGAAATATAAGCTGGCCTCACAATATTCCTACTACTTATCTTGTAGATCCTACCCTTAGATATAATGTAATTGATATTCATTATGCCTATGTAGGTGATAATGAGGGCGTTCAGAAGTCTGAAAAGACAATAACTTTAGTAGTTCCAAAGATTGGTGAGACTAATTCAGTCAGCAATGTACTTGCTAATAATATTATTACAGCAATAAGCACTGCAACTGGTCTTACTATAGATAAGTTAAATACTGGGGCTTAAGTAATCTAAGGAGATAATAATGGGGAGGACAATAGTTCTCCCTTTATTTATTATTTTATTAATTTTATTTATTTATATCTATGATAGAATTTAATGAACTAAGAATTACACCAGATAATAAATGCCTTATTATAGATGTATCAGTTAGCTAGGACCCCTATTATAAAGATATATACCTTGACAGTATAGTTATAGATAATTAGGATTCCTACACTCCTAATGGCCCTAGTGATAATCCAGTATGCCCTCCAATAGACCTTACTAAAGAATATAAGTAGGTATTTTCAAGGAGTGACATCGAAACTTATATTGTGGTAGATAGCCAATTAGAGGTTTCTGATGATGGTAATATTAAAAAGAAAAGAGTAAGACTTACTCTTACAAAGTAGGATATTGGGGATTTAAATAATAATATGTTCTTTGTGTATGTAATTACCAGAGGGACTCCTTCCCCAGATACCCCATGTGGTATGGATAATTCAATATGTATGAGAACTGTTATTGATTTATAGGCACTATATAACAGATCTATACAGTACTTTAAACAGATTAATGATTCATGTAATGTGCCAAAAGAGTTTATAGACATGGTTCTAAGAATTAAAGCACTTGAATTAAGTATAAAGACTGGAAATTATACACAGGCTATATCATACTGGAATAAGTACTTTATTAATATTCAGAACAAAGTTGAACCTAAAACTACTAATTGTGGATGCTTTAACTAATACTTCATATATAGCTCTTTAGAGGTACTTTCATACATTATCTACACTTGGTTATAAAAGCTATGATGATGTATATAAATTAATTACCCTATTATTTATTGAAGAGCTACTAACTGGAGAATTATCCTATTATATAAATAACGATGACCTTAAAGTACTGGCCAATACTATAAACTGTCTGTAGGGTAGTACCTGCCTTATTGATTATAAGTGCAATCTAACCAATGATAGTATTGTTCATCCTACTAAACACAGTACTATAATAAGGTTTAGTGAGGATGATTTTATAAGATCTACTTAGGATAATTCAATGCGAATAACAGAATAATACAATAATATAGTGTTAATAATTATAGTAAATCCCTTGTGTAATTGATGTATACTATATATCTTTGCACACAAGGGATTTATTGTTAATACATTATTAGCCAATAATAAAATTATAATTAATATGACATGGAGACAAGCTATGTATATGGTTCTAGATGAAATAAAAGGCATGAGTGATGACTTTACTTATACAGAAGAACATATTATGTTTCTACTAGGAAAATATAGAACCTTTATACTAAAGTAGAGGTATGCAGATATTAAGAAGCAAATACCTGAGAGTAATTACCAAACTATCTGTATAGATTTAACTGAAGTTCCTGCAATATAGGGAAGTTCGTGTGAGGGAAATTCTTATCTAAGAAGTAAGGAAAAGATTCCCTATCTTATGAAAATAGGTACTCCAAGAGTTTATCCGACTAATTATTACTTAGGTGAAATAACCTATATTAGTAGGGACAGAATGAGATATGTGGGACACAACAAATACCTATAGAATATTATCTATGCTTCATTAGGTCCAGATAATTATCTATACTTATGGTCCTCAAATCCCCAGTTCCTATACTTAGAGAAAGTAAGGCTTACTGGAATCTTTGAAGATATAGAATCTGTAGCAGATTTAGAGTGTAATGAGTCTGGGGATAGTACTAATTGTGATATTTTTGATAAGACTTTTCCTGTAGAAGATGCACTTGTTCCCCCAATTATAGAATTGGTTATTAAGGAACTCTTAGGAGCTTCCTACAGGCCAAAAGACTAGGAAAATAATTCTGCGGATGATATGGCTGATCTTGCATCCTTTCTTCAAAGAAATACTAAATCTGAACTAGCTAAGGCCTTATAGTAATGGATAATAATAAAGAATGGCAAGACTTTAAATCATAGACTTTACATCTTAATAATACTAGGGTACATAAAATAAATAACTCTCTGGGAGTATATGATATTTACAAACTTATAAGAAAGAATAAGTGGCTTAATATAGGAAGACCTCTTACTGAGCATGAATTTTATAGTATAATACGGACAGTTAATAACTATCTTGCTAGCAGTTTTATTGAGGGGTACACTATAAAATTTCCCCATAGAATGGGCTAGTTGGAGTTAAGAAAATATGATGCCAGTATTAAGATAGTTGATGGTAAAGTTAAAACTAACTTACCTATAGATTGGGATAAAACTCTTAAATTATGGTATGAAGATGAGGAAGCCTATAAGCAAAGAACACTCATTAAAATGGAGGAAAAAGAAATCTATAAGGTACACTATAACAAATAGACAGCCAGATATTAGAATATGTCCTTCTATGAATTTAAGGTAAATAGAGAATTAAAGAAGAAGATAAAACAAGAAATAAAGGAGGGAAAGCTTGATGCTTTTAAGATGAAGTTATGATAAAGGAATATAATTATATAGGAATACAAGAAGTTCTAAGTAGAATATTACGCCACCCCCTACTTTAGGATGTAACCTTAGAACAAGCAGTATAGCATACTTTGGATTTTATAGGTGTTTTTGGATTACCTAAGTTATACTAGGATAAAGAAGAAGTAGTACATATAGATAATTTTAGAGGAGCATTGCCCTGTGACCTTGTATCTATTAACTAGGTTAAAGAGTGTAAGTCTGGACTATGTCTAAGAAGTATAACTGATAGCTTTATGCCTAAAGAGCACTATGATAAGAATGCAGGATATAAAGTACCATCAGAACTTACATTTAAGACTTAGGGATAGCTGCTGTATACATCTTTTAAAGAGGGTGATGTGGCTATTTCATATAAATCTATTCCAGTAGATAAGGATGGATTTCCATTGCTAATAGATAATCCTGTATTCCTCAAAGCACTTGAACTATATATTAAAAAAGAAGTGTTTACTGTTCTGTTTGATATGGGTAAAATAACTCCTCCTGTATTACAGAATACATAGCAACAGTATGCTTGGGTTGCAGGACAATTACACTCAGAATTTACAATACCTTCTATTTCAGAAATGGAAAGTATTAAAAGAAGCTGGTGTACTCTATTACAGAGGACCTCATCATTTAATGATGGATTTAGAAATAATGGTAATTAGGAGTATATGAAACTACAGTAATATGGAAAAGAAATAGTAGTTAATAATACCAAAAAGTATATAGAAGGATATATCAGTAAGCCAATTCCCTAGTGATGCAGCTATTGATATAAGAAACATGAGAGTAGTAACTACTGGAGACAGTACTACTCTGTGCCTTGTAAATGAAAGGGGTAATAAGCTTGAATAGTCAGTACGAGGTACTATTATAGGTATATAGGTTATTAATAAATATATAGTAGTGTTTACTACAGATACTCCCTATGGCTATAAGGATGCTATACTTAAATTTACATATGAAAATAATTCTCTTACTACAAGTGATCCCCTATATTTAGGCAATCTAAATTTCAGTACTAAGCACCCTATTGAAAGTATAGGTATTTATGAGAATGATTTAGTATAGAAAGTATACTGGGTAGATGGCCTTAATTAGCCAAGACTGATAAACATTTGTAATACCTATGAATTAGATAATGACTCTTAGTTTGATTTTATACCTAAGATTAATGAAAATAATTAGGCATAGAATCTAAAGTTTGCAGTAACTATTATACCAAAAACTAATGCTGACTTTACAGGGGAGGTTATATAGTACGCCATATCATACTATAATAAGAATAGACAACAAACTGCTATAATATACCAATCTCCATTATACTATACCTCTTAGAACGGTAGGGGACTTAATCCAGATGGTTCATAGAAGTCATCATCAACATTCAGAGTTGCTATAAAAGGGTTAAATACCCAATTTGATTACTGTAAACTATATAGAATATCCAGAAGTTCCATAAACACTACTCCCTCAGTAGAATGTATAGGTAACTATAAGACAGACTCTACTTTCTCAGAACAGGTATCTGTTACAAGATTATTTAATAGTAGTAATAATCTTGAAGTGCAGTATGGTAATGGTGGATATTATAGCTCTGGGGAGATATAGGATATATTAGGTAGTGGGGTAGAGCAGTCTAAGATATATATAGGACAGGATGGAGTAACAGCAGTTAATGCCTGTGCTATTATAAATCCTAGAATATAGCTTGGTAGTGGTGCTATAAATCCTGGTACTAATCAGCCTTTCTATATAAGAGACAAGAAGACTGGTATAGTATATGAAATACCTGAAGATAGATCTGTAAAAATAGTATTTAGGTCAGAGGAAGAATGCCTACTTGATGATATGTATACTATATTCATTGCAGATGACTATAGCCCACTTGACTTACCTCCTGGTGAAGAAATAACAGGTCAGAGTTATTTCAGTGGTATAGAAGTTTATGATAATGGTTTAATAGGAGAGAGTGTAGATCCAACTGAATTATTATACCTAGGAGGAACCTAGATAGTGGCTGACACTATAACCCATAAGGATAATACATTATTTCTTGGTAATATAAATACTGAAAAGTACTTTATACCTAAGGAATACAAAGAGGCTATAAAGAATAATTCAAGTGTATACTTTGTATATAACTATTTGAAGGTTGCAGATGATAATACCTATCTTGATACCTAGTGGATATTTAACAGTAACCTACAGAAAGGGTCAGATGAAATTACTCATTTTCAGTGTGGAGAAACCTATAGATTCGGTGTATAGTTATTGTCAGATAGGGGTATATGGTCTGAGGTAATTTACCTAAAGGATGTTACAAATAATCTTAGGATAAAACCATACGTATATAATGATGGTTTAAGCTAGAGGCCAGTAGCTAGAGCCGATATATATATACCAAGTGAGCTTAAGGATTCCTTTGTAGGAGCTAGATTAGTTTGTGTATACCCAGAACTATAGGATAGAACTATACTATGTCAAGGAATAGTTTGTCCTACAGTATATAATCTGAAAGATAGGGATTCTAACTCACCTTATGTATATTCATCATGGTTTGCCAGACCTACATATGCTATATATAATGCTTTTAATGTTCCTGTAAGAATGGGAGACCGAGCATTAGCACTTGGTGATGTAACTCAACCTATAAAGAATGCTTTTCATAAAGGATTTCCTTTAGAGTATAGAATGGTAAATAAAGGGGGAGAGATTACTGATGGTGGTGGTAGTTACTCATTTATAGACGATGTAATAGGTCTCCCTGAAAGTAAAAGATTTAACAGTGAAATATACTGTATAGGTAGGGCTCCTCAACGAGATTATGATAATCCAGGCACATATACAAGAGATTAGGTTATAGAAAACTATAAAAATATCTATGGTATAGACAAGAGAATAGTTACTATGCACTCTCCTGAGCTTGATGAGGCTTACTCTGAGGAATTATAGAACACTGCGCTAGATGGGGTACTGTTTAGAGTTGTAGGATTTGCTCCAGTAAAAACTACTTTCTCACACTCAGATATACAGTACACTAATCCTTTAGCTCCTGGATTCTCTGGAGTATATGAAAGTAATGTAGAATCTCCCAGTAATAGAGATAATACTATATCAGGATATTCACTTGTAAATTTTCCTATGTGGCTTGATAGACAGGTAAATAAAGACACTGGTGAACCGCAGAATTACTGGAATACAATGCCTATATACCCTTGGCACAGAAATGGCTCATTAACTAATTATGGAAAAATAGATAATCCAGACAACTTAAAATCAGTGCTTAAATCTAAAACCTTCTCAAATTTAAGAGTATGTCTTCCTACACATTTTATTGATAGACCATATCAAATGACTATATCAGATGTTTCTTTATGGAGCGATATTAATTCAGAATCTATCTGCAAAATTAATACTTCTTCTTTATGGGGAATCCATGATATTATTTATAGAGGGTCAAGTGATAAAGTACTTACTTATGAGGGAGATAAAAAGTTTGATGAACTTGGGATAAGATCTAGCAGAGGTTTAGACTAGGACTCTTTTACATAGGAAACTATTCCAGTTAATGCAGAAATTTCCTATGATAACATGAGTTATAAGCATGTAATTGGTGAAAATATAAGCCCAGTACCTATACAATATAGATCTACAAGCCATGCGGTATTTGCTTTTAGTAAAACATCTAATGGGTATTATGAACTTTTGCCATAGATAGCCGCTGGTGACTTTGGTGATGAAAGTACTACATATGTACCTAATGCAGTAGGAAAGAATCCTGGTAATGGCAAACTTCCTTGGCTATCCAGTGAAGAAATCGACTCATATAAAGGGTTATATCAAAAGAATATTGTAGTAGATGATGATATACTTACTTATGGCCTTAATATACCAGGAGACTACAATTCAGGGGCAGCATATTACTATATTATAGGAGAACTGTACAGAACTAATGTAGTAAACAGGTTTGGTGGAATCTCTGAACAGGCACTGGAGAATAATAGATGGAATCCTTGTGGTGAAGTAGTATATTTTGATAGTACTAATAATAGTACTAATACTGTTACCTTATATGGTACTCAAGGTGATACTTATTTTAGCAGATATGACCACCTAAAGACCTATCCTTTAGCTACAGGTAATGTAAATAATATAGTAGAAATAGTATCATTCTGCTGTGAAACTAGAATTAATATTGATGGTAGATATGATAGGAATAGGGGTAATAAAAATAATATTGCTGTGACACCAAAGAACTTTAATCTATTTAATCCAGTATATTCTTAGAGAAATAACTTCTTTAACTACAGATATATATAGGATGAGTCAACCTCTGCCACAGAATTTCCAAATCAGGTGATGTGGTCTAAGACTAAAACTTTAGGTGAAGAAATTGATTCCTGGACTAATATAAATGCTACTAATGCTATAGACCTTGATGGAGATAAAGGTAATGTGAATGCACTGAGAAGGTTTAATAACGAGATATACTCATTCCAAGATACTGGTATAAGTAGAATACTATTTAATTCAAGAGTGCAAGTAAATGCTTCTGATGGTATTCCTATTGAACTGGCTAATAGTGGTAAAGTATAGGGTAAAGTATATATTACAGATAGGTATGGTTGCTAGGATAAATGGTCTATTGCTGAAACCCCAAGTGGTATATATTTTGTTGATAACTATAATACAAGTATTATGTGCTTTAATGGGTAGAATGTTGTAGACCTAACCTATACTAAAAATATGTATTCTTGGATAAAAAACAATACTTCTACTGTAAAGTGGTCTCCTTATAATTCTGATACTATTAGAACTCTTTATGATAGAGGAAATGGGGATGTATATTTTACAACTACGGCAGAAGCATTATCCTTTAATGAGAGGTTAGGAGCATTCTCTTCATTCTATGACTATGGCGGTGTAAGTTGGCTGCTTAATATGGGTGATACTACTTACCAAGTAAAAAATAATCAATTTTGGAAATTACATGGAAGTGATACTTACTGTACTTTCTTTGGTAATCATAGTGATTATGGTGTATCTGTAATAGCTAATTAGGATTTTTAGTAGGATAAAACATTTGACACCATAGAGTTTAGAACTGACGGTGTTGAGACTTTTACAAACAATAAGTCTGATAATAATAAATATCCATTTTATGGAGTATGGGTAGAGAATGAATATCAGGAATCTGTTACTGATACTAGGACACTGAAGAAAAAGTTCAGAACTTGGAGGTGGCAGTTTGATAGGAATAGTAAGAATGGATTTACTAGAGATAGAATAAGAAATCCTTGGGCTAAGATTACACTCAAGGGAGATAATACAGAAGAAGTAAGATTATATGATATGGTAATACCTTATTATATTTAATTAAGTAAGTAGCAGTGAATAAATTAAATAATTTATCTACTGCTACTTTTTCTGTATAATAGTACTATAAATTAAATTGATTTAGTATTTTTGCATAAATTATTGATTTATAATATGGCTAAGAAATTAAAAAGAAAGGCTAACCATTTTTACAATGGAGGATTTAGCTGGAATAAAGATGCAACATTTGGCTAGAATATGACGGCTGCATTTAATAGTGGTGCTCTCAATGGTGCTATGGGTGCAGCTGGTACTTTAATAGGTACAGGGTTATCAAATGGTATGTCTACTGGAGTAGGAAATGTAATGACTGCTGCAAGTAATGTAGCTAGTTTAATTCCTGGTCCTGTAGGAGGTATAGTTGGTGCTGGATTAGGAACAGTAGGAGGTTTAGTAAATGCTGCTTTTGGTAGTAGTATTAACCAAGCCAATGTTAACAATGCTAGACTACAGAATGAGAATTAGGCTAATAGACAGTTTGCTTTTTCAAATACAGCAGATATATTAAACCAGTCTAACTTTGGTATGTTAGGTGAGCTTAAAAGATCTGATATAGGAAAGGATGGCTGGTTTAGTAATAAGGCTAAGAGACTTACCAGATAGTTAAATGCTGAAAGAGCTTTAGCTAATGCTTAGGCTTTGGGTAACTTTAATACTGCTGTAGCTAATCTTGAAGCATAGAATGATTTTAATGCTATGGCTAACTATGCTGCTTATGGCGGCCCTATAATGATGAGATATAGTGGTCCTATGTCACCTTTTGGTAATACATTTAGTGAAGGTGGTGGAATACATATTAAACCAGCGAATAGAGGTAAATTTACTGCCTCAGCTAAAAGAGCAGGAATGGGAGTTTAGGAATTTGCCAGACATGTATTGGCTAATAAAGACGACTATAGCTCTACTTAGGTGAAGAGGGCTAACTTTGCCAGAAATGCTTCTAAATGGCATAGTAACGGTGGACCTTTATATACACATGGAGGTATATGGGATAATGGACTTGCTTACATAAATTCTGGAGGTTCACATTCTACTAACCCTTATGGGGGCGTATAGTTTGGTGTGGATAATGAAGGAGTGCCTAACCTAGTTGAAGAAGGTGAAGTTGTATGGAATGATTATGTTTTCAGTAATAGGTTAAAAGTTCCTTCATCTATAAGAACTAAATATAGATTACGTAATAATAAAGATATGACATTTGCAGATGCTGCTAAAAAGATGGCAAAGGAGTCTGAGGAAAGACCTAATGATCCCATAAGTCAAAATGGTTTAGAGTCTATGCTAGGAGTACTTGCTTATGTACAAGAAAATGAAAGAATGAAAAAAGGTAAGAATAATAATTAGGGTAATAAATATGGACTTGGAAGTTGGCTAGATAGGGCCATAGACTCCCTTTCTATAGGCATACCCGACTAGGAAAAGCCATATGCTTATTTTGGTAATACTGGCACGAGTAAGTCTGTAAATCCGACTATAGTGGCTGGATGGAAGACTTTTACAGACAATAATGGTAATTAGTTATATAATCCTTCTACAGGAGTATATGATAGAGGATATACTAGCCCTGAATTTTAGAGCTGGCTAGCTAGTAATTATACTGACCTGGCAAGGAAATGGTTTAACCCAAAAAATGCTCCAGACTACTTTAAGGCTGGTAATACTACTCCACCAAGCTTTACTTAGATGGTTGGAACTTTGGATAGCCCAGGGCTACTATATGATAAGAACTATGGTGAAGCTCATAATTTTGGGGCTATGGCATATAATCAATACTTAAACTAGGCTGCACCTAAAATTGATAGCCCTAAATTGGAGGTTAAAGGTTAGGATGTAGCATAGTCCAGGCCTCTTGAATTACCTAGAAATACTGATAGTGCAAGTTTTCCAACGTGGCCAAGATATGCACCAATAGTTGCTTCTGGGGTAGGAACTCTTACTGACGCACTAGGATTAACTAATACCCCAGATTATTCTAATGCTAATACGGCATTAGGGGCCCTTAGAAATAATAGAGGGTATGCTCCTGTAGCAGCATATCAATTGGAAGATTACCTAACCTATAGACCATTTGATTTTAAGCAATATCTTAATAAGTTATAGTCTTAGACTGCTGCTGCTAGAAGAAGTATAGTTAACCAAAGTGGTGGTAATAGAGCTGCCGCAATAGCTGGGTTGGCTAATTTAGACTATAATACTTTAGGTAAAATAGGAGAATTAGGAAGACAAGCTGATGAATATAATATGACTCAGAGAGAAAGAGTAGGTACATTTAATAGAGGAACTAATCAGACCAATGCTGATTTAGGACTTAGAGCCGCTATGGCTAATCAGAATGCATTACAGCATATATAGGATTAGACATTACAGGGAATATATAATGTTGCCTAGATGAGAGAGAGGGCTAAGGCAGCCAGTGATGCTGCTAGGTCTGCTAACCTTACTAATTTTGTTTAGGGACTGGCGGACTTAGGTTCAGAGAATCTTGGGTGGAATCAACTACAATGGGCATATGATCATGGAGTTTTTGGTCCCCTATTGGACAGAATAACTAGAGACTACAGACCAAGGCCTCATGCCCTTGGTGGTTTACTAACTAAAAAAAGAAAAGGATATGGCATTTAATATAATTTCAAGTGCAAAATTTAGACCATTCTCGTATGATGAATTAACAAAGCCTTTACTGTAGTATAGAGATGAGTATAGAAAAGCTGAGGAGGATTTTAGTAACCTTGCTATGCAAACAGAGGCTTGGAAAAATGTAGCTAATTAGGAGAATAATCCAGTAGCATATAGTATGTATAAAGCATATTCTGACGAGCTTAATAATACATTAGATAGTTTTAGTAAGGGGATGAATATATCAAATAGATCTGCACTTCTTGGATTAAAAAGAAGGTATGCTTCCGAGATACTTCCTATAGCTAAAGCCAGTGAAGATTTGGCTAAAGCTTAGGCTTTTAGGGCAGACATCAAAGCTAAAAATCCAGGAGCAGTATTTGAAGTGGATAATTATGATTCTTTAGATAGTTTCTTGGGAGGTAATCCCGCTAATAATAACTATTGGGATGGGGATGCTGCTGCAAGAAGAGTTGCTGCTAAAGCTGAATCTTTAGGAAAGGCATTATTCAGTAATCCAGATTCAGAGTTATTCTTTAATGGGGCAGTGTATAAATTATCTTAGTTAAATGGTATGCCCCCAGAAATGCTAATGCAGGTATTAAATGACCCCAATAATATTAATACAGAGGCTGGAAGATAGTTTAGACGTATTATAGATGAGGAATTAGAGTCTGTAGATTTAACTAAATTCTCAGACCAAGGAAAAGCAGCTATTTATAATGCCTTAAGCACTGGTCTATACGCTGGTTTAGCTAAACCTTCAACTCAATTTGTTGATAACCCAGACCACCTAACTGCATATTAGACCTAGAGTCTGAATGAAGCAAAACTTGCTAGGCAGTTTGAGGAAGAGTAGAAGGCGGTTGCATCAGGAACTAAGCCCTTCTATACAGATGAAGACGGTACTGAATACTATTATCATGGAAGTCAAATAGTTCAAAAGAAGGATAAAGAAATAAAATATCTCGAGAAGCCAAGTACAAAGAGTGGATAGACAGTTGAGGAGTATTGGGTAGATAATGAAGGTACTCCAATTACAGAAGCCCAGGCTAAGAATACGCCAGGAGCTAGAAAAGTTAGAAAAACTACATATGAAGGTTAGGGTGGACAGCCTTCTGCTCCTTCAAGCCAAGATGATGGAGACACATCTGCCGGCCTTTGATTAACTAGTAAATTTTATAATAATATAATAATATAATAATATAATATGGGTATAAATGTAGGAGACCTACTTGGTGGTTACGCCCCATCAGCTGGTGGGGGAGCTATGGGAAGCGGCAAACCATCAAGAGAGCTTAGTTATGGTGAAAAAAAGGCTAATGCCCTAGAGACATTAAAATGGGAGTATCTTAATGGTTATAAGTCACTTACTTAGGTATAGAAAGATGCCTTTAAAGACTAGTTTGGTGCAGATATTGAGACTATAGAAGATATTAATGCTCAAGATAACTACTTTAAAAATATGATTTTTACGTAGTTATATAAGGATAGGGAAGATGCTGAAGGAAAATAGATATGGGAGAACAGAAAATCCTATAGTAAGAACTAGAGAGATATTTATGTAGGAAGGGCATTAAATGATTAGCTAGAAAAAGTCACTGGCAATAGAAATATGGTAGGCTCTTTAGCTGGATTTGCACGTACCTAGGTTGGCAGATATAGAGACTCGGTTAATGCTCTACTGCAAAAGCCTGCAACTAGAAGAGCAAATCAGTTATTTGAGTATATGCAATCTTTAGACAGTAACTCTAAAAAGAAATTAGTTAATTAGTTTGATAGTATTGCATCAGAATCATCAAATTTATATAAAGAGTATAAAAATGATAGTGATAAGATAAATTTCTCTGATTCTTAGAAACTACGACTACTTGCTGAATTTTAGGCTAATTAGGAGATTGGTGGTGGGAAATATGCTGGAAGAGGCCTTTACAATTCAATAGCAGACGAGCTTGCTAGTAATTAGGGATTCTTTGAAAAAACTTGGAATGCAGGAAATCAATTTGTAAATAGTTTTGCTGGAGATATAATTACTGCTGTTGGTATGCTTGCAGGAGCAGTACATGAAGGGGCTAGTGCACTAACAGGTCATGGTCACAGTGACTGGTTCTAGAGAATTATAAATAATGATATTACTACTTACGGAGAATTACTTGCTGAAACTAATACATGGGATCCCTCAGAATAGGAAAGATTATCTAAGTTAGGATTAAACGATAATCCAATATTTAATTCTGCTGCACAGCAAGAGTAGCTACTTAGTTGGAATACTCCATTTGAGCTTGGTGGATCGGCTGGATATACAGTAGGTAGCACAGTACTTAGTGGTGCGTCTGCTAAGGTTATTACTGGACTTCCTAAAGCATATAGAACGCTAAAAGATGTCTCTAAGTTAACTAAAACTGCATAGGGTATGAAGAGTCTTGAGAGAGCATCTTAGTATTATAGGGCTATGCAGAAGGCACAAAATGTTTCTTTAAAGGCTGTTCCAGCATTTGTTGGCACAACAGAAGGCGCTAGTAATGCAGGTTAGACATATAGAGAAGTATTAAGAGAAAAGACTGCCTAGGTATATGAAAATGTCAGAGATAAAGCATACTAGGATATAGAACAATATGTTAAGAATAATCCCAGTGCTGTAGCAGACTATTATAGGTCTAAAGGATATAATATTCCCGCTAAAGAAATTAAGGGTAAGGATGGTAATGTAGGAATATATTCAGATGACGAGATTGCAGAGTTAACCACGATAGCACTACAAGATGAAAAGCTGGTAAATGAAGCTATGTCTAAGTACTCTTAGGATATTGAGGAGGACCTTAATGCTACTGAACAGAGTGCAAGTTAGGCAATGACAGCGGATTTTATATTAAACTCTTTTATTAATGGTGCACTTAACTATGCTACTAAACTTACATTAATGAGTCCTACTGTCAGAAAGGCTTTCTCTAAGAATGTTAATTCTAATAAACTTCTTGAAGAAAATGGCATTGATATTATCAATAAGCCTGGGGCTGTTCCTAAAGCTGTTGCAAAGAAGTATACAACAATGGATGCTGTAAAAAACAGGGCAAAAGAAGCATTTGGTGAAGGTGCAGAAGAAGGTCTCCAAAGTATATCTAGTGCATTTTCAGAGGGGTATGGTTCTAATATGTTTAATAGCTACTTACACAATAAATATGTCTTAAATTAGGATGCTCAATAGGCTCTTGAGACCAGCTTTTTAGCTAATATGGCATATGGTGCAAGGGAAGCTGTAGATGCTACATTGTCTTTAGATACCTGGAGGGATGCTCTGTATGGTGGTTTAAGTGTTGCATTGGGTATGCCACAGCCTAAAGCCTCTTCTATGTATGGTAAATCTGATAATTAGGCTAATACAAGTAAAAACTGGTTTTAGAAAGTTACAGATAAAATACCATTTGGCTATAGGTCTATGTTTGCACCTTTAGTTAATGATACTGAAGTTAATGCTGTTAATAAACAAAGAAAAGAGATAGAGGACCGTATTAATGGATTTTTATAGAAGTCGGGAACACCAGAATCTTTATTTAATATAGCTAATACGGCTAAGTTTATAGAGTTAAAAGAGAAGGCTGCTAAGAATGGTGATGAGATGCTTTACAGAGATGCTGAGTTTGGAGAACTATTCTCATAGGCTGTAACACTTAATACTCTTGAGGGAACTGACTACTATGATAGTGTTATAACCATGCTATAGAATACAGCCAATCTTAATGAACAAGATCTATCTAACCCAGACTCTTAGACCTCTCAGGCTGTTGCAGAATACTAGAAATTTGCTAAGGAAAATTATGGAACTGAGGTTGATAACAATGAGGCTCTATAGGCTGTAAAATCTAACGCTAGTAAACTCCTTAGTACTATAGAATAGGCAAAAGCTGAGTATAGAAATGTTGAGAAGATGTTTGGAGAGAACCTCGATACAGATATAAAATAGGGTATAATGTATCAGAGACTTGCCTCATAGGACCACAAAAAAAGACTTAATCAGTTACAGCAAGAACTTGATAATGTTACTAAGTAGCTTCAAGCTGATGACGAAGGATTTACTTCTCTTAGCAGCCCTATATAGAAGTTAATGGCATAGCATGGTAGTATTAGTAGGGCTAAAGAGGTAGTAGAACATTTATAGAATGAGAAGCAGAAAATTGATGAGGAATTAAAGGCACTAAAAGAGTAGAAACCTACAGGGGCACTTGGTAAGTAGGTATATAATAGGCGAAAAAAAGCACTTCTAAAAATGAAATAGGGCCTTAATGGTTAGATTTCCTCCATAGAAAATGCAATTGAAGATTATACTAGCAAGTATGGTAGTATTAATGAGGATGGAACTGTAACTACACCAGAGTCATAGGTATTATCAGCAGCTACAATTATGTAGTTAGATCCAGAATCTAGAGCCATAATCTTAAATGAATAGAATAGAAATTCATACTCTCAAGAATAGTAGTAGGAGATTGATAAAGTAAATAGAATTGGTGTATAGACTTTTTAGGATTTTTAGGAAAAAATTGCTGATAGTGGAGCACTTGATAGAAGATACAGGAACTCTCTGGGATATTAGCTCTAGATGATGCGTGATAAAGAAATGTATACTAGGGAAGCTAATAGGTTTAAAACAGATGCTTTAGCTAAAGTATAGTAGAGGCAGTACAGTTACCTAACAGACCTAGAAGAATAGGGACAGTATGAAGAGTTTGCAAAAGCAATAGATAAAATAATCAGTAGTGGTAATGTTGTTGCTAGCAAGGCTGTAGACGGATTACTGTAGAGGACTGGATCAGAATTTTATAAAAGGTACATTAAGGAAAGAAATAACTTAGACAAGTTAATTACTGAGTTGTCTAATGGTAATATAAAATCTTTTAAAGATCTCGATACTAATTCACAGGGGATGTTCTCTATGACCCTACAGTACTTGCAGAATAAGGGAATTGACTTACACGATACTAATGCAGCCATTGCTGCTCTATCAGAGTAGGATGCCGAAGGTAATCCTCTACTTAAGAACTATGTAGATAGCTTTTATCCAGAAAAAGACAATACTCTCTATGTAAATAGAGTGGAGTTTACTAGTATTGGGGAAGCTATTTAGAACTATAAGAATGTTATGTAGGAATATAATGCTCAATTAAAAGAAAGAGCTAATAATGCTAAACCTACAGAAGTCAGTTCAACTCCCCAAAGTAAATCTGCTCCCCCAACTATTCCTTCTGTAGAAGAGAACTTTTTGAGTTTAGGAACTTAGACTGCTGATGAGGGCACTAAAAGAGATAAAGAGGCTCAGGAAGAGGGTGTAGTAGAAGACCCTGTTATTGAAGCGTATAAAGCAAATAGTGGGGAAAAAGTAGCGCAGTTAGCAAAGTTTGGTACTAATGTAATTAATAATTCATCAGATCTTACTTAGGATGCTGAAAGTAAACAGTTGGCATTATAGCAATTGCAAAGACTAAGTGATACTAAATTTGAAACTCAATAGGATTACATAGATGCTATAAATCAAAGTGCAACTAAACTAGATACTGAATCAGAGGATGATAATGATGCCAATGGAAGGGCAGCAAATCTTCTAAGGGGGGTTGCTGCTAAAATGTAGGGTAAGGTGGATAAAGAGAGTCCTAAGTAGACTAAACCTGAAGCTACCTAGCAAACTCTTGCACTCCCTAAAAAGGGTTCTACTCCTATATAGATGGGCCCCACCATAAACCCTAATTCTAATTAGCTACAGACTCTTCCTATAGCATGGATGAGAAGGAATTTTCCAAACCATCCTATAGTAAAATACTATGATACATATAGAATTGAAGAGTTTTTAACGTCTAGTTAGATGCCTAGTAATCCTACAGTAATGTTTATATCAGATAGAGAACTTAATGATGCTATAGAGTAGGACTTAAAGGCTAGAGGGCTTGAATATAGTAATGATAACCTCTCACTTATTGCCGTTATAGAAGTTCCTTCTGGAGGTATTACTATAAATGTTGATGGTGTTGATAAACATTTCCAGCCTATTGGTATCATGCCAAAGACAGGAAATCAAAATATGAGTGGATCTAATAGACTTGGTAAAATAAGAAGTTAGATTAATTAGGATAATATGGGGCAACTCTTGAGAGATGAACAAGGCAATATTATTACTACCACTATATATGGATAGATTAATATTACCAGCCCACGACATATTCCCAGTACTTATCCAAACAGACAGGTTATAGATGTACAAATTAGTGACTCTAGTTAGGAAGATAAGGAGAAGCTAGAGTCTGTAAAAAAAGCACAGAGAAGAAATAATCCTATATACTAGAGATTACAGCATCAATTTTTATCTAAATTAAAAACTAAACAGACTCCTAGAGGAACTGTTTTGTACTATCCTGTTGATAATCCATTTGGTTCAGAGCCATTTGAAATACCCATTTTTACTACCCCAATCCATCTTACTAGAGCCAGAGGTTCTAACATGCTTATAAGTGAGCTATTTAATAGTAATGATGTAGAAGCAGCATTAAAAGCTAACAGTAGAATTAAACGAGCAGCCAGTACTCTACACTAGTTCTTTAAATCTAAATTTAATATAGAGGGTTTAGAATTTGAGTATGATGCCTCTGGGAATTTAGTTCCATCAAAATCTACAGCTGCAAAACTTAACAGTTTAGCAGAAGCTCTGGGTAAAGAAATTGGAAATTATCTAAGATTGCCTGGAAGTGGAGGATGGAAATATACAATATCTCCTACATCAGAGGTTATGTAGAATGGCAGAAGACTGTTTACATTATCTATAGTCAATGATAATGGTTCTACAATTCAGTTAGGAAAAGTTACTTAGGGTGAAATGACAGCACAGACTCAGTTTAATATCCTAAAAAATCTTATAATGGATGGTGCTTCTGTAAGAATGTCAGATAGTAAGCAGTCCTTTATAAAATGGAATGTTCCTTATAGTGACTTTTTAAAGGATGATTAGAAGGCTAAGGATAATGCTGTAGATATGTACTATGATGGAATACTAGATATTAGTTATGAATCCTTTAAATTCTAGGTAGAAGGTTTTTCATTAAATTCCCCATTTACTTAGGAAGGCAGCAGTAACTACATATAGGGTGCTTAGGTAAGCAACTTGGATAATGCACAGCCTACAACCCCATTAAACCAGCCTGTTATAGTTGCCAATGACCAAGTAACTACTTCAGGAGGTACTATTGTAGATAGTGAATCTGGAGCAGTATTAGAAGGTAAAAGTACTCCCCCTACACAATCCAGTATTGATGTCACGCCAATTGTAGATTCTATAGTGGCAAACTCCAAGATTATAAAATTATCTGAGGATAGAAAGTATTATATAAATACTAGAACAGGTAAGAAGTATGCTAGAGTCACCTCTATTATACAAACTGATGAACACTCTGATGGTAGATTTGACCCTAATAATCCTTGGGTTACTCCTTCTACCAATATAGGAACTGGGGTTGATGAGTTAGTAAGAGATTTCTTTGCAGGTAAACTAAAAGATAATTACCCTAATATAGGTAAGAATCAGGTAGACTTATTTGTATCTCAACTACAGGGATTGAAGAACTCTCTAAATGCTCAAGGTCTAACAGTAATACCAAGAGATATAGTTGCTACAGGCAGTATAGAGGTTACAGACTCTGAGGGTAAAAAGTATACAATAGATGCGGCTGGAACACTTGATTTATTAGCGTATGATGGGAAAGGCAACTTTTATATCTTTGATATGAAAACTCATCATAGTGCAAATGTAGATGGTAAGATAGATAAGTGGAGAAGACAGCTGACTCTATATAAGACTTTCTTGGAGTCTCAATATGGTATCAAGGTTAAAGAACTTAATGTAATCCCAATAAAAGTAGAGTACCCAGCACCAAAGGGAGTAGAAAATAGTACTAATGAATTTACTGTTAAAGAGGGCAATTAGCTACTTCTTAATGGTAAAGAGTTTACAGGTGCTAATCCTAATCTAGGTGCAACTATTGCTCTCAATCCTATAGAATTAAATGTACTATTTGACAATCTAACAGAGGAGGAAAAAAAGCAATCTTTATCAGAAAATGATGCTTCAGTAAATCAGATTAGCCCTGAAACAACTACTCCTACTGAAACTAAAGAGAAGGAAACATCCCAACAAGAAATAAAACCTATTGAGAAGATAGAAGTAAAGGAAGACGAGAATAGGATTGTTATAGACCCAACAGTTGGACTAGGAAAGGCTAAATCCAAAGACCTTAGAATAAAAAAGAGAGGCAATGGGGGAGCAGTCAAGAGGCCAGTAGAAAGACTTATACCTGTACCTGCTAAGTATCAATGGGGTAAATTTGAAAACTATATGGTTACAGATGAGGAAACTGGTAAACAGATTCCAATAGATGTAGATGCTACTGTTGAAAACTTGATAGGGGCGGGGTACACATAGGAAAAATGGAATAGTTTATCTGATGAAGAAATGGAAAAAGCTTTGAGGTGTGCTGCTGTATAAATCTTATGTTATAATACAAAAAAGGCTAGGAATTTCCTAGCCTTTTTTATTAAGTGCATATGATTAATTCTATCTTAGCTTTCTACCATAGTTATAAGATTCAGCAGCCTCATATGGATGATTGAATACATACCCACTTCTTATATAGGGGAACATCCTCCAAAATTTATTTTCCCATTTTGGGTCTCCCGCTTCATACAGCCCTTTCTTACTTGACTAGTAGAAGTATTCAGAATCATCAATAGATGCAAATTTAGAGCCTATAGCTCCTTTTACAAGACTATATAACTGTTGCAATACACTAAACCCTGCTGGCTATGCAACATTAGCTATTGTGGAAGCCTCATCAGACCAACCTCTTGGAGTATTATACGCAAGTTGTTCTCTATATAATCTACTAGTAAAATAATATATAAGACCCTTAGCAATATCATCATCGTCATCATCATCTTCTCCAGCCTATGTCATGTACCGTAGGAATGCTAAAGTAGCAATAATTGCAAGGTCTGCCCAGTTTCTTCTAAGGTTTCTAAATTGATTGTCAGAGAATCCAGCCTCTAAGAGCTTCTGTTTAATATTATTGCCACATGGAAGTAGAATAGCCTAAGCAGTAAGCTTAAATCCTCCCCTGTCTGTAAATGTCGAAGCTATAACTTTAGCTAAGGTTCTTAATGATCCCTCAGCTTCTCCTCCTAAAGTAATACTACTTTTATTAGAGCCAAATCTTCTTTCCATTAAACCTAGAGCATAGCCTTTCATGGATAATAGCATATTACCAAATATATCTTGCTATAATGCAACCTTATCTTGGTTATTATATATACCATGCAGCCTGTTATTTATCTCTCTCGCCTTATTCATAAAATCAGACTCATCATCAATATTCCATGTAAGAGACTTTATATCATTTTCTATGGCCTTTTTTAGCTTCTCAAAATCAGCTATTGGATAGCCTTTGTCATTAATATAATCAATCTACTCCTATGTAAAATTCACTGTCCTCTATAGTGGAGAGCTATTTTCCAGTGCACTGTTTAGTTGCTATAAAATTGCATTAAGATCATTATACTTATCAATAGATTCCTTATCTTTAAAGTAAGTATCTTTTAAGGCCAAACGCTTACCTTCAAGTGTATTTCCTTCAGAATCTGATAAAAGTTCTGTAGTGTAGGCATCATATAAAGATACTAATTTTCCGTCTGAGTTATATAGCTTAATATGATTAGCTAAAGCTAAGTAAGACATTGACTACATATAATGCTCACCCATTTTATAAGGAAGATACAGGCTCTGTCTGTATAATAGATAATTTATTCTACCTCTTCTAGTGTCCCAGTTTCTAAACCTTTCTTTATTATCGCTAAGGATATTAAAATAGTCTATAAACATTGACACTTTATCATCCTTTATTTGCTCTCCAGCATTTAACCAGTTTACTGGCAATGATTTCCAATATATAGTATGTGCTTTCTTCCAGTCTTTTAGAGTAAAATGCTCTCCAGAAACTCCTTCCTTAAATATTTCTAAAGCACCTGTTCCAATGTTTACTATACCACCTGGAACATTACCACCAAGAAATACTTTAGATGCAAGTCCTGATAAAAATCCTGCTATCTTATTTAGTACAATACCTCTACCAATAACTACTTTCTTAGTAGATATACCATATACCTGCTTATCTAGAAACTTAAGGTATCTGTTATAGGCTCTTGATTTATTAGCCTTATTTTCAGACTCAGTGTATATGCCCCCAACTGTTCTTCTGTTAAGAACTTCAGAGCCAACTTCCAAAGTATCTACTATAGAATTAAATGCGGCATAAGTACTTGCCATTCCAGCATAAGCAAGAGTGGACTAGAATAAGTCAGTAGAAATTTCTGACATATTCTTAAGTTTATTTATTCCATAAATAGGCAGTCTGTTAAGCTTTTCTTTTTCAAATGCCAGTTTATTCTAAAATACATCTTCTTCTATATCATTATAAGTCTGATTACTTCCATAATCAGTGTCCTCACTACTTTCACAGAAAGTGTCTCTTATGGATGTTCTTATAGAAGACCCTATAGCAGTACCTAGACCACTAGTAAGATGCTTATTTTTTACCCTATTTGTAAATGTCCCTTTAAACTGGGGCATTCTTACTGGAATAGTACTATTTTCAGGAAGTAGTTGGTCAATCCATTGCTTAAGTTCCATATACTAGTTTAACCACTGCACTCTTTTTGGGTCACTTTTTATAGTATTAGCATACTATTCACTTCTGTACATTTCAGCAGGTACATATCTACCTAAAGCATCCCTCTATGAATGTGCCTATAAAACTCCATCACCATTATGCCATATTTTTTCTAGTGGCTTAAAGTAAGACTACCATATGACAGACCTTTCAAAATCAGTTACTCCTTCAAGTTCTGGGTGGTCATTTCTAAATGTTTCTATACATTTATTCTTAAATTCTTTATAATCTTCTTCATAATCACCCCAAACATACTCAGAAACTATGTTACCAGTCAGATTTCCAGTTCTAGGGCTTATCTCACAGAATATACCTGTATCTTTTATACCTATATCATGTAATTTCTACTCTAGTTCTCTCAAACGATTTTGAATATCTATAGTTAAATTATCAGCATGTTTATTGGCAAGTTTAGTAGTCTTATCTGCTATCTACCCTATAACATCTGGATTATTAGACATTGACCCTAAGAATCTATCAAATATACCTATATCGTCCTCCATATCATTTATAAGGTCGGCTACAGGAATTTTTTCTTCCTTAACAAATCTTATAATTCCCTGCCCATGTTTATTTGACCAGTCAAATAAAACTCTAGCAGCTCTGGTTACATACTTACTGCCATAAGATTCTTCACAAAATCTTATAAAGTACTGAGCCTCCTTGTTCTTTACCTAATTAATAATGCCATTTTTACCAGTAAGCAGCTATGCTAATTTATCAGTTATTTCAGACAGATTATATATAAATTTCTACCCATCTTGCCCAACAATCTATACTCTATCAAGATCACCTTGTAGTCTATTTGCTCCCTAAATATTAGTAGTTGCAGAATTTATTTCATTGATAATAGCAAGGGTATTTCTAGTAAAGGTCCTAAGTATTCTTAATGCTTTAGCATTCCTAATCATATTAGTATTAAAGTCTACAGTATCACTAAAGTCTATAGACTCTAATAGATTCGGGATTTCTTCTCTCATTAGGTCAAATAGTAATGATACTGCCTCTGTAATACCCTCAATAGCCATATAGTCCTATAATATACCAACTCCTTGGTTACCTCCTCTACCAGCCATTACTTGCCCTGCTATATTATTAAACCTACTATACCATCCTCTATCAATATTACTTATCTCTTTAGCCTGTAGATACAGTCTATTAGCTATAGTTTTTAAAACCTATGTATTATAGGAATCATGGGCACTGTACAAGGATTCATTAGCTTTTAGGGATTCCTATACGTCACCACTAAATCTTGGCGACATAAATCCAGATGCTATTCTGTCAGCTATTTTTTCAATTTCTACAGCATCACGTAGGATATTATCACCTGTTACAGTGGCAAACACTCTTTTGACTTTACTAATAATCCTTTTAAGTAAAGACTGCCATGGAGCTCGCTTATCTATATGTCCAGCTATAGCCTTACCAACTAAATACCCAGCTAACTCTCTTCTGCTATTGCCACCAAGATACTTACCCTCTAACTCCTCACTTCCAAATAATTTCTCTCTTACTTTAGGAGTAAGCATATCCTAGAGTCTAGTTACTAATGGGGAATTTCCTAAAGCGCCAACTGCAAAGTGTCCAGCCTCTTCTGCTAAATTTTCTTCTAGGTGTTCTCCTCTAGAAACCTATATAAGTCTGTAAAGTCCATTAGCAGTTCTTTGAGCATTCTAAGTACTATATCTTCCACCAGTCCTTTCATCATCTTCAATAAACTATACATCAACACCTGCTCTATTAAGATAATACAGTACTCTATCCTATAAAGTTCTGTTAGATATTACTTTAGTAAGTTTATCAAGATTATCTTTTGTATTTTTAACTACAGATAGCCTATATTTACCATCATTAGTCTGCTCTATAGTTGCTAAATACTCCTTATTAAACTGACTATTTCTATTAAAATACTGTAGCTTTGATATAGCTTCTGCATATTCATATACCCCAGAGCCAATATCTTTATTTAGTCGCTATAGCATCCTATCATCATCAATAACGTCTTTAAGGTCTGTAAGTGCTCTAAGTGACCCCAAGGTTATCTCACCATTTTCATCAAACTTAGCCTTTCCTGATACATTTTCAAGAAATTCTCTATTTGTACCAACGCTATAATACTATTTTGTTATATCTCTATTATTAGAAGTGTAGTTGAGTAGGTCATTGAATAACCTACTCTCTACTATATCGCCATTTTTATTTCTAATATGACATTTTAATGAACAACTTTCTGCCATAATCTTTTATTTTTTAACATGAAGGTACTAGATTTCCATCTTTATCTAATACTAATATACCATTTTCTCTTGCAGCATTCTTAATCTACTCTACTAGCTCTTTTAATGTAGAATTTTCCATTTTATCGAGTTGCTGTTGCAGAGCACTTCTGGTATTATTTACAGACTCTGCAATATCAAAATTGTATTTAAGTCTGGCTGTAATTACATCCTCTATAATTTTATTTATTTCCTCTTCCCTATTAAATACTGGAATATCATGTATTGGGTCTGGGGTAATAAATGTACTTCCACCATCTGCCTGCTAAGGAGCTTGTATTCTCTATGATTTATTAGAATTAGAAAAATACTGAGAACTTTTATTAGTTTCTCCTAGAATAGACACTTTTCTATATTCAATAGCAGTACTATATGAGGTATTAAAATTAGGATCGTTACCATAGTTACTATTATCAGCCATGTATAGAGTATCTTCAATTTTTATAAATGGTCTAAATACTCTTTTTTTCCTATTACTTCCTGGTAATAACCATATATCCCCATCCTATCCAAGTCCATATACATCTAAAGTAAAGGAACTCTATATAACATCCTTAATAACAGACTTCTCTTTAATAAATGTAAGTGTGGTACCTGTTGGGGTAAATACCAATTTCTTATTATCTACATGGTTTCTAACATATTGCTGTAAGAATCCCTGTATATCTGTATTATTCATAAGATCCCCGCTAAGTACCTTGTTCAAAAAGTCTATATATGTGCCATTTCCAACTCTAATAGCCTTTTTAACTTTTGTAGGAGCTAGATGCATAAAGGAGAATGGATTAAATGAAAATCCAGACTTATAATAATTATACATAAATAAGTCTCTTGCTAAATCTGAAGATTCCTTCATAAGACTTGCCCAGCTTTCTCTAATTGCATCCTTCTAATAAGGCATAAGACCACCAACATCCTATATATTAACAGACACTTCATCAGTATCTTCATCTATATTAAACTGCATATACTAAAATATTGGAAGACTTTTATACTCTGGATTATTTTCTAGTGCATTAAAAAGTTTCATAGCAAAATGTTTAGTATAATATTCTCTTGCTGGAATGCCCTCCTTTGCAGGCTTATCAGGATTAAATAAACTATCTTCCTACTATGCAAGTAACCAAGACATTAAATCTGTATGCATACTATTTATAGTATCAGCATCCAGCACTTGTCCTTTAGTCCAGGAAGCTAAAATATCTCTTGCTGATTTGTAAATAGGAGAATTATAAGGATAATACCTATTTAGTAGTTCACCTAGTCTCCTGTTCATATCATACATGGCCTACTCATATGCAAATGGATTAGTTAATTCCCTTTCTATATATTCCTAATTTGTCAACCTCAATGGGTTTGTATTGTTAATAGGAGAGTTAATATCCATAGCTACTTCCATTACCAGTGTAGACTATGCCTTATTGGACTGTGACAAGCCTTTAATATACTTATCAACTTTCATCTGTTGTCCATATAAATCACCAAAAGTTGAACCAACTGCATTAGAAGCAGTGAATTTAGTAGAAGTAACAAACTAAGACATATCACTGGACACTCTAAGAATTTCAGAGAATAACTATGCAAATTCTAACTATGATTCTCTAAAAGATGAGTCCTCCATAATATCCCTATTAGACTCCAAAGCCTTTCTGTAGTTAACTATATTATAGGCCATACCTTCAGAACTTAAATCTACAGCTTTATTATTATCCTGACTATCAGTGCTTATCTAACTATTAGTACTTTCCTTATACTACTAAGATACCTCCTATAATGCTATAGATGGATCCACATTATTATTAAAGCTGTACTCACATATCTACATAATTATAGGCTAGTTAAATAACAAGCCAATATCTCTAATACTATACCCCAATCTAGCTAGTACTGCACCAGCGTCTGCTGTTATACTATTAAGATTAAGGAAGTTAAGTACAGGGTCTTTTACAGCATCTACTGAAGCAGCTAAAAATTCTGCAATATTTAAGTCAATTTGCTCATAATTATCTTTATGAAGTAAGTCAAATAAGCCCTCAAGGTGTCCATCAAATGCAATAGGCTTTTTTAAATAAAACTATTGCATAAGCGTGGAAAAGGCATGGTTAGTATTTTGATTAGCAAATACACCAATTAATTTACCTGCTACTTGATTCTGCTGATTATAAATAATAATAGTCATTGGGTCTGAAGGGTCATAATTAGGCTCTGGATCTGACTCTTTATCAGAGTACCTAGACTCAATTTCTTGGAAGTTAACTCTGCCTTCTTCAGTGATTTGGTCTAAATTACCAAATCTAAGTTCTCTTAAAAATCTTGCAGCATTAGAGGCATTAGTAAATCCTCCAGGAGTATATCTCTATGAAAAAGTCTCCTCATCCATAAGCCTATTCTGAATGAGCTTTATAAGCATATTATTTCTTGCTACTCTATCATTTTCTAAAGGAGACTTTTCATATTCATAGTTTATAAAGTCTGTATTATATTTTGAAGCATTATCAGAAAGGTATTTACTTATAGCTTCTTTTGGTGTTCCTTCAAGGCCAGCTTCTTTCCAGTACTTATATAGTCTGTCTTTTGTATTGTCAGTCTGTATAATACCTTTAGCTAAATCACTGTTTATAAAAGGACTGAGTACTTCTTTAATAAGTGCCTAAGTGTCTTCATTAGCTTCTCTTGCCTTGAGTAATGCTTCTTTTATTTGCGGATTAGCAGTATAGAAATCTTTCCATACTTGCTCAATAGTTTCTTTAGATAGAGGCTTTGACTTAAAGTCATACCTCATAAGGTAAAGCTTGTCGATATCCCTTTATACCTTACATTATTTATTTTGTAAGGAGTAGACTATATCTTCACTATTTCTAGTGTTGTGCATTTCCACATTTAAGTGTACCATCAGAGATTTCTTTTTCTCTGACTTAAGTCATATGTAATTTTATGTATCATTGATGGAACTTGAGATACATAAGGTTTAACAATGTCTATAAATTTTAGTCCTTCTTTTGTTCCACAACATAAAGAATAACTATCATCTTTTTTTCCTTCATGAAACATATAGAAGTTTATATTCCATTGTTCTTTAAAGAAATCTATTATTGTCTGTACTTCTTGTTTAGGTTCACAGGTACTTATTTTTATATAGAATCCACAAGGTCTTCCTTTATATTTCCTAATATTAATGTGCCCATCATCCATATACCATATTGCTATTCCTTTAGCATCAAGTCTATTAAGTAATTTTCTATTACCTAAAATCTTTTTACTTTTATATAGTACCCTTCTTAGCACTTTAATAAAAGGTATTGTATTAAGCTATGTATAATATACAGGAACTCCTATATTATATCCTTTATTTTTAATATAAGATTTAATGCCATTATTTCTTATACCAGCTTCTTTAAGTTGATTTATTTTCCACTCTAGATAGTCTTTTTGAGATTCTGAATGGGCAATTTTAAATACACTGTTATTAGATATTGTTCCATCTCCTAATAACATTCCAATTAATAGATTTCTACTTTCCTTTGTAATTTTACTTTTCATAACAATTAATGTATGATTTTAATATGACCCAATTAGCCGTTGAACCTTCTAGTATCTCAACTAGCTTGGCTGCTGATTTTCATACAGAGTGACAAGTTCTGTAAGAGTTCCCAGCAATTAACACAATTTAATGACTCCAATATTGTTTAAAGTCAAACCCAGCAATCTTAGTACCCTAAAGAGGAACTTTAATAGTTCCGCCAGCAATTTTCTGGCTAAATCTTTTTACTTTAAGATTAATCATAGAATAATCTCTTTCAGTAGGTATTCTGTATGCTAGTATTGATAATATATCTTTATACTTTTCTTCAATTAAAGGTTTACATACCTGTCCCTAATCATTTCTATATGGTAAATAATCTCGATATTCTGGATCATTTTCTGATAATACCTTTCCTAGCTTTAATGTTCCATCTGGATTACACCAGTCATTATAATCTAACTAATGCTCTATACCCGAGGAGTCTGTAAAGGAAAGGTCAAATGGAATTTCACATTCTGCATATAATATATTATTAGGATTGCTACTATCTACAACATATTGTAAATCACCAGTATCATTATACCCAGAAGTACCCATTGCAGATACCTAAACAGCACTACCTCCCTTTATAGACTGCTTATTAACTAGTTTTTTAAATATACTAAAAAGCATAGCTGCTGAATCATGCTCTAAACCACCTTCAAACAGTGGAATAGAAAAGCTATGCTCATCAGTTAATGAATATGCTAACATATTATCTGTGGACTCTCTGCTATTTCCTATAGTAGCCTACAGTAACATATCACTAATCTTTTCAGGGTCTTCCACATTATCCTTAAAAGAATCATATGATTCCAATATATTAGCAACTATTAAAGAATTATATAAGGATATAAGATTTCTTCCATTCAGTCTAGTCACTCCTAAGTTACCGCCTAAATTAATCTTTTTTCCACCAATATAATTTTCATAATGATAGTCATCCATATTTACATGGGACATGATTAATTTTCTAACCTGGGTACCAAATAACTATGAGCTATTTATATGTTCTGGAACATTAGTTTGTATTCTATAATCACTATAACTTAATTGATGAACATACGCTTTATCCAGTGCTTTATTAAGGCTCTCAGAATCTGGAGTATTGGCTAAACTAGTTGCACCAAAGCTACCAACTTTAACTATTGTAGTGGATCCAACTAAATCTATAGGCATAGAATTACCATTCTCATCTACATGTTCTTCCATCCAATATGCCATATCTCTTAATTTACAGCCTTTAGGTAATAGCTCTGGAATTAATACCGCCTCTGCATACTTATGCTATACTGGTATTTTAAGTATATCATTATCATTAGTAGCATAATTTTCTATAGTATACATATAAGGTTTTATTGGCTAGAAGATAACAGCTAATTCTGATATCCTTTTTATATCTTCTGGGCTTATATCCTTATCTTTGCCGTACTTATTTCTAAGAGCCTTTATTTCATTATAGGCATTTTCCATCTCATCTGTCCATTCTCCTGCCATACCCATTACTTTTCTATAAGAGTCTAAAGTTCTATAACCTTGACCGTCAGTAAGGGTATTTTCAAGATACTTCATGTAATTAGAATCTTTCCCAAAGTGTGCCTCTATGGCTGCTAAGAAGTTCTAGTCAGCAGGAAGCTCAATATCTTCAAAATATACACATGCTTCTATACCATTTGAGCTATATAACTCACCTCTACTGTCCTTAGCTAACAGATCTAAAACCTTACCAGGAGCATGAATTTCCTTATATCTTTTTTGAAGATCTTTAGTGTCTTTATAGTATGCAGTATCTATGGTCATCATCTATAGCTACTGTATAGTAGCAAATTTTGTGTTCCAGTAGAAATCATTTAATTTCTTGTCTAGTTCTACAGCATCTTTTGCTTCCTGATTGAGATACTTATACTGGGTAATACTCTAGCCACCTACCTACTTTGTAACTGTATCAAGCACACCAAGTCTATCAAGCTATTCTTTAAATTTTTCAAAAGCTTCATTCATGTACTTTTTGATAGCATCCTTAACTTCTCTTTCAGAAATACTACTAATATCCCTTCCTTTAAAGGCATCATTTAGGAATGGTAACAGGGTAAACCTGGACTCTCTTTCTGAGAAATATTTTATTGGCAGATAACCATCACGCCTAAGTTTATCATTAGCTGCTTTTGCAAGAGACATTCTTCTACACTCTGATCTATATACATTATATAAACCATTAAGTGCCTCTTTTGAACTATATCTCTTTGCTCTTATGTTCTTCTGTACTCCGCTATCTCCAAGTATAAATACTGGGTAATGTGCATATTCACTATTAGGGCTTATCTATTTATCGGAGAAGAATGATGAAAGCATACTTAAAGCATGTTGTTTACTTGTAAAATTTTCAAAGCTGTTAGTATCATCTCCAAGAAACCTTTCCCATGTAAAATTAGCAGCAAAACAGTTATCATCTGCTAAGTCACTATTATATAGCTCTTCCATCCATTTATTAAAGATAATTCCATCATCTTTAAACTATTTAGAGTTAAGGAATCTTTCTTCTAAATAAGTTTTAAGGCCCTAAGTGTCTCTTGCTTTAACATATCCAGAAATATTATCCATAAAGTCACTTAAGTACGATGGTAGTACATTACTATATAAAGTAACTCCTTTACCCTTTTTATCTTTATATCTAACTCTATTTTCAAGCTTTAGCTCATTATTATTCTTACTGACAATAGTTAATATCTTATCGAGTTTTTCCCATGCAGCACCATCTTTTGCAGTAGAAGCAGCATAAGTAGCCTTTATAATCCTTTTATACTTTTGATTTTGTATAGAGCTATACTATTCATCTTCCATAGATTTAAGGACAGACTATGATAAAACTTTCTCAAATCCATAGGTAAAGGCTTCTCTAATATTATTAGTTACAGTTCTTAAATCTCTAGAATTAGACATTATTCTATCTAATATACTTTCATTAATATCTACTCCTAAAGCCTATAACATCTAAAAAAGAACCTGCTTCTACTCTGCTCTGGAAATTCTACCTTGGCCTCTTACAGTATAGAACTTTGGTATTTTACTGGACTATACACCAGAAAAAACTTCCTAAGAAGTATCTAGGTATTCATGTACTAGCTTTCTTAGATTTTGTAAATTTTTCCAATTAATATTACCCTTATTATCATATATAGAGGTTCTTTTATTGACAGGCTTACCAAGTGCTATTCTAGTCATGTACTGTCCGGCAAGTAGGTTTCTTACTCTATTAAGCAGTACAGTTTCAAATTTAATAAGTCCGTTCTAAAACTTATATTTTAACTTAGAATATGGCTAAAATGCTTTCTTAAAATCTACATAAAACTTTGTTCTAAGAGCATTATCTTCATTAAGTTTTTCTATAATTGGGGTAAGCCATTGCTATTTTGCAGAGGCCTACCTAAGTAACCCCATCATTCTATCAGAGGAATTCATTCCTACCAGAATATCAATAAGAGACTGATGTGCCTTTACTGGGTCTAACATAATAGGAAATCCTAAATCATCTGAAAGTTCTTCCCCGTCTTCTATTTTAGGAATAGATCCAAGAAATCTTCTAACCTATACACCCAAAGACCCAAAAGAGGACCTGTAGTCATTAGTTTCTTGCCATCCCTCTCTTTTAGACTCACTTGCATCATATAACTAGGATATATCATTTTCTCCAAAGTTATCCATATTGGCTATATCTGCATAGTCTAGTTTATTTCCTAATTTTAATGACTCTGTATCTCTAAGCTTCATACGAGCAAATGACACTAGAGCTGGCCAATTATTAATAATCTTTGAGTATTGTTCAACCTCATATTGATCATTGTTCTACAAGGCTTCCCCATAATAGTCGAGGATTTCATTATAAATAACTTCAAATATCATAGTTTGTCCGCCTTTCTGAACTCCTCCCTCACTGAAGCCTTTACATATAGTCTCTCTGCTAATAGATGGATTTGCCTACTAAATTTCAGTCAGTCTTTGTGAAAATAATAGTACAACCATATTAATTCTATTAAATCTGGTTTCTGCATCAAATGATTCTAATAAAGAACCATAAGCACTAGATAGATTAGTTCCATAGGAGTTTATTTTTTCTATATTATCTATGGACATCTACTTTCTGTAAGCTACTAAAGTATTTGTAGCTTTTTCAATGTTACTCAAGTCAAGAGGAGAGTTTGGGTGAGCATCATCATATATACCTCGTAAAGTGGCTACTCTACGTTCATCCCAACCCTAAACTTTACTAGCTATTTCCTTATCCTGTTTTGATGGTAAATAACAATTATTACTCATATTATTACTAAATTTAGTTTATGCAAAAGTACTTAATTTATAGTAAACTGACAAACGTTTTAATGTAAAATAGTAAAAGATAAAGGCTTACTGTATAAAAAAATTAAGCACAAGGGAGGAGAATATACTACCGCCTTATGCTTAATACCTTTAATTATTAATTAGTCTTAGTCTAATAAACTCCTCATGAAGTGGGTGTGCCAGTTCATAAGCTTGTGGGTGAGCATGTTGCTTATCATCTCTTAATTCAAAGAATTTCTTCCAATCTTCTATATAACCACACATATATAGCTCTGTTTTAGTATCTAAAGGCAACACTCCTCTAGCCTCTTGGGGCTTATATCCTAATTTAATAAGATTATTGTAGCTTTTCTCGGCATTCCTTAGTGCTTCTATCCACTCTAAATATAGAGGAGAACCTATAAAATCTGGCTTAAAGTTTGGACTTATAAAAGTAATTTCATTGCCTACTTTATTACCAGACATATTTACATACCTAGTACTCAATTCCATAAAACTAAAAGCCCTATGCCTTACAAATTCTCTACTAATGCCTATAGGTAGTGTGAATTTTACACAAATTCTCTTTTTATGATACTCCGTGAATTCACATGAATACTCTAAATCGTCAAGCCTGTTAGCTTCTGCTATAACTCTATAGTTAGTGGTAATAAAGAAATAGTAGGTGTACGTGGCAACTCTTGAATATGGATTATTCCTGTAGTATGTAAATATATCATGCGCTTTAGGAAAATTACGTGAAATCCCCAAATTTACAGTTCCAAACTCTAAAGGAGCATAGTGCCCCAGTTTTATCATTCTATCTACAAATTCCTTGGCAGAGCCTTCTTTAATATTATGCTCAGACTTATGAGATACCTTACCTGCTAACTCTATAGCTTTATATATACCCTCTAGGGTATCTTCAAATTTAACTATTTCAAATGATGGCTCAATAAGTTTCATACTTCTATGGTTATTGTTTTAGTTAATGATTTAAATAAAGGTGCATGTAAATTTATAGATTTAATATCCCACCCTTCATAATGGTCTACCATAACTTCTTTTGCAATAGCCAATGCCTCTTCAAAATTATCAGCCTCTACAAAGAATATATCAGTCCATTGAACTTTTGGATTAGATAACTCAATTTTAAATAATGTTTGCTTAGTTATTCTCATGATAATAATAGTTTAAAAAGTAGACCAGTGATACTACTGGTCTACACTAAGTTTAACCATACTAACCTTCTTCAGGCAGTTCTAATGTCCAACTATCTATATAATCTCCACATTGTTCACATGGACCAGTGTAGCTACTTACTACTTTAGGATTACACTTAACCAATTCTACAAATAAATTAAATAGATCTAAATACTTCTCATCCTTAATTAGTTCATGAACTTTGGAAGTAATAACGTCATATACATCATCATTAAAGACTGCACTATATATTCTTCCTACAGTATCATTATAGTATATATCCTCATATGAATTAAGTAGATAAGGAATTACTTTCTTTATTAATTCAGGATCATATATTTCACTCTCTTTATCTGCTAATCTACAAAACTCTTTACCATCTATAGTATAGGAGTAGCATACACATCCTTCTGTAATTTCAATTACCATTTTCTTGCTGATTTAATTTATTTTCAAGTTCTATCATTTTATTCTGGTACCATTGACATTTTAGTATATCCTCTCTGTTATTCTTTAATCTGAAACGCCATTGGTACTTCATAGCATTGCACATACAGAAATTTATTACTGCCTCTGTACCATAGGCAGCTTCCATAGCATCAATACACTCAATTTTACCTTGTGTGTAATGTTTTGGGTGATGTATTTTATCAGTATTAATCTCCATTATTCCTTATTATTAAAGTCTTCTTTATCGAAGATATCGTTTTTAATTAACCATTCTTTAGTCTTAGCCTTTCTCTCAGGATTCTTTATAAAATCTCCATCTCTTAGACTAAAATTTTCCTTAAGATATTCTAGTTTATAGTTCTCTATAATACACTCTTCAAAAACTTCAAGATTATCCTTTACTCTTCTTTGCAGACCCAAAAGATCCATTTCTTCATTATGAAGGAGTAGATCTTCAGGTCTTGCAGTGGACATCAATAGTAGCTCATCAGTGATATTTTGAATAATTGTCTTATTGTGATTAATCTCCTCTTCTATTTCACCAATAGAATTGTAAGTCTCCTTATTGAACACTAATTGTGTTATTACATCTGTTTGCCATCCCATAATAATATAATTTAGTGGATCCACCAATTTCCTACAGTAGCCTCTGCTGGTATAGGTACTGATTTACAATATTTAGCAGCAATTTCTTCCATAGTTTTACTTATAAGTTTAGGAAATTCATCTAATTCTTCTGGATATTCCCAATTACATTCGTCGTGAGTTAAGTTACATAGTAAACATTTTCCAAAATATCCATTTTTTACTACCCATTTAAATAACTGTATTTGACTATCTTTTAATATTATAGCTCCAGTACCTTGTGTAGGTGAATTAAGAGATTTTCTATCAAACTTTGATACCTCTTGAAAATGTTTTTTTACTTCAAGATATATATTATCCTTATTAGGTTTATGTATACTTTTATATTCATCCCAAAAAGATTGAGTATATGAAGCTTGTATTTTTTTCCACTTATTAAATCCTGCCCAATAAGTTTTATGGCCTGTAATAGGACATAATAATATATATCCTTTATTTCTAACTATTTTTGAAGCTCTCTCTTTATATTCAGCAATTCCTGGAAAACCTTTAGCATAAGCATCTTTAAATTCTTTAGCTTCTTCTAAAGTACATCCCATAGCATTTTGAATAGCATATTCCGAACCTCCAAATTGCTGAGAAAATTCAATAGCTTTTACATCTTTTCTCTGATGTGGGTATAGTTTCTTTATATCTTTTATAGGAGTATCTCTAGGTATAATTTTTTTATATACCATATATGCGCACAATGAATGCATATCACCACTGCCATATAAAAACTCATCTATCATAGATTTCTCTTGATAAATATCAGCCCCAAGTCTAGATTCTATAGAACTATAGTCGCAGCTACACCATTTATTACCTTTCATAGCAGTAAAACAAGCTCTAGTTATTTCATCACTAGGTAATTGTTGCATATTAGGATACGGACAAGCTTTACCTTCTTTCTTTTGTTTTGCAGATGGATTTATAGGAAGACCTTTAATTTTAGCTAGATCATTATTATTTTCTTTACTTCCACTAGACATTCTCCCCGTATCACAACCTAATTGCCAGTACTGTGTATGTATTCTTTTAGTATAAGGATTTATAGCATTAAGATGATTTTGTCCAAAAGAAGTAACTACTTTAGCTGAGCCAGTATATCCAGCATAATAATTATCTTCTCCCTCCTCTCCTTCACCTAAATAAAGTCTTAAAAATTCATCATTAATTCCTTTTTGTTTTTTTAATACTTTTTCCATAGCACTATCTTTATCTTCTCCAGTCTTCTTATCTTCAATAACAGTATTAAATCCTAATTTCTTTAATAAAGGAATCACTTGACTTGAAGAAGCCCAATTAATAATGCATTTAGGAGTAGTATCAAATCCTAAAAATAAATCTCCTTGAGTATTTATGTAAGTAAATTCTTTTAAGTTTGGATTAGAACAAACAAAATTATTTAAATCTTCTATAGATTTATCTAAATTTTCTTTATCCTTTTTCATTTTAGATTTCCATTTATTTTCATCTAAATGAATACCACACCATTCAAGATAAGCCATTACAGGTACAAAATTACATTCTAATTTAGCTGCATTTATACATTCTTTTTTAGTACAATCTTTTATTTGACTTTGCATTATATCATAGAGATATACTACATCATTTGCAGCATAAAGTATTACAGAAGTATCTATACCTCTCCATTGTATTTGTCCTCTTATAGTTTTATCAATATACTGATTTAGCCTTCTATACGCTATATCCTTAAGACTATATGATATACCATTTATAGAATCTTTATATTCAGGTAAATAACCTAAATATAATAACTGTTCTACAATCATAGTGTCATATATCTTTAATGGAATAATACCATAATTATATAAAAATTGTAAATCAAATTTAGCATTTTGAAATATTAAACCTTTAGATTCAAGTATATTTTTATACTTTCTAATATCTATTGTAGTACAATCAATAACTATTTGAATTTCTTTGTCAGGACTTCCTAATTGAAATAATAATAGTTTACAGATATGAGGGTCTCTTCCTGAGGTTTCACTATCTGCTTGAAGTACACTATAAGAGGATAATAGAAGTAGACTTTCGTCTACCCCTATTATCACATACTTATCATTATCAAAGAGTTCTTTACTTAATGTAACTAAATAAATCATTCTTTAAATATTACAGCATAACCATATCCTGGTATGGGAACTATCTTATCAACTACTGCACCGGCCTCTTCTAAATACTCTCCTACTATAATCATAGGGCCTCCAGAAGGGTCAATATACTGGCACTGATTATTTTTACTATCATATCCTACCCTTACTGAGGGTACATCAGTCTTTAGGATATATACAGGATTAGTGAATCTCACCAGCCTATTATTCTCATTATATCTTGATTTAAGTTTAATAATATCCTTCATTATTGTTTTGAATAAGCTACAAAATTCTTAAAGTCCAATACATATTTATACCTCTCAAAGAACTTACTGCCTAAAATTCCATGAATCTGTACTCCAGTTTCAGACTTTATAACAGCAAAAGCATCACTAAGATTCTGTATATAGAAAGTATCTTCAAATACTTGATCTTTATAACTAAACTTGATTATCCTACATCCAAGACTTTCATATTGTCCTCCTATGCTAATCACATTTGCAGTACCTTCAACCTCTTTAGCAGTAAGGTATTCTACAATTCCTTTGTTAATATAAGATAGATCACTTCCAGTGTCTAGGAGCATATTAATCTTGAGGTCATTATTATAAAATGTAATTATAGGAATACCAGTAAGGTCTATGGATTCTCTGAAAGACATTTTATTTATATCTTCAGATTTTTTTCTACTATATTTACTTATGTCATGTGCAACTATACATATAGCTATTACTACCAAAATTACTATTACTTCCATCATACATTTTAATTTATTCCAGTGCTCCCGAGTCCAGCTCTATTAACATTACTAAGTTCATCCACTTTAACTAGTTTAATACCACTACTAAATAGCCATTTAAGTTTCTGCAACATAGTTGCTTTTTGGCTAAGCTGTATTCTGAACTGACAAATTCTATTACCCTTCTCTATAGTACCAGCCTTTAATGATATTGCAGGGAACTTCCATTCATCATCATTTCCCTTGTACATATAATCTATTACTCCTTCAGAGTTAGCACATATCATATTAAAGTTCTTAGCAGTACTACTTCTTGGGAGTATTAAAGCCTCAAATCCTTTAGGTAGCTCCATAGCTACTCCAAGAGGAATATAAATTACACTATTTCCATCAGTTCTTCTACAGGGAGTTTTAAGTTCTATAGTCTCAGCAGCTCTGAGATCTACCCATTCTCCTTTAGGATTAATTTCTGGCATACATCCTTCTGTAATTTCTCTTACTTTAATCTTCAGTTTCATTGCTATTATGTTTTTCTTTATAATCATTTGATTCCTGATATTCTTCTCCTAAATCTATTATATATCCTCTTACAGAGTCTTGCGGAAAAGTGTGCGCTACCAGCAATCCCTCAAATGCTTGAAATAAGTCTTCAAGGTTACAGTCAGAGAATTCTGATTCCCAAGTCACTGTAGTATTATTCACTTTAAGTGTTAGCTTTGTTCCTAAATTATTCATACTGATTATAAATTATAGTTACCAAAATATCTCTGTCATATCTATGAGCTTACCATCTTCTACTAGATAGAATCTTTGGTTAGTAGTTTTGCTGTTTAAAGGTCCCAATTCTTCAATATAAGGACCGAGCTTAATAAAGTCGAAGAACTCTAGATTAATATCCTCACTGAGTTCTTGCCTGCCACTATACCAAGCCACTTTAAGCCCAGGATAGTACTCTTTTATATCTTGTGCAATATCATCGACTTCACTGGGATCAGCATCGCCTCCCATAATACACACACAGGTTATACCTTTATTACTATCAATAAGATTAGTGAGGTGCTGTAAATCAAGAGGCTCTCCTATATCTTGTGCTAAATAAGAAGAGTGGCAATTTTTGCAGTGACAAGGGCAATTAGATATTTCTATACATAAAGATATTTCATCAGGTACTTCAGAAAAAGTTACCATAGCATTTACATATTTAAGCATCTCTAAACACTCCTAAATTTTTACCAGTTTCTTCATCTATAAATACTATTCGTGTACCATCTTCTATGGTGATTATATAGTCCTTAAAAGGTTTTATAATAGCTGCTTCTTTCTTTATACCTGATATTTTACCTGTTCTGTACAGGCCCTCAAGAGAACCGTTGTCACTTTTAGATGGGTCTATACTTACAAAGAACACTGCTTCATCTTTATATTTAGAGCATTCTTCACAGCAATGATTAGCAAACCCTACAACTTTATTATGTAAGTCCCTTACCTTTTTGGCACACTTTTCAGTAAGAACTGTATTTATTATTATAGGGCCATCCATTTCTTTACCACAAACAGGGCATAGTTCTTTAACTAAAGATACTTCCAAGTTATTAGTCATTTTCAATTAATACATTAAGTTTATGATAACCATATTTGACCAGTTCCCAAAAATCTTTCATATCTTTTTCATTAAGACCCAAAGGCCTATCTCCTATAAAACTAAGTTCATAGAATCCTTCTCCATCCCTTCCAAATGAAGCTATAGAATAGCAGGATTCTTTATGTTTAAAGCAGTCTTTATGAATCCTATGATTAGAGTTCTTATCTTTTATATAAAAATCTTTATCTTTTATGTACTCATTTTCTTTACCATAATAGGGATTAGGGTAGAAAAAATCTATATGCCAGGCTGGAAATTCAGGTTCCTCACCTAAATAAGTGGCTTTCCTAAACATAAGATTCCCTATTCTCTTGGATTCAATATTATCTATATTAAAGATTTTTTCATATAAATCTTCAGGGCACATGTACGCACTTCCTCCTGCTTCAACATGTCCATCAATATCTTGAACAAACAAGCATTCATTAAACCTCTCATGCTCCATTAACTCTTGTGATTCAGGCCATTCAACCAAGACATATTTTTTCATATAACATTAAATTAAAGTATCAGTATGATATGCTACTATTATTTCTTTAACTAGATCTTGCCATCTATATGTATGAGGGCTGCATATAAAGTGGCAATATGCAAGTTCCTCTATACACATAAAGAATATCACTATTATATGGGCAATCCAGAATATATAATCAGAAAACCTAATCTTTTCTTTAGGCACTCCTACATATATTAGCCCATTAACATATAAAACTCCTAGTAATATATATATTACTATACAACTAAACATTATCATATACTAAATCATATCTGCAAATTTAAGCAAATAAAAGGGAATAGTATTACTATTCCCCATTATTAAAAGTTAAACAATTTTAATTAAAATTATTCAGTTTATTCTATTTCTTTAGTACCGTCTGAATATACTCTTTTAGAGGCTTCTATCTGCCTTTCATATCCAAAATTTTTAATAGCTCTTAAATACCCAATGATCCGTGTATACCATTTAATATGCTTACTATGGCATTTTGGGCATTCTTTTATGGGCCTTTTTACTATATAATGGCAGTCTTCACATTCACTGTTTGGTATATTAAAAGTAAAATAAGAAGTGCCGTTTTTTACAGCAAACTCTATGAGTTTAATATATTGCTCCTTACTAAGATGCTCCTCAAGATTTATATGGCACCCAACACCTCCATCAAGAGTCTCAGTAAATTCTTTACCATGAAGTCTGAACTTATCAAGAACTGATGTATTATCATGAGCCAAATAGAAATATGAATTATATAATACTCTATCAGGGTTTACTTTATAACCATCTTCTTTATCCCAATTATAGTTTTTAGATCCAAGACTTTCAGCCAATTCTGTTACGCTTCATCCAAAGGACTAGAAGGTATCGGTAGTACTCTTCCAATTTCCTCTATTGGGGATGAATGATTTATTATATAATATAAATTTTTATTAGGACCATATTCACCACAAATTTCCTGCTCTTTCTTTAATCTTGCTAATACAGCTTCTTCATATGTTTCATAGTTGCCTATATGAATACTTTGATAATTAGACATTATTCTAGCAGTCCACTTATGATTATATTTTAACCATCCTACTCCTATAAATTTATAGGATTTTTGTATATTTTTCATATTTTCTTTTTGGGAACATACTCTAAGATTTGATATTCTATTATCTAAACTATTACCGTTTATATGGTCTATAGTTTCTTTTAAAGTATAGTTAGTATCAGTATACCCCATTAAAAATCTATGTAAAAATAGTTTTATCCCATTATATGAAATTGTTGCATAAAGTTTATTACTATGACCTTTTACATATACTTTATAATTTTGTATAAGAGGTTTTTTGTCTAAGTCTATTATACAATGATAAGACTCATTCAAATTTTTGTCATATGTAACAATTTCGGTATAATTTTCTTCTGGGTGGTCAATAAAAGTATTTTTGTCGTATATAGTTCTATCTAAAAGATGTCCATGATGGTACATTTGCATATAATGTTTTTGACAATATTGTTTTCCATCACCAGAATAAGTACTTCTAGCAGGTTTACCACATACACAACAAGTAGTTAATATAGTTTTAAAAGGTTTTATTTCTCCAAACCTTCTCATATCATCTAGATGCTTTTGACAATATACCTTTCCTTTAAATCTTCCTAATCTAAATCCTTGTTCTTTTGTTCTACCACATATACAACATGGCTCATGAATAGTTTTACCTGGCATATCTTTACTTTAAAAGTTTCTGCAAAAAAATAAAATTATTCTGAAATAAACAAGAGAATTAAAGAATTTATTTATATTTTATAATAAACGGTATAATATCTCTATTATACTCTCTATGTTACCATAGAGTTCGGACTATCGCATCTACTATTTATAGTAGTCCCTAGATTTAGTCTCTCAGGCTGCACAGGATTTCTCCCTGCTTGCCCCCTGTTGTCCTATTGATAGGAGTTTCAAGTCAATTACTAGAGATTTAACGTGCCCACTGAGTCTAGGCACAAATTCTTGATTAAATAAGAATGGTCTCTTTTTATCATATATATTATGAAGTTTGTTTTGTTCTTTAATAGTTCCTGTAATGAGTCTACAGAAGTTTTTATAATTTTCATTATAAGAACATTCTATTCCAAGAAATTCCGCAGCTTCATTAATACCATTAAGTCCAATAGTACTATAAAGCTTCTTCATATAAATATATCCTGCTTTACTTGAAGTAAGCATTCCAGCATCTTCTATATCATAAAGCATTGTTTTATATGCAATATGATATTTATAGACTCTTTCAAGAATATTTATAAGATAATTCTTGAATCCTTCCATATCTTCTTCTGTAATGTCCTTATAAAGAATTCCAGATGCTCCATAATAATTAGTGTCAACAGTCTTAAAATAATCTTGAATTATTCTGTTAAGATTAAGAGTAATTACATTGCAACTTCCTGTCTGGATGCCTGTAAGACCATTAGTAAAGCTAAATACATTATCTTGTATTTCATTTCTAAGACGACAACAAGATGCCAATCCATTAGGATTATCAGATATATATGTAAAGAAACTATGTCCTTTAGCATACATTTCAGCAGTAAAGTTTTTATATTCTTTATCTACAATATCATTACCATCAGAAAGAAGAGCCATAGTTTCTACAGGCATAGCAATAACTGCATTTAATCTTTCTTCATTAAGATAATTCATAAATAATCTTTGAAGATAATCTATTGCTTCCCACTTAGGTTGGGTTCCATCTGGATAATAAAAATTTTCAAATAGTGCTTTAAAATAATTACTATCGTAGTATGAAAAATTTATAAATGGGCTTTGGTACCCCCTATTTCCAGCGGGTTGGTTTATGCCCCAAACACATTGTTGAAATGCTTGTATAATCGAATCTTTAATAGTCTTTTTTCTTTTACAGTGGTCTGAATTTACTAGACAAAGTTGTTTATTGTAATATTGTTCCCCCCACTCTTTTACACAATAATAATTAAAGGCTACAAAAAATGAACCAAAAGCTACTGCTCCCTTACATTGAGATGCTAATAAAAATGCAAGATTTACAAATTGACCACAAAAACTATTAAGATTTGTAGGAGCTTTAGGTGTAATACCGTCAATTTCTCCCACACCATTTAACATAAGAGGATAAAGACTTACTGCTTGACAATAATTTTTTAAAACTGGAGTGGAGGCTTCATCATGAGTATATATAATATGATGTTCCAAATCATCTATGTATTGTTTAGCTACTTCAGGAAATAACTCATTAAGTTTATCTTTCATTCTTTGTCTTTGAATGATTCTATTAGTAGTTTTATAAACTTCCCCTTCAAGATTAGCTACATTTTTCATAGTTATATTGGCATTAGCATCCGTCTCTGATGAAGTAGCAGCATTATCTAAAGACTGACTATATTTATTCATATAATCAAGTCTTTCTCGAATAAATTTTGCTTTTTTATGCTGCTCTCTATAAATAATATAACTCTTTGCTACATCAAAATATTGATTATACATCAAAAAGTCTTCAACTTTACTCTGTATATTCTCAATATCTATTGTTTCAATACCAAGTACTGTAAATATCGCCCTAAGTCTGCATTTTATATCATCGGACATTTCTTCATTACATGCCTTAAAAGCTTTTTCTACAGCACTAACTATCTTACTCATATTAAATTCTTCTGTAGTTCCTCCTCTTTTTAGTACTTTCATATCATTATAATCTTTCTAACCATACATTCAATTTATTAGGTTCACACTCATTAATTCCTATAGGAACTTTACAACTATTATTCAAGTAGCTGGTAAGCTCCTCTCCTATTTCAAAAGGGCTTCTACATATAATATCTTTATGTTTGCCATAATATAAAGTTCCTTCGGCAGTAGTATCTTCATACTCCCATACTAGTGGAGTAAGTGTCTTTCTATTGACTACTATAAAGAGATAATTGCACAACTTAAAGTCTTTATAATAGTCATCTTTATCCATATTCTGTCTTATAATAGCCCAATATAGCCTGGCCTGCGTCGAGTAGTTCCACTCTATAAATGACTTGTAGAAATCCCATTCAGGTTTTGAGCTAGTTTTCAAATCAATTGGTATTATAGTTTTATTAGCATGGTCAATATATAAGCAGTCCACCATATTCCTATATTCTATACCATTAAAAGTCCCTTTAAACTTTAACTGATAATATCTCTCAATACTATCAAACGGATTATCTTGTGCAAAATATTTACTAGTAGCTTTACTTTCTTTAAGTGCCCTTACTGACTGTAAAACTTCTCCGTAAGTATTATTGTCTAATATAGTTCTATCTCCAGCATTAAATAATAACCTGTAATACTCAAATCCTTTTTCTTTAATGACCTTAGCTCTAGTATCAGGCTTCCAATTAAGTTGATAGTTTTCTTCTTGAGTCAGGTATATTATATCGTCATTAGGTATCTCAGTAAGATTACTGTATCTATCCTTATGGGCACTAAACAATAGTTTTACCATCTTTACTATTGAATCGGGAATTACTGGAAATGTAGCAACCATAAATTTACTGTCAAATTCTTCTTGTCCTCCAGTAATTATAGCATCTACTGCTGACCCAAATGTTAAAGATGGAGTTTCTACTTTATCAAATAAAGTATCTAGCCCATTAAATCCTGTCCTTTCATACTTTGCCAGTATAGAATAACTAAGGGCCTTATCAGCCCTATACTCTTCTTCACTTACATTCCATGAAATATCAAAAAGTTTCTTCTTTTCTGCCATTTTCTTTATACTCTATTATCCATTTCCTAAGTTCAGTCAGTGTCTTTATTTCAGTATAATCATAGTTATTATCCCTCAGCAGAGTGAGTAATACTAACTTCTTTTTATACTTATACACCTCTGTTGAGAATCCCTTAATTTCAAGTATATACTTATTATCTATCACAAAGTCAGGAGTGTAGTAAGCAGCCCTATACTTAGTACCTTTATACTCAAACTTAGGAATATACTCTATCTTAAATGGCTCATACTCAAAGAGAATATTATTCTCCTTGAGTATTTGAGCACATCTAGCCTCTAACTTACTGCGATATTTTACATTATCTACAATAGTTGGAGTAGCATTAATTACTTTTCTATTAACCACCTTTATTCATACTCTTTATACCAATCTATTTTAGTGCCATAAAGATCATACATCTTATTATTTATCTTCTGAAATATAGTACCAGGCATTTTCATATTATTCCTAACATAGTATGCAGGATGATACTCTGTATAGATGTAGTTATGCCTACTGTCAATATAGTCCTTAAATGACTTAGCTTTATCACCAAATAAGGCATATATAATACCACTATTATATTCAGATAAATTTAATAGTAATCTCTTTATAAACTCCCTCCACATTATTGAGTGAGAATTAGGTCTGCCCTCTTCTACAGTGAGTGCAGAATTTAGTAAAAGTACACCTTGGGATTCCCAACTCTCTAAAGTGGGGTCAAAGTTAATACAATTATGTGGAACCTCAAAATTAATAACTGCTTCTTTTATTACCTGTAATGATGGAGAAAGTTTATTCTCTGGGGTATCTATACTATTTCCCAAAGCTATTCCAGTAGCTATATCTTTTTGAAAATAAGGATCTTGAAGCAATATAAGTACCCTAAGATCTGATAGTTTGCATAGTCTAAAAGCCTTAAATACTAATGATTTCTTAGGATAAATATTTTTAGTCTTATATAAATCATTCAGTGTATTTAATAAATGATTTAGTACATTCCTATCAATAACTTTTACCCAATCTCCAAAGTATTCCTCTAATGTCATCTTAAATACCTAAATCTAAATTCCTCAACTATTGAACTTGCTTTAATATGAATAAGCCAATTAACATCCTCATTCATAAGTTCAGGGCTCTCTATATATTCACTATGATAGTACATATCCTCTAAGGAACATATATGAACAGTTATATCATCACTACAAGATGTTAGTGCCCTAACATTATGGAAGCTAGAAGCACTATTATATGCTGCTTCTACTGTGGGTATTTTAAAGATAAGTCTTTTTAACGATGCATATAAAGCATTCTTCTCACATACTACTCTTTTGTCTATGTATATAGCTGGCTCTATAGCATCTAGAAATGTCTTATTCTCATGCTCATCAAACACTTTCTTATACTTAATTCCTGCAATAAAGATAGGATCTTTCTTATCATTTAATATAATTCCTCTGCCTGTATAGAATTCTCCAAGTAATGTATTTTTATACTTAACTAAGTGAGACCCCTGTAGTGAACCATTATCACACCTATGCTCCCACTTAAGAGCTTCTATAAGGTTAGATACCGATTTAAGTGGAGTATTATCCCTCATAAGTAAAGGTACTACTAGAGTGTCCACATCAGGATCTAATAATTTAGTAATTACATGAGTTCCTATAGTAGGAATAAAAATCTCTGGGGACCTATTATCTATTATAAGTCCACTGCTAAACTGATCAGCTTTACATATATCTAATACAGAAAGCATATCTGCACTTGGGTTAAAAGCCATTCTAACCCAAGAGGGAAAAGATTTTATAATATGGGGGCAATGCGTATAAATCATAATTCGGTCTTTAGATACATAGTGGTGGCATTGTAACTAGTCATAAAGGGAAGAGGTCTTATATTATCTTCTAACTTAAGATTAGTACAATAATTTACTAACAGATTAACTATGTAGGAAGCTATCATAGTTGCACAATATGAAGTCTGTTTATATGAGCAAACAGTCTGCTCTGCTTCATCATCATTAAATAAGAACTCATTCTTATATCTTTCTATATTAAATTTATCATCATATTTAATGCAGAATACTTGAAACTCTTCTGCTGCAAGTCTACCATCAATAAATAAAGCACATGCACTTCTCCAAAAGTCTGTGCAATAAGTTTCTTCCCACTTGCTAAAAAATATCCGTCTAGCTTCCATATTATCAAACCCACCTATCATTATAGGAGATGTATAACTGTTGTGGTCAAACAGTCTAGGACAAGTATTTGTATTATAATAAGCAGAAAACTGTCTTAGATGGTCTGCTACTGCATGAACTTTAAACTTAGAAACATCCTCTAGGGCATAAAACTGACCACTTAAGTTGTTATATTCTACCCTGTCAAGATCATAGAGATTAATTCTATTAGGTCCTAATCTTGACAACAGAAGTGCTGTCCACGAACCAATTCCTCCCACCCCTCCAAGAGTAATACATAGCTCCTCTATCTTACTAAGCCATATTGCAGAAGAGAATCTTGACTTGTTATCTTTAGTAATGGGAATATTATTTACTGCAATCTCATTCATAGTATAATATAAATTGTGAAAGTTCGTCTATATATATTTCAAGGTAAGAATTATTATGAGAGTTCTCATATTCAGATAAATACCCTATTATCTTCTGCGCAAGGTCAGACATATACTCTGCCTTATCCATACTGTCTATGAAGGTATACTTTGCCTTATCCGCTGCACAGCTCAGTATAAAGTCCACATACAAAGATGCCCAATCTCTAAATTGAGCCAAGCCTTTTTCAGAGTTGCCAAACCTTTTCTCATATAGAGTATTCATACTGGCAATCATCTTTGTAAGATTGCTATTGTCATTATAGGGAATAGTAATACTACCTGTTACTATTTGTGCAACAAGTGGCTTAATTTCCTCCACAGTAATGTTATACCCATTTTCTTCTGGAAATAAACTGGGGAGTTTAGGTTCTTCAATAACTTTACTGGGAGTATTAGTGATACTTTTAGTACTATTAAGAGCCATACCATTAGTACTAGGTAAACACTTCTTTGATAATTCCTTTATCCTAGAACTTAATTGTTCATCCTTAGATTCAACAACTACATCTATAGAGTATAGTTCTATATCTTCAAAAGTTCTATTACACTCTTTTGTATCAATAGTTTCTGTATCAAATAGCTTATACTTACTAGTTTCTGTACCTTCTACACACCTCTCAACCTTTCTAGTAATAGCAGCTATACGGTCACCTTTATTATTTACTACTACTGACACAAAGTTATTAGTGTCCTTACCTTCTTCTCTAAGAGTGCTCATATCAGTAGTACTATAGAACACAGCCATACCAGCATGAGAATGGATATGCCCAGTCTTACAATCAAGTAAGTCATTATCTACCATATAAGATATAACTTCTGGAGACATAGTATATTCAGTAAAGGCGGCACTACCTACATCCATTAGAAGTATATCTTTACACTTTATAGTAAGCTCAGTTTCAAACGTTCCTTCATATGTAAAGAATAGTACTCCAGACCACTCTCTATCATATACCTGCTGACATGCTTGAGCTATTTTACTTTCTACCCGAGAAGGAATAATTAATTTACACGAATCTAGTCTTATCAGGGAGTTTACTAATATATCCATCATTTCTATAATTATAATTTATACTAATAAGAATACTATACAATATACCAAAAGCAATACTAGGACTAATAATAGTCAAAGAAGTGCCTTCACTACTACTATCTATTATAGTAAGGGGTATTTCCTTACCCTTAAAAGTAAGTACTGTACTACCAATATATTGACTGATTGTTACTCGTGTACTACTTTCTAGCAGAGTTTCAAGAGAAACACCATTATAGGTTACTTTTTTGAGGATACCCTTGGTAAACAAATCATTACTGTCCATATTATTCCATACCCCTTGCTTTGCCTTGGTATTATACCACTCTATAAAGTAATCACTTACTGCCAATATATACTCTGTAGGAGACATTGCAATAGTTCTGGAATTACCTGAATAGCAGAACTTTAATATATCCTGTTTACACAGGTCCTCTGTAAACTTACATAGCATATCCTTATATTCTTCAGAACATGCAATAAGACTTTCAGTACTAGGTTTATAATATTCTATAGGAGTTTTGCTAGATACTTTATCGGAAAGACTGCTTATTTTTATATATGGAGCAGTAAATGTAGATTCTACCTTAAGATATTTATCAAGTTCCAGGCAAAATAAATACCACAAATCTTCATCATAACTCCCAAGTAATGAAGCTTCAGTATTCCTAATAGGACCAGTTCCTGTGCACATACTTTTAAACTCAAAAAAGCTATTACTGTCATAACCAGATAACATAGTGGCATGGCTGTGTACATAACTATGAGCTACCTCAATATCTGTATAAGTAGCCCTAACTATTGTAAAGTAGCCCGACAAGCACCCATTATATTCAATACTTATTTTTACATATAAATCTCTAATTATATGTTCATTATCATAGGAATCTTTTATAGTTATAGTAGGAAACCATATCAAGATGTCTATAATATCTGAAAATTCTTTATTATTATCATACTGTTCTTTAGTTACTATATTAGTATCTACTTTATCTTCACCAAAGAAATCATTAAATATTTCTATTACAGAGAGTGCTTTACTAGCAAATTCTTCATAAGAAATTCCAGGTAACTTAAACATAACAGATAAGCGCTAGTAATAAAAAATAAAAAAAATAGTGGGTAGGAAACCCTACCCACTAAACAAAGATTAATCTATATTATTAAACATTTCAGCAAGTTCCTCTTCTGTATAAGGACATTCATCCTCCTTAGTAGTAGCACACTTCTTACTTTCAGAAAGTGCCTCAAGCCCTTGGATAATTGCCTTAAGTGTCTCAATAGCGTCACACAAAGAGGAGAAGGTAAATGCTGTTTCAGATTTAGGTGCATTTTCCGTGATTTTAGGGGCTGAATTAACTGCGTTTTCCGTAATATAATCTGCCACAGCCTCCTTAAGCTCATCAGTAGAGCAGTTAGTATAAGGTTTGCCAATTTTCTCCTTTACACTATCCTTAAGATTGTTATTTTTAATTACCTCATAAAGACCCTTTCTTGAAAGAGCACCAGAGGCAATTTTCTTATTGGTAGTAGTCAACATGAATACAAGTTCATTAGTGGTAGTTCCTTTATAGGGTACGTTAGTAGGAAGAATTGAGCTATCAGACTTTAATTCAGTCTTTGAAATTCCTTCATAGAAATCCATATTGGTACAATCAATACCATTGGCAATAAAGTCTGCTTTCAACTCTCCAAGAGTAGTAGCTTCTGACAGGATAACTTTCTTAGACTGCTTGCTGGACTCAATAACGGTGATTTTTCTAGCTTCCATAATTGTAGAATTTAGTAAGTGAATGAATAATTAAATAAGTGGTTAATTAAATGGTAAATCTTCTGTAGTAGATATATAATATCTGTCTAACAGAGTCTTTATAAGTTCTGTAAAGGCATTCTTTCCTTTTAGTTTGTAGTAGTCTATTTACTCTTCCTTTTGCTTTCCTCTAACCATTCCCAGTAATACCCATAATTCAATCTATTACCTTTATTTGCAGAAAATGCTATATTACTAATAGCAGACCTAAAAGATTTAGATAATTCACATTTAGTAATGTAGATAGCCGCATCAGTTGCACTCTCAAATTCTAAACTACTACTTGAATTATAAGCTTTTATTCTTCTCTTCTGCTTTTGATGATTTCTTTTCTGCAAATTATTATAGTCTAAATTATATTTAGCAGTACACCATTCAAGGTTGTCCACTTGGTTATTGGCTTTATTTTCATCTTTATGGTTTACTTGTGGTAAATTATTAGGATTAGGTAAGAAGGCATGAGCTACCAATCTATGAATTTTTACAGAATACATGTGACCATCTTTATACAGATTTACATACTTATATCCCGATTTATAAGTTCTTTGTTGTAGTAGCCCTTCACTATTCTTTCTCTTAAATTGACCCCAATACTTTGTACTTCTAACTTCACCTGTATCACTAACTTGATAATCAGGGAAATTATCTATCTCTTTCCAAATCATTGTTATTAGTGTTAAATAGTGGCAAAATTATTTTGAGAAATTCATTTCTTCCCCTACTTTTCATAAGGTCCGAAATGTCTTTCCCTTCATTAAAGGGTGGCAATACTACATTAGTAAACCCTGTTCCCTTAGCTAACTTCTGAGCATCTTTTAATCCTGGCTCATCATTATCTAAGCAAATAAAGATTTGTTTGTATCTTCTTTTCAGTTCACTAATTGCAGTATCACTCATCCTATATCCCTCGCCTTGAATGGCAAGAGATGGAATGCCTGTATTAGCCCATAGACATAGAGCATCTTTCAGTGAAGAGCAAATGCAAATCTGTTTCCCATACTTAGGTACTTTAGTCCATAAACTTATTACAGACTTATCATGTTTGTTACTCCACTTAAATCCCTTAGTATTGTAAGGTTGATAGATTTTTATTGTAGCCTTACCTTCTTTATGCTCTACATAAGCATAGGCATATTTATCTGCTGGAAATGTGTATTGCTTTGAATCTTTGTAGATTATTTTATGGGATATAGGATATACCTCAGCATATTTAAGCCATTGTATAGGTACCCCATACTGATTCCAATATTCAATATCATGTATTTTCCAGTCCCTTACCTTACACTGTATATCTATATTACTATTTAGAGTTATAGGCCTATACATACTCTTTCTATGTGTACAAGATATTGAAGTGTCTTTTATAAATTTACCAATGTCTTTATAGATTCTATACAGAGTGTCTGATAGAGACATATTCCATAATTTACAAAGTAAATCAAATACTCCACCGTGTTCTCCTGTAGAGAAATCTCTAAAATATACATTAGTTCCGTTAGGAGAATAAAGACCAAATGATGGTCTTTTATCCTCCCTTAACGGACTATTTATTATGCACGGAATCTTATTGATATTCAGGTAATAGGAAAGTATATCTAGCTCAGATACTTTACAGGTGATATCTTGTATACATAGAGTACTTCTTCCATTACTGAATGCCATAATCTAACTATTCAAAATCCCAAGGAGATTCTTCCTTTGAATCAAAGGGACTTTGGTTATTAGACTTAGACAAGTCTGTAGGCTCAATAGTATATTCCTTAAGATTACCTACAGTAAACTCTACATTAGCATACATACCAAGCTCTTTCTTCTTTGTAAGATCTGCCTCAAGCTTACTATAATCCTCTACTCTATTATTAAGGAACATATCAGTATAGACTGCCTGATATTGTCTGTCTTCTCTGGTACTTACACCAAACAGTACCTTTACCACATTCTCGGGTTGAAGATTTACAATATCAATAAGTTCACTGAAATCATTCTTAAAGTATGAATCAATCTTTTCAAGTCTGGATTCACACTCAGAGGGATTTTCCCGCATAATCCACTGGCCATTAACATATCTGTCTACACGAGGAATGCCAAGATAGGTTCTGAGGAAATTGGTAAGAGCCTCTTCTCCAGTATAGAGGGGTCTATAGTCTGCATCTATAGAGGCTAATCTACCACTAGAGTATGTAGGAATCTTCTTAGCCTTGACCTCCTCAACAGTAGCCCATGCAGTTCTACCATATTTATCAATGATTTGGACTTTGGTCTTATCATTATTAAATCTATATTCCTTCCTGATAAAGAAAGTCACTTTAGTAGTAAAGTCAATACCATTACATCTTTCAGCAACAGTCTTTACAATAAAGTCAATTCTAACATTAGGAACTTTCTTAGTCTTATCCTTGGAATCTACCTCACTAATATACTCAGGCTCTTTTTCAAGCTGAGTATTATAAAGTTTCTCAAGAGTTTCCTTATTAGGATTTACTGCAAGAATCTTTACAGGAGCTACACCTGTATATCTCTTTACTACTACATCAGTGGATTTAACACCTGCACCAAAAGCCATAAATGAAACACCGAAATTATTGTTCATAATGTTTATTATTTATTAGTTATTTATTAACTATTTATTTACTGTTACTTTAAATTATTAAATCAATTCAGTGTCTTCTTGTTCATCTTTTTCACAAGATTCTTCAGTAGTATTATTATGTGACAATACACTAATTTCATAAGTATTAGTGTCTTGATTATAACTTACTATACTAGTAGGTTCATATTTAACCTCCTTAATAGTATTACCATTTTTATCAAGTTTATCCTTGACTACCTTTGTTACAAGCTGTTCACTGATGTAGCCTCCAGTAATTGCTTTAACACCAGCTTCATGTCCTTCAATCTCTTGTGTAAGATTGGTAATTTCTTCATTGAGTTCATTAATCTTATTAATGAGCTTATGCTTCTTTACTACAAGAGGATTAACATTCTGAGCTACCCGTTTAATTGCTGCAAACTGTCTTACTGATAATGTTTTAACTGACATAATGTTTTAATTTAATAATAGGTTAATACTTTGTTATTAAGTGATAAGGAATATACTATATACTTATCTATATAGTATTTTACTAAACAATTAATTAATTGTGAATATAATTGAGTACCAAACATCATACTTTGGCCAGCTAATTGAAGTAATTGCATAGCCTTGTTATAATCTTTGTTGTTATCCTTACAATACTCTTTTACAAGGTAAGTTAGATGATTTCCTAGATTTTCTGGTCCTCCATTAAGTATTTCAATAAATTCACTCCTGTCCATATACCTCCTTTAATTTATCTATAACTATAGATAGATCATTAGGTATTTCATCTGGAAGGTCATCAAGCACACCAAGACTGTCTTTTGCTGGATATTCTCCGTCAAATTCTTTTACAAAGACTTTAATTGGCTTTTTATTTTCAGGATCATAGCCTGTTTTTCCAAAGAGTATAATATCAAATTTACCTTCAGGAGTTATATAGTCATCTACCATCTTTCCAGTAGTCTTAAACTTGTAGGAGATAGAATCACCATTCTTATCCTTGTATTCTTCATAATGAGCACAGCATATAATATTTTTATTCTCTGGAAATCCCTTAAAAGAGTCAAAGATTAATCCCATTCCATAGCCAATTTGCTTGGGCGTATCCCACCCCCCTTTCATAGCATTTGCCATATAGAAATCCTGAGCAAGATAGTTAAAGTCATCAATAATAATATTTTTATATGGGGCCTTTTTTAGCATATTTATAATCTCAGCCACTGCTGCAAACCTATCAAGGCCAGTAAGATTATCTACCTGAACTCTATTACCAGTAGTGAGGGCATTTGAATTTGTAAGTTTTTGAGTAGGTTTGCCTACATTTTCTATTCCAATACTTCCAGTAACTAGTTTGAAATTAGGATTAGGAACACCTCGTCCAATACATTGAATAACATAGGTTTCTTTAGGATTTAATCCTTTAATACCTAACTTTTCTCTACCGCAGTAACTAGTGGTTTTACCAAAACTACTCTTAGCTAAAATTAAAATTTTTGCCATTTGTATTATATATTTATTATTAATTAATACTTTATAAACTTACGTGCAAAGTTATAAAGTAATCTTTTATTACACAAAGTATTTTTCCTCTTTTTATTTCTTTTCTTTTTATCTTCTTTATTATTATAGTTAAAGAAGGATTTTGCTGTATTACCTCGTATCTTATTAAGATATTTATATACTTTTAATAGTTCTTCTTTATCATCAGGTCTGGGTAATTCTTCAAAATGGCATACAGCACCGTCGAAGAACAATGGGCATATTCCCCCCATTTGACCATTACGATTAACCAAAACTTCTAGAAATCTTATATTATCCCTAAATTTGGTAATATCATAACCTTCATACTCTCTCAATCCCATTCTAAATGGCGAGAATAATCCTAATACTAAATCAGCATTTCTTGAACTATACTTTGAATCACCTAAATTAGCTATAGATGGTTTCATCTTACCTAGTTTAAATGAATCATTACTCTCAGATTCAAAAGCTTGCTGTTGAATTTCAATAAAAGTATATTTATACCTATTTCTTAAATACTTGGCACCATACTCACTCCATTTATCCATAGATTGTTTAAGAGTCATTCCTCTTTCAGTATCTATAAGATTTGAAGTATCTGTGATAATTATTCTATATTCATTAGGATTATTAGGAACATAATAATCAAATGCATCATATTCCTGAATATTTCCTAAATCATCTGTATATTTACTTGGCTTAGTATATACTGTACCATGTTCTTCTGCATACTTTTTACAGTAGTAATACATCATACCACTATAGTTTTCACTACCTTCTTAGTTTGTGGTCTGGACTATGTCTTCAACCTTATAAAGGCTGCACCTGCATTATCTAAATGTTTTATATGACATACATTCTGGAATATACTTATCTAATTTATTAAGGACTTTGATAGCAGCTCTTTTACCACATCTTATAGAAAATTTTCCTTTATTTCTTTTAATAGTAAAATCTGCATCATATCTTTGCTTAAAGAACTTTATTAAATCAGAAGCTTGTTCTTCTGTATCACAATAAGTTGCTATACAGAGTTCATAGCTATCTCCAGATTTTCCAGGCTTTCCTTTATGTTTGTAAAGACTTCCATCATCCATATACCATAAAGCTATTTCTCTATCAGTTAATCTCAGAAGAAACTCCTTTTTGATAACTTTCTTACCTGTTTTATAAAGCCAGTTTCTTATTTTTGTAAAATAATCATTAGAAAATCCACACCTACACTCTTTATAACCATTATACTCAAAGGTTTGAATTTCTAAATCAAATCCTACATTTTTAAGCAAAGATACTTTGTATTTCAAATACTTAAGTTGGTTAATACTATGTTGCATCTGAAATCTTTTTCCTCTTTTGTGGACTGTGCCATCTCCAAGTACTAGCCCACATAATAAATTTTTAGTATTCTTATCCATATTCTGCAAATAAATTTGTAGATTTTAATTAAAACATTTAATAGTCTCTGGGGCTGAATCTATTATTAGTTTCTCAACATATAATAGCCTATGCCTCCTCAAGTTGCCATATTAGTTTCCTAACTTAGGTTTCGAGGATATTCAGGTGTTATAATATAATTAATTACTTAATTACACGGCATATAAATGGCAGTGTTATAATTTTATTATCAAAAGTAATCTGTAGGGTATTACTAGCTAGAATATTCTTTCTTAAGTTACTCATAATTTCATTACTATAAATACGATTATAATTACAGTAATATTCATTATTTATTTTTAGGGGCATTGTTTTAGCAATATTAGTGGTCTTAAATACCTCTATTATCTCTTTTAAAGAATGAGAACTTTCATATACTAAAATATTCTTATTTTTATAATAAAAGAATCCTTTAATCTCCCTTCGGTGTAGTCTTCTAGCTTTACTAATAGTGTAAATTGTAGATTATCTTCTCCATATTTATTATAAGACCTTTGTAAATAAACAGAATGATGATTTCCTTTTCTAAGAGCAGTTAAATGCTATCTCCATCTTTCCTGTATGTTTACTGTAGATCCGATATAAATATTATTAGTAGCTAAACATTTTATACTATAGACTCCAATTACCTTTTTTAACCCTTTACCAATATTTTTTATCATAATATTTAATTTTTGGTGTAAAGGTACAAAATTATTTCATACTGCCAAATACAGTTTACCAGTAGGATTAGGCTTTTCTGTAGGAAAAAGTACATGGTCTTCAAAATATTTTATAATATCTTGAATTTCCTCAGTTTCAATAAGTTCTAGTACCTCCTCTGCTACAGGAGTTACTGTACTTCTTAAATCTCTAGGACTTATTCTGACTTTTCCATTTGTAAAGTCATATAGCAACCATGATATAAATCTCTCAAGAATTCTTTCAGGAGTTTCTTCAAGAGGAAAATATATTACTTTATAATCTACATCAGCCTTGGTATAATAGCAGAATAGCAGTGGTTTATATATAAAAGTATAAGAAGTAAACTGTGATTTAGCACCCTTGGTACTTGCGGTAACCACAATGTGACTTCCTTGCTCTACTCCTATAAAATCGTCACTGAATCTTTTAAATGGTGAGGGAATACAATTTAATTTATTATCAAGTAATCTGGCTTTTCTTTCTTCAAGAGAAATTATTACTCTTTCTCTTAATGATAATTCTTTCATTTATTATACCATTATTTTAATGTTGAAGTCCAATTATTACTTAAATCTTCTTGCCCTTCATTTTCAATCCAAGTAGCTAAATCAGATACTTCCTCTATATATATGTTTCCTTCAGAATTTACTTTTTTAGAATCTTTCCAAATAAAGTACTTAAGAGTTCTCATGTAACTATAGTCACCATTAAAAGACTCTACATATCTTCTGGTAGCATCTATAATCTGGTCATCAGAGTATTTATTTCCATAAAGTTTAAAGAACTTTTGCATTCTTAACTTATTGTCCTTTTTATTTCCTCTCCAATATATAGGAGTATTTGCTGGTTTCTTACCTCTAGGAAATAAGTCCATTAATTGCACTACCAAAGCCTCTAATCTTTCTTCAGTTGGAATAGAAGTATCTGATTCTAACAAAACAGATGAGCATATATCATCCCATTTTTGAGTTACTAAGAATTCTGAGGAGAATAAATCTCTCACTAAAATTTCTTTCTTGAGAAGTTCGTCAAACAGACTAGTAATATTTACTCCTGTCTTTACTAACATTATTGCTAATACAGACGGAAGGTCTAGTCCCTTCTTGTTACATATCTTCTCATCTATTGTATAGGTCATATTATAGTTATCAATAGGTTAATGCATATATGATTCTTTTTTACTTAATGTTATAGACATAATAATTAATTGTTATTATCAATTAGGTATTTAATATGCTCTTTTTCATGAGATGCCATGTATTTATATTGAGCTGCATCATCTCTAAGACTCTCAAGAAGTATTAAAGGATTAATATATTTATCATAAATATTCTTTAGGAGTATATGATTTTTAACATACATCATACGCTTGGCTCTACTTTCAGCAATTCTTTTGCCAATAGTTACATTAAAAGTATCATTAGGGTGACATTTAGATACTCCTGTTACACGCATACTATGTTCCGTCTCTGGTAAAGAAGATTTTATCGGCAATAAGCCCTTACAAATTTTATTCTTATAAACAAGATAACATTTAACAGTCTTGTTAGCCTCATCTACACGATAATTCACACTTACAATAGTTGATTTAAATTTCATAGTTGTATGTTTTTAATGTTATTAATAATTTTTACAGAGTCTTTATTGTACTCTTCAAGCATTTTTGTAATTAATTCTTCTTCTCTAGTATTCTTATAATAAGGAATAATAATTATAGGAGATTTGTGCCTAAGTAGCCGCCCATTTCTCTGTTTCACTATTATCTCTGAGCTGTTTAAATTACAGAATATTCCTATTCTACAATTATATAAGTTTGCACATTCATTTAATATATTTACTGCTGTAATATGCTTAATCTTACTATTATTAAATAGCTCAAGATTTTTTATAGACTCCTTATTTTTTGAGGTAATATTATACTTACCTAGTCTCTCAGATTGCTCAATACTGCTACAGAAAGTAAGAGTTCTGTAGTCTTTTAGGCTTTTTAAGATATTAAGGACTATAGATTCCTTCTGTTCAGACAGCCATTTAAGCCTCTTTCCAGCAGTAGATAGCCACAGGTTTTTTATTCTTAGATTTCTTGTATTAAGATATTTATTTTTATACCATTCTACTAGAGAGGATAAATCATTATAATACCCTCTTTGAGTAGTGATTATTTCTTTACCAAATTTTTTTATCTTGAATACTGCCTTTTTAGTATCTAGTTCAATGGGTAACAGATATATAGTAGGCTCTGGGAGTATATCATTTTCAATAGCTTCTCTTAGCCCACATTTTATTATCTGAGCATTATAGTTTCTTATAAAGAAGTCTCCCATTTCCTTCTTTATAGTAGCAGATAAGCCTATACAAGCTTCATAGATATTAATAGTATCAAGAATATCTAGTCTATTGTCACTAAGATGCTGTAGTTCATCTAGTATGACAACATCAAAGTGAGCATTCTTATATTTTTTCAATGATTCATAGCATTCTATTGTAATATGGTCAGACTTAATTCCTCCCCACTTGTTAATTTCATCTTCCCAAGTCTTTTTATGTACTGTTTTAGCTACTACTATAAGAATATCTGCACAAGTACCATCATTCTTAAATACTCTTTCACATATATGATTTATTAAGTTAATTGCAATTCGACTCTTCCCAACCCCAGTGGCCAACTCTAATATAAGATATTTAGCCTTATCTATTTTTGATAAGGCTAATTTTGTTATATCTTCTCTTGTCATTTGAAGATTATTTAATATTCATTTTAGGAATAGCCTCTTCATTGTCTTCCCAATACCTATAGTATTTAGGAGCTTCATTACTTGTTCCACATAAATGTTTAGTTTCTTCATTATATGGAATAACCATAGGAGTCATACAATCATACATTGTAACAGGAATTTTATCTATATCCCTTCTGTATGATATAAAGTCAGCATACCATATACTAGTGGGATTATAATCATTCTTTACAAGCACCTTATCAAATGGCTTCAATGTTTTAGGGTCAAACTTCTCTTTCTTATTTAATTCTTTCTTTTCTTCATCCCATTTGTACCCAGCATCGTTTATTGATTTCATAAGAGCATTACGTTGTTCTTTTGTTGCGGGATGTAAACTACATGTCCATGTTTTAGAATAATATGGTACTTCTTTATTGAATGCTATTTTCCCATCCTTGAATGTGTTACCATATCCTTCGACACATGGCATACTATATAATCCTTTTACACCATCACTATGATATTTTTTGAAAATTATAATTTTTTCCCAAAGATTTTTATCTTCCCACAAACTTGTAGCAAGTACATCACCATCTTTTGCATCTTGAATAGTCCACAATTTGAAATTATCATACAAATCTTTAACGATTGCTATATGACACCCATATTCATCTTGTAAGCACCCTTCTTGCGCGCAATAATATGCAGTATTCCTATCAAAAGTAACACCTTTACCAAGGAAGCTTTTAGTGCATTGATACCAATTTCCGGCTTTAAACTTTGGTTCAATTTCACCAGAAGACTTTTTTTCATTCTTTTCAGTATTTGAAGGTTTGGAAAGAACTGGAGTGTTATATAACTTTTGTGCGTACTTACTGCATAATCTCTTTGCAAGTTCTTGTACTCTTGGATCATCAAGATATTGCCCAATCCCATCTTTCCAAGTCAATACGTCTGATACAAGGTAAAGCCATGCACGTTCATTGGTTTGTGATAAGATTTGTTCACCTTGCTTTTCAATATTGTACAGAGAAGCAGTGAACTTAGACCAATCTCTTTGCTCTTTGCTTGGGAATAATGTACATTCTCCATCATAGTATCTAAAATACTTTCCGTCTGATGTAACACTCGTAGGAGTGCCTTTGCTCGTTTTAAAAGTAATTGGGTATTCACAGTCTTCATCAATATTCTCATATTCAACTTCTCCAAACATAGTTGAATATAACTTAGTACCTTTTGGGCAATCTTTTAGTATTTCTACTAAGTTCAATTTTTCGTTCATAACTTAATAAGGTGTTAATCTTTAATATATATTTAATCTTATTTATTTTGAATTTTTGTAATGGTTTCGATATTATTTCTCTCCATTTCTATAATTTCTCTTATATACCTTCTCTCATGATTCATTTCATAAGGAGAATCAGAGAAATTGCCATATATGTCCATTTGTATCTGAATTTCTTCTCCAGGTTTATCATTTGTATCTTGATGACCTATGAAATAAAATCTATCAAGTATAGAAGAATCTTCCGTTTTATAAATGTATTTTAGGATGTTATATCTATACTGGCAAACTTGATTTGTATCAAGTCTATCAATAAACACACCATCTACATATAATTTAATAGTGTCATCTATTTTCTTTGGTACTTGCAGCAATAAATCAGTTTCTTTTTCTATCATAATCAATATATATTTAATTCAGTTGCATCGCATTATCTATTAGATCAAAATCCTGTATTGGTTTTAAATTTAGCAACTAATTAGTTTAACCCCGTATGGAAACCTTGCACAAAGGGCTTTCTTAAGTAATAGTTCCCCATCTTCTTGTGTCATAATCAATCCTCCTCTATTTTAGGACAAGGAATCCACCATCTTACATCTGGTATATTCCACCCATTGTAATCAACGCAGAACCTCTTGTCCACTATATGAGCAAAGTATATTTGATTGTACTCGCCAACCAATGCAATCACCTCCTCGTCCATCTGAGGATGTTCTGTTGATGGTCTCCATGCTAGTTTGTATGAAGAAAATTTATTCACAGAACCTATCATATCATAGACATACCTTGTGAATAAGCCACTATGTATATTGTATTTCTTATTGGCTAGATTATCTATTGCACCAACAAAGCATGTTATAGCTAAAGCAATATCAGCACTTGTTAAGTCATTACACTCATTCAAGGCATTATACATCTTCTTTGCCAATTCTTTTATTCTCTCTTCTCTTTCCATAATTTTATTGTGAAATTCTAAATTGTGTTTTCTGTATTGCCCATTGCAAATATGTGGCACTGGCTCATGGATTGTTCTGCCACATTCACAACACTTGTATTGTCGATACTTAGTAAATTCATAACTGTACTTTCTCTTAGTCATAATTAATCCTTCGTATTTACAACCACTTCAAGAGGTTCGTCTTCCCATTTAAGATTAGCATAGTCATTTTTATTTAGACCAAAAACTTCAAAACTATAATCGCAACAATAAAATTCAACATGATCATAATACAGTTCACTGTAAAATTCAGTTTCACCTCTGATGGGTTTACCTATATGAAGAAAAAGACTTCCGTCCTTATCCCTTGCTACATAGAAATGTACTTTATTTTTTGGCTTTATTATCTTGCATTTATAATAGAGAACTATAGTAACCAATAGGGCAAAAACTATAGATATTAATAATAAAATCATAGTTTAATCCTCTTTATATATTTTATATTATTTTCAAAAATTTAAGTATTTTGTTAAATATAGATTTATTACTCTTATATTTCTGAATATGCTTAGTTATAGGAACATTTTTATGATTCACAATAGCTGTTTTACTACTATTCATCATAAATAATGCTCCATACTTATGTTTTATTCTATAGTAATGTTGTGAAGTTGCACTATAAGTTCTATTAATCTTATTAGATACTTCTATTAGTGCATATTTTATATTTTCAGGATGCTCCTGTACAGCTTTCATGATTTCTAAATCTTCTTGCTGTGTCCATCTGCCTGCCATATATTCTATATTTTATATAATTTATTATATTTTCAAAGTAATTTGGTTGTCAACAAACTGCATAAACTCTAATGCTATCCTTTCACACTCTTCTATTGAATGCTTAGGATGGCAAAGGTTCATGTCTATTCTTTCTTCAACTTCTCTGCTTATCGTTACTACTGGTTCATAGGACAAACATTCATGATTAACAAACTCTGAGAAGTCATAAACATTAATAATTAACGTACATACAGCCCGTTGTTCATCATATTTATCCTTTCTTTTAAGCAAGGTTTTATAATAGTATGGATGATTACCATTACATAATTCATATCCCTTACCAACAAGGTTTTTAGTAAATTGGTCGTATTCTTTTTTAGTCATTGCTTATACTTTCAAAATGTTCACAGGCTATTTGATAAGGCTGATGGACTTTATAATACTTTCCATTCTTAGTTTTATGAAATTTGCAACTTCTTGAACTAAGTCTTGTAATAGCATCTGTAAACTCATCAACGTCTTTACCATAGTAAGTTATTTTACCATAGTGTTTGCAGTGTTTACATCGCATTATATTTGCCTTTTCAGCCTTAATTATACCATTTCTTCTTCTTAACTCTGCTCGGAGTTCCTCTGTTGTGTAATCTTGTAGTCCCATAAACTGTTCATTATTACTTATATATTGTGTAAGGGTTATAGCATTATTCTTTTTCTGCAACTTCTACTAGCCGCTTTATTTCTTCATAAGTTTCTTTAACTGTTATAGCCAAACTACCATGTGGTATTACAGTATAGTCTGAAAAAATCTTTATGTACTTTATATTTATAGCGCCAATTTCACCGCCTTCTGTATGTAATTCAATAAATCCCTTCATAATAGTGGTTTAATGTCAAAATGATTTTATACTGTTTATTCTATCTAATCTTGTCATTTTAATCTTCTCTCGGCAATACTCGCTTGTCTTATTTGTTCTTCTCTTTTCATAACTATTCCTCCAAGTATTTTCTTAAATCTTTAACAAGTCTTACATCATTAAACCCATCACCGTCCCAACCTACAACCATATATTTCCCTGCATTATCGAGTAGCCATTTACAAGCCTTTTTAATCCATTGCCTCTCTTTGTAAGCATTATAGATTTGAGCATCCTTCATGGCTTCTTCAAATGTAGGTATCTCTCCGTTCAAAGAAATTGGATAACCCTTTTCTTTATATAGATATTCGGCAATATTGGTGGGACGTGGGTTCTTATCTGCAAGTCTTACACCATCGCGAACACCTGCTTGGTAATCACAAGAGCCATAATTGATTATACCATTTTCTTCATCAATGAGTTTTTGTATTTCTTCTTCTCGTGTCATAATTAATTCTCCCAATATTCATACTATCATTTCATTTTTATCTACAAGAATACAAGCATCTCCGTTATAACTTACATTCCTTATTTCTTTAAATTCCTCAACAGAATACTTCTCGCCGACGGTAAGCCAATTTGAAGTGCTCATATAGATTTTATGAGCATCATTAGCATCGTTGGCTGCAATTAGACTTAAAGGGCAATCGCCATATTCGAATGGATAATTTTCTAATAAAAATACTTTCATAATTTAATTCTCCTAATATTTGTAATACTCTGGTGCTGCTGCTGTTGTGCCTACAAGGTGCTTGGTATCATTGTTGTATGGAATACAGTATTTATAATAATCTGTAACACAGTTATATGTATATACAGTATCTTTAGTTCTTATATTAATAAAGGTGTCACAGTGCCATATAGAACTATGACTATTTCTTACTAAAACTTTATCAAAGGTGCTTAATGTCTTAGGGTCAAACCTCTCCCCCACCTTATACCAAGGAGCTGTAAATTTAGACCAGTCCCTTTGGTCTTTTGAAGGAAATAAAATACATTCTGCGCCTTCATCATAAAGTAGTCTTCCCTTTGCTGTAAATCGCTCTACACCAATAGGAGTTACAAAACTAAGCGGATATGATGCACAATCTATAATTTCTTTAAAAAAGATTTCTCCATGAACAGTGGAATAGAATTTAGTATCATGAGGACAATTCTTAAGTATTTTTGCTATATTGATATTGTTGTTCATAATTTATTGTATTTAAAGGTGTATAATTTTATATTAAAATTGTAATTTAATCTAATTCCCAAAGGTAGGCTTCATATTCACATACTAATTCATCATATAAATCTTTAGCTTCTTGAAGATACTCACTCAAGAACTCTAATACTTGAAATTTATCTTCAATATTACCAGTAAATTCTATATCAAGCATTTTTTCACAGAATGACACTTCTGCTTTTTGTTTAGGAGTAGTCATAAATTATCTACTATATATTTAAGTTTAATTATATACTCTGGGTCTTCTGCATAGTTTATTCTCTCAAGAAAAGAATAGTAGTCTTCTTCTTTATTATACTTATACTGTATAAAATTAGAGTAGGCTTTTATACTTTCAGACCAATGGTTGAATTTGTAGTATTGCTTGGTATTACTATTATATAGACCAAACAAATTATTATGATTAATACATAGTGGTGATTTGAAGTAACCTGTTTCAAGTATAGCTTGGCTATATACTATTTCAGGATGATGTATATTATAGTAAAGTAAGGCTTCATACAATCCATCTTTAGGGGATTTATTGTAGAAGTCTTGCTTATATACTAAAGTGTCTACTTGACTTGTTTGTGTTGTAACTGTGGTATTAGATTGTTTATTATACAGGATTATTGTGCAAATAATTAGTGTAAATATTGCTGTTATTAGTAGATTTTTTATAGTCTTTAACAGTGAAATTATTGGATCTTTAACAAACATAATATTGGTTGTTAATGGGTAAAAATGACCTTAATGAATAATATAATATACGTTATAGCATTATGAAGTATACTATATTATTCATTAAAATAATAGTATAGTACTGTGGTGTACTATACTATTATAAATTAGTCCCCAAGTATTTGGTAAGTATAGGAGATTCCCCCTAAACCTTCCATAATTTCTTTAAGGTGAGCTTCAAGTTTTTGCTTAAGACTAAGCTTCTTCCACTCTGAAGGTTTTACAGTTTCAGGACATGAAGAAAGCATATTCTTATATGCAATATCTGAGATTTTAAGAGACTGCATTGCAGGTCTGCACTTTCTTGTATAGAAAGTAATAGTCTCTTTGTCCTTTCCTTGGTCAGACACTTGCATAGTATGAGTATCTGTCTTATCCCAGTCATCTACTTGATAACTAGTCATTCTTTCAATGGTTTTACCATTCTTAAGTTTGACTGATTGTTTCTTGTAGATAGTTTTGAGACAATCATTGTTGTTGAGAAGTACTCTACCAGGAAGAGTAATACTAAGGCTTACTTTAATTCCATCCATTTTGTTAGGTTGTTATTTTGGTTAGTTAATAGAGGTCACAAAGATATTAATAGTTTATTATATGGTATAGTGTAGAGTGTTAAGAATTCTAAACTATTGCCATATTACTAATGATGTAGGTAGATTGTTAGCTTCTTCTACTGTAATCTTTATGAGCTTACCCCATGCTTTAACATAGGGTATTTTCACTGTAGTTAAGGATTCTATACTAATGATAGTATTGTGGTTTTCCTGTAACATTTTTATATGCACAGATCTACTTATAGTATAGTTGTCTGAACTACATATTGCTTGTATATTTATACGCTTTCTTGCCATGGTATTGATGGTGTGTAGTAATATATAATAGGATAAATAATTACCCTATTATATATTACTGTATTTTACCTTTGAATAAGGTATATCCAGTGATTTTTTCCAGATCTTCTTTATCAGATACTGATAAGAATAATACTGCCAATAAGAATATGGCAATAAATGGAAAGAGAATGTGCCCAAAACTCTGTTCTACAAGACTATCTATTGCAGAAATGTAGAAGAGTGCAAGGAAAAATGTTGTGTAAAAGAGGGTTCCTTTGGCAATAAGAGTAAGAGTCTTTTTCATGGTTGCAGTATAAATAGTTATATATTTAATATTCTTTAGGAATTATGTTCTTCCCAAATTGCTAAAAGGATAAAGAAGGATGCTATATAAGCAGCTAAGAAATAATCTTCCATAAAGCTAACATCTTATTAATCATCAAGTTATTGCTCTAACCAGTAACCTTTAAATAAGAGAACTGCTACCAAATACATGGTAACAGTTCCCTTATAATAACTAGATTCTAACTCTATGAATATCAGCCTCTCCTGACTTTTCAAGAGTAACCAACTCTGCCTTACTGAGGTCAACTTTCTCTCCTACTCCAAGACTTGAACTTTGGTCAAGAGGAATGAAAGTCTGTCCTCCAGACTTCATCATAAAGCACACACTGTTGCCATACTGGCTGCTTACCACAGTGGCTGATTCCACAGCATCCTGTTCCTCTTGGCTAAAAGCTCTTACAGCCTTAACCACCCACTTACCAGCATACACCTGAAGACTTGAAAAGATATTCATAACATTTTCCCAATAATACTATTACCATGGGTCCTTCTTTTTTAGGTAATAGAGCAAGTTGATATTTGCTAGTTGTTAATTATAATATAGCATATTGCATATGCAACACGCCGTCAGGGGCAGAGGAGGAGTGATGGACACATCTATTATCTTATAAATAATAGCTGATAGCACCTTTCCCCCTGACCCAGTTACCAAGGAGGAGTGATGGGCAATTCTCATAAGATATTGCTATTGCTGCAATATATTATTGATTTATTAGCAAGGAGGTGTGATGAGTATTTGCTATAAGTTATTGCTTTAACCAATGAATTATTGCTCTAACCAGTAACTTTAAAAATAAAGGAGCAGGATTACCTGCTCCAATAAATTAAATCAGTATTCTGTGAATATCATTCTCACCTGACTTACATAAGGTAACTATCTTAGCCTTATGTAAATCCACTGTCTCGCCAACTCCAAGAGTACTGGAGCTGTCAAGTGGTATAAAGGTTAAACCACCTGCTTTAAGTGTGAACTGTACTGAGTTTCCATAAGATGAGGAAACTACTACTGCATGTTCTACAAGTGCAATTTCCTCATCATCAAAGCTTCGGGTAGATTTAACGCTCCATTTGCCAGCATAAACCTGTAAAGTACTAAAGATATTCATAGTTAAAATGCGGTTTACCTAAGCACCGCAAGGTTCAAAGTGAATTAATTAGTTATCAGTTATAAAGGAAGAGTGATGTTACTTACCATAAACTAGAGAATCTAGTCTGCTACTTGACTCATAGTAGTCATAAGGGTCAAATCTATCAACCCAGTTATCATACTTTTCAAGAGTATCAAGAAACTGTTCAGTATGTCTATAATAAGAATCATAGGCATTAATGATGATAGCCTGTCTCTTGACTTTAGTGTTTTGGCACACTATAAAGCCTGCTACAAATGTTACAATAGCAACAAGTGGGCAAAGATAAATGGTTTTCTTCATGTGATTATGTTTATCAAATGTTAAGGAGGAGTGATGTTCTTATGAAGTAGACTAAATATCCCACTCTCTACATGCTTCCCAGAAGTTCATACCACATGAAATGCACTCTTTAACTTCATAGTCTAAATGGTAGTGTTTCATTAGACTGTAGTGTTCTAAGAAGTCTCTCATAAACTCATCTGAGTTTAGGAAGTCTAGGGTTTTCTCTATGACATCAGCTACTGGCTGACCTTGAAGGTTGTGGACATCTGCATAAGCAACGAGGAAGTTTAAAGTTAGCTTGTTCATAACTGTAATTGTTAGTTGATAGTTGATAGTTGTTAATTGTGGCACTTCAACTATATATCATTTCAAGTTGACGGAGGGGAGAATCCCAAGTGTCAAGTGCCTAGGAGGAGTAGTGTAGTATTATCCACCACTCATTTCAATATAATCAATTTTTAAAATTTAAAAAATTAAAAAAATTTTAAAATAAAAAATTTCAAAAAAATTTAGTAACTTTGCATACTACAAAATAAGATTTAATATGGAATTTTTAACTAGAAAAAATAATAGGCATTTATTTAGGAGGGGGGGCCACTTCAATAGATCCCACCATCAATACCTATGTATAACATTGTAGATCTATAGGAAGGCATTAATAAAGATTTACAACGAGGTTATAGTATAGGATAGGCAGTATAGAAAGGGATTATTCCAAAAGAAAAAGATGCTGAGTATCGCATACTTGCTAGAGGATTATCAGCAATTGGAACAGGATTACAGTGGGTACCACATCCAATAACAAGAGTGATTGGTACAGCTCTGACTATTCCCGATACCTACTATGATACTAAAGATTTTATATAGGACCCTACAGTAGAAAATGGAACAAGTTTATTATTAGATATACCAGCAAAAATACCAAACGTTCCTGGATATGTAGATGATATAATGAGAGGGGTTAGTATAGCAGATGATGTTACTGGAGTGCCATCATGGGCTGTTGGGAAAACTGTTAAAAATGCTGGAAAGTTTTTTAACAGAACTACTAAAGACAGTATATTTATGAGGCCACTAACTTATAAAAAATAATTATAAATTTGGTCAGTTCAAATTTTTTATTTAACTTTGCATCACTGTTGGAGTAGCAAGTACTTCAGAGGCAAGCTTCATCCCCTTGTAAAAACATAGATGACCCGTATAGATTAGGAGATTATTTAGTTGCAGCAACTTGAGAGAATAAAGGGTATCAAGAAGGCTACAGGTAAGCAACTCACTTGAAGAGAATTACAAATACAGTATTTAGCCGAGCTTTAGGCCAAGTCTTCAAGGGTAGTGTAAAAGACTACAGAGATAAAAGAGATAGAAAAATATTATATAACCGGGGTAATAGACTAATCTATATTGATGCAAGCCATGATGCTGGCAGGGGTCTCTTGTATTCCAGGGGCTGGGGAATTAACTTCTCTGTTGGAATAAGGATAATAGTATGGCAAATAGATTAAAGAGAAATCTTGCTCTAGCTAATATATCATCAAGATGTTATACTGTGGATGATATGGAAATGACAGAGCAGTTTAAAAAGACTATAAAATATAGAAAATGGAAAGAGGATAAGGATAGTAAAGTAAAAACTCTTTCAAAGAAGATTGGCAGGAAAAAAGCTTTGGATGAAGTTTATAAAGACTTTACCCCAGAGTATATGAAATTTAAGGTAATGGGTAAACCTAAATTAAGGTTTTAATATAAAAGATTTAAAAAATCTAGAAAAAGCATGTATATATAAAATATTATATATATCTTTGCAGTGAAATGTGGTGAGGGAATATGTGCTTCTTAGCCTCTTCTGGCAGATATTCTTTTTAGATTAAAGAGGCTTTCTTCTTTCCTCTTCATGGTAACCCATGAAGTCTATATATGTCCTACTGGACCAGGCCATTACTTGGCCTGCTGCTCTCTTAGCACAAGGGATAGTGCAAGGGTCTTCTAAACCTTAGATATGAGTTCGAATCTCATAGAGAGTACATATAATATATAATGGAGGAGTAATCCAGAGGGTCTGGAACTTGTCTTGAAAACATTGTGAGCAGTGGTATGCTTGGGGGTCGGGACCTCACTTCTCCGCTATTATAATATAATAGGGAAATATCCTAGTGGTTAAGGAGCTTGCTTTGGGAGCAAGAAATCAGGAGTTCGAATCTCCTTTTCCCTACTATTTACTCACATAGCTTAGTAGAGTAGATAAATTATAAATAGTGGCATATCCCCTCAATCTTATACATTGTAGAAAGGGTAATTGGTGCATGTGGGTTCAAGCCCCACTGCCACTACAATGGACTTTATTTTCGAAGTTAGAAGTTCGAGCCTTCTTGTGAGTACTATGAAGAAGTATATTACATATTTAAGCAATCTTATAAAAAATAATACTGGTATAAGTTCAAAGAATTTCTTTTTAGTATCAGTTACTATTGTAGGTTTAATACTTTTGATTGTACCAGTAATTGTACTTATAGTAGAGGTATTTTATAATCATACTATAAGAACTGATTTAAGTGGCCTAGCTGCATATATAGGAGCAGTAGCTGCTATATTTACATCAGCTGGTATAACAAAAGCATGGTCTGAAAAATATGAGAGAAAAGATAATAAAGATGCTACCAAAATGGATAAAGCAGAGCAATAGGTATAAGCACCTATTCTATGCAATTCCTATAGGATTTTTCTTTACATTAATATGCGTAGTAGGTGTAGCATCTGGACTGGAGTATAAAGATAAATTATATGGAAATAAGTGGGATTGGTTAGACTGGGTAGCCACTATTATTGGCGGTATAATAGGTCAATCTTTACAATTGCTAGTTCTACATAATTTATTATAAGTTCTATAACATTATTAACCCATAAAAGTTTTATAGCATGAAAAGATTTATTTCGGCTGTTAAAATGGCAGTAAAGAGAGCCTTCTCAAATATAACTTATCTGCCATCAGGTATGTTACCACCACGGTAACTACCTGCTATCTTGGGGAAATAACTAATGCCCTCTTGGTGGAATGGTAGACACGGTAGGATTAGACCCTACTATCTAAGATGTGTAAGTTCGAGTCTTACAGGGGGTACTAAAAATAATTTGAATTTTTTTCATAAAAAATTTGGTTATATAAAATATTTATCATAATTTTGTAGCATCAATGTGAGAGGTATGTATGAAGAAAGCTTTTTAACTCCTATGGAAGAGGAAAGACCAGTAGAACTTAATGGTGCTTCTTTATTTATAGACTTCCTAAACCAACTTGAAGGTTGGAAAACTAAGTGTAAAAATCTTCATTGGGCAGCTCCTAAGAAGAATATACATGTATATCTTGATGAATTCTTATCAGTATTGTCATCTTATCAAGATGGTTTAGCTGAGGGATATATGGGAATACTCGGAAAGATGCAGCCTAATGTAATTAAAGGAAAACCATGTGGTAGCTTGAATGCTATAGACTTTATTAATGAAGTAAAGTCACTGACTTTATCTTTCTATAAGAAAATTCCAGTAGATGCAATATATAAAGGTATTGCCTCAGAATGTGAAACATTTATACAAGATATAAATAAGTACACCTACTTGTTTAAGTTATGTGATATTAATCCATACTAATGAACAATAAATATTAATTATTAAGTGGTTTACCCACTTACTCTCCTCTAGTGTAATTGGTCAGCACGGGTGGCTCTAACCCACCAGGACAGGGTCCAAATCCTTGGGGGAGGACTAAAATTTATCACTCCTATGAGACAAGAAATTATTAAATAGCTAAAAGTTCTAATACAAGATACTTTAAGTAATATTGAGATTATTGTTACTCTAGCTGAAAAGTATAATCTTACTAATGAGCAGTTTTTTATTGACTGGGAGGATAAACTAAATGAATATAGTATAAAAGATCATGGTTCTATGGGGGAACTGGGAGACCCGAGAGACTTAAAATTTCTTAGTCAGTAATGGCTGTGTGGGTTCGAATCCCACTAGAACTACTGCTCTCTTAGTATAAAGGTTATTACCCTTGATTTGTAATCATGTGATGTAGGTTCGATTCCTACAGAGAGCTTATCTAAAATTTTCATAGTATAAAGTGTATTAGCTACGGCGGTTTGTGAAAATAGCTGTAGTTTATTTTGAAATATAAATTTTAATTATATAGTGGGGTATAGCAATGGTAGCTTACCAGGCTCATAATCTGGAGGTTAGAGGTTCGAGTCCTCTCCCCGCAACTATTTATGTATATATTATGGGAGAAACAGAAAAAGTAAAGAAACCAAAGCCTAGAAAGAGTACTAATACTATTATACCTGACTAGGCTATGACTGCTATAGTTAGTGACACTATTAGAGGAATTATAAGAATAGTGAATGAAGAAGGTATTAGGAAAGAAAATATAGTTTCTTTACTTAAAGAAAATGGACAATTTATACTAGTTTATTTTGAATAAAAATAAATATGGCAAAATAGAATATAGTAGAAAGATCCTTAATGGATGGGGAGGAGTTCACAGACTACCTGAGAAATAATAGGATAAATCCTATAAAAGACTTTTACGAGAATAATATCCTTAATTTAAGGAATTTTAATGCTGTTAAAAGTTTTAAGTCTATAAGGAGAGCTATAAAAAGAGGCCATGTATCTATAGATGGAGTAATCTACCCGAAGAGACCCTTTAATAATGCAAAGCAGCAGAAGGGAAGTCTAAACGATAAAAAGAAGAGTGTATATGGGCAGCTTAAACATAAATCATCAATCTAATGACTATGACTAGATTCCAGTATTATACTGTAAGCACTGCTTGTCATTGAAGATTAGGAATATTCCAGTAGTAGAAGATTCAGACTACTGTGATGATTGCGGCTCAACTGATACTGGAAAATGCTTAATATAGGAATGGGAAACTCTATATAAGAATAAATACGGTCATAAGTATCTTGATTCATACTAATAATTTATAAAAATGGAGGAGAAAAAAAGTAATGTTGTGGAGATGATCCCACGTACAAAAAAGCAAGACAAGCCTGAGAAAATGAGTTACGAGCAACTTGAGCAAGTTGCCCATCAACTTAGTGAGCAGGTAAGACAATTATATAGTCAACTACAAAAGTCTAATTTAAATAATATGTTTAAGAGATTAGACTATTTGTTTAAGGTAGTGGAGAATGGTCATATATTTGACCAGGATTTCACCAATAAATGTATTGATGAAATTGAGCATATTATGACAATTCAGGAGGAGCCTGAAGGTAATACAGAAGATTCTGCTGATAATAATAAGGAATAAATACTATGTCGAGGAAGCCAGATAATATTGTGAGAATCCCATGCTCATTAGATAGTAGCTTCTTCAGATATTGGTTTATGTTTCTAGAGCCTTTTCATAAATTAACTGATAGAGAGATAGGTGTAATTGCTTCTTTTGTAAAATAGAGGTATGAGCTTAGTAAGGTTATTAAGGATAGTGAGATTCTTGATAAGGTTACTATGAGTGAAGATGTAAAGAAGAAAGTGAGAGAGGAATGTCATATTACTCTTCCACACTTTCAAGTAATTATGGGTAAATTAAGAAAGAATAAAGTAATAGTTGATGGAAAAATAAATCCTAGATTTATTCCCAATATTAATGAAGATAATGGGGCTTTTTAGCTATTATTACTCTTTGATCTAAAATGACTTATTAGTAGATAGTAGATAATGTTTCATATGAGCTTAGTTTACCCAGAGAATTAGTTGATAAAACATATAAAGCCTATTGGTTTTTTATAAAATAGTATATACAATCTTTACCATTAAAGGAAGATCTTAGTAAAAACAATTTCTCACAGTTAAAAACTAATATTAACATTCCGTCATTAGGTAAACTCACATGTACTTATAACAGAATGTTAAATATGAAAAAGAGACTTGAAATATTAAATAAAATACGGGAGAAGAAATAAAACTGTATATTAGTATAAAGAATATCAAATATGCTAAAGATTAAGAAAATAAAGCCTATGTTTACAGCCCTTATAACTACTATGGATAGGTATGAGCAAGATGTAAAAATAGGCAACCTTATTGATACAACAAAACAACAGGGCACTATTAAAGAATACCAAAGAGTACTTGCTATAGGTGATTCAGTAAGAGGCATTAAAGTAGGGGATTTAGTTTCAGTAAACCCAACAAGATTTGCAGTAAAAAAGCATAAGGATGGGTCTCTTAAAGACGGTATAATAACAGATAACCCTGTAATAACTTATAATTTTGATATAGTTGAAATGGGTGACAAACAGTGCTTACTGCTTCAAGACAGGGATATTGACTTTATTATTGAGGAGTTTGAGGAAATTCCTGAACCCTCTCGTTCAACTATAATTCAGCCAGAAGAAAAGAAAATAATTGTATAATCTAAAGGGTAATCAGGTATTTCTGGTTACCCTATATTTATATATATTATGATAGGAACACATAATAGTTTTACTTACTTAAAAGCAAAAAAGCCTATATTAGAATTATTCTCGTTTATGTGGAGAACATAGACTAAAACTATAGACGAGCAGCTTAAGCTGGGGGTAAGATATTTTGATGTAAGAGTTAGAAGGTCTAAGGATAAATGGATATTATGTCATGGTATTGTGGATTTTGAATACTCATTTTATCATTTATATGAGATACCATACATCTTTAGAAATAATAGGGTAAGGATTATCCTTGAAAGAGGTAAGGATAAGGACCTGTTTATTTAGGAGATACAATATGCAGCTAAATACAAAGAGATATCCTTTGCATGTATTAAAAATGGGTGGGAAATTATATTAAACAGAGATCCCAATATACATGATTATACCTATAGACCGTGGATATCTAATAAATCCTTTCTGGAAAACATAAAAAGGTTTCAACTTTTTTTCTCAACTATTAAGAAGTGGGCAAGAAAGCATAATCCAGTAATAGGTGATACTCTTATACATAGTAAGGATCTTTACTTTATGGACCATGTGTAAATCAGTAATCAAACAGCTAAATAATAGTAAAAATGAAGTTATTAAAATATGAAGGATATAATCTTACCTTTGAGCCAGAACTATTAACACTAAAAGTCTTTAAAAGACTCTTTTCAAGAGACAGAACTAAGGACAAGTCAAAGTTTCTGCAAGAACTTGGATATATATATTTTATGGAGGACCCGAGGTCTGACTATTAGTATATAACTGATCCAATAGAAAGATCTAAAGCTATTATAATTGGAGAAGGATTGCCAGATAATTGGAAGGTTGATTCTTTATTGCAGGAAGCTATAGACTACTATAAATCTTTTAAGCCAACAGCAGCTTTGCTACTTGAAGACACTAGAGTGGCTGTTGATAAGCTAAGAGAATAGTTAAGAGATATAGATTTAAGTGCCACAGATGATAAAGGAAAGCCTATTTATACATTAAATGTGGTAGTATCAACTATTAAGTAGGTACCTTCTCTAGTAAAAGATCTTGATGAAGCAGAGAGGGCAATAGCTAAAGAGCTTGTTTAGAATGATAAGATTAGAGGAAGTGCTGAAAAGAGTATGTATGAAGACCTAAATTTATAAGTAAATGGAAAGTAGTGAAGTATTAATTAGCACTAATGAGTGCCAAACTCTCATAACTAATGAGCTACTGTCTGCATATCCAGAAGAAGTGTAGCAGCAGTTTATAGAATTTGTGTCAACAGTTCCTTTAATATAGAATCTTATATCAGCTACTAGACCAAGAATAGAAGATTTACCTAGAGACAGTGAAGGTAGAGCTATTATAGATATTACAAATCCGCCATTATATAAAGATGCAGACTATTTTAGATAGCCCGCATTGCACTTCTTAAAGAATGGGTGCTATACCTTTCTTAGGCCTAATAGTAATCCTAACAGTGAATACAGAAAGTTCTGGGATAGGGAAATAGATAGATGCTATAATGGATTGTTAAGATAGTCTGATGGTATGTGGATTCCTGGATATATGTACTGGTTTCTTAACTACTGTCCTATGATGATTAATGAGTATAAAGAGGGTAGAAAGAAGGCTATAAGAAAGGAGGGATTCCCATACTTTTTTGAGGGTATTTGGTTTAGATATTTATACTTGCATAATGCTAGAGAGCATGGTCATCATGCAGCAGAATTAGCAAAAAGAGGATGCGGAAAGAGCTTTTCTTTATCCGCAATAATGTCACACAATCTAATACTAGGAGAAACTAAAGAGTCTAATAGAAGAAATATTACAGTATTAACTGCATATCAAAAAGAGTATCTTAAGGATGATAAAGACGGTACTTTAGGTAAATTTGTTCCTACTTTATCCCATCTTTCTAATAATACCCCATTCCCAAAATTAATGTTGAAACAGTCCCCCAATGAAATGACTTGGTAGATGGGGTATAAAGATGAATATGGAAGACCACAAGGTTCTCTTAATCAGGTAATTGGAGTATCTGCTAAGGATGACAGTGATAAACTTAGAGGTAAACGAGGGTGGATATTGTATGAGGAGTTTGGTAACTTTAATGGACTACTTGAGCTATATGATGTTACCAGAAAATCTGTTGAAGATGGTGATTATACATTCGCTTGCCAATATTTGATCGGCACAGCAAACAATAAAGAAGCTAATTTCCAATCTGCTAAAACACTTCTATATGCACCATCTTCCTATAATATACAAGAAGTTAAAAATGTATATGATAAGAAGGGCTAGGGAAGAGACTACTTTGGGTTTTTCTTTCCTGCATATTTAAACAGAGCTGGATGTTATAATAAAGATGGCATATCTGATGTGGTAAAAGCGCTATTGCAGATACTTAATAATAGATATTTAGCTAAGTATGGTGCTGATCCAACTTCAGTACTGAGAATTATAGCAGAGGACCCAATAACACCAGCAGAAGCTATTATTAAAGTTAAAGATGCTTTCTTTAATGTTTAGGCATTAAATGAAAGAGCTTAGTAGTTAGATACTAATCCTAGAATATATGATGATGTGTATATAGGGGAGCTATTTATTAACTCTAAGGGAGAAGTAGAATTTAAGCCCGCTAATGATATACCTATTAGAAAATACCCTGTAGATAATGATACAAGAGGGGCTTTAGAGATATATGTAATGCCTGAAAAGGATAAAAGTGGTAAAGTCTTTAATGAAAGATATATTATTGGCCATGACCCTGTAAACAATGATGTAGCAGAATCATCCTCCTTATCTTCAACTTTTGTATTTGATTTATTTACAGACACTATAGTAGCAGAGTTTACTGGTAGAAACCCTTATGCAAATGATAATTTTGAAATAGTAAGATTACTGTGTATGTTTTATAATGCAAAGTGTTTATACGAAAGTAACCTCAAGGGCATTTTCGCATATTTCCAAATGAAAAGATAGACATACTTATTAGCAGAAACTCCAGAGTATTTAAGGGATAAACAGCTAATTAAATATAAAGGATTTGGATCTAATGCTTATGGGGTCAATGCTTCTGCTGCTATTAATAACTATGCTAATGGCCTTCTAAAAGATTGGTTTAATAAGATGGTAACTGTTACTACTAAGAATGAGGCTGGTGAAGAATCCTAGGTATAGGTTCCAATGATATACACCCTAAAGACAAGAGCATTGATAGAGGAGGCTATACAGTTTAATCCTGAAATTAATGTGGACCGTATAAGGGCAATGGGCTTAGTAATGTTATATAGAGAAGAGTATATAATTAAGTATGGAGATACTCTTAATAAAGAAAGTAGAGAAGCTATACCTAAAGACGACCCTAGCAATGACCCATTCTTTATGAAAAACTATGATTCTAGGTTTAAGTAGTGCCTTTAGTAAAAATAGGCATTAATAGTTAATAAATTGTTTATATGCTTGTATAAATCAATGGTTTTACATATTTTTGCGTAATAATTAAATTGAAGTATATGGGATATGAATTAATAAATTTGCCCCCACAATAGCTTCCTTTTTCAAAGAAGAATAAGAAATGGCGTGTTGCCCATTTGAATTGGGCGGACTCAAAGACATTTTTTAACTATAGTCTTGTAAGAAAATCTGTAATACATAAGAAAATCAACTATGATTTACTTCAAGGAAAACTTCACATGAGTGATCTTGAGCTTGTACTTAACCCTGAGAATTTATAGGCAGGATTTATTCCTGATAGAATTTAGCATTATCCTATAATAAACAGTAAGCTAAATATTCTTAGGGGAGAAGAAAGTAAAAGAGTATTTGATTTTAAGGTTATAATAACTAACCCCAATTCTATTTCAGAGATTGAGAATAATAAGAAATAGGAAGTACTATAGAAATTGTAGGAATGGGTAGCTAACACTGCATAGTCTGAAGAGGAGGCCAATCAAGAGCTTGAAAAGCTAAATGACTACTATACCTATGAGTGGTAGGATATGAGAGAAATTAGGGCTAATGCTCTTCTTAATCATTATATTAAGGAGTATAATATACCTGTACTGTTCAACTAGGGATTTACAGATGCAATGGCTACTGGTGAAGAAATGTATCAATGTGATATTGTTGGCGGGGAACCCACTATTACAAGACTTAATCCTCTTAAAGTTAGAATATTCAAGTCTGGGTACAGTAATAGAGTTGAAGATGCAGACATGATAATTCTTGAGGATTATTGGAGTCCTGGAAAAGTAATAGACACTTTTTATGATGTTCTTACAAAGAAAGACTTAGAGTATATAGAAAAATTACCAGATCATATAGGACAAGCTGCAACTGACTCTATGGATAATATAGATGAAAGATATGGCTTTGTCAATAACCATATGATAGGTGATGAAATAAGTACTGAGGGATTTTTCTGGGATCCATTAGGTGGCTATAATGGAGTTAATAACTCTCTTCTACCCTATGATGTCGCAGGAAACTTGAGAGTACTTAGAGTATATTGGAAATCTAGAAGAAGGATTAAAAAAGTTAAGTCTTATGACCCAGAAACTGGTGAAGAAGTTTATAACTTCTACCCAGAGACTTATATTATAGATAAGGATGCTGGAGAAGAAGAGCAGATATTCTATATTAATGAGGCCTGGGAAGGAACAAAGATAGGTACTGATATATATGTTAATATGAGACCTAGAATTGTTCAGTATAATAGACTGAGTAATCCATCAAGGTGCCATTTTGGTATAATAGGCTCTATTTATAACCTTAATGATAACAGGCCCTTTAGTCTGGTAGATATGATGAAACCTTATAACTATCTATATGATGTAATTCATGACAGACTAAATAAGCTAATTGCTAGAAACTGGGGTTCTTTAGTAAGACTTGACTTTGCTAAGAAGCCAAAAGGTTGGGATGTAGAAAAGTGGCTATACTATGCTAAAACAATGGGTCTTGCTGTAGAAGATAGCTTTAACGAGGGTAGTGTAGGATCTGCTACTGGAAAACTGGCTGGTGCATTAAATAATGCATCTACTGGAGTTATTGCTGCTAATGACGGTAATCAGATTTAGCAGTATATTAATCTCCTTGAATTTATTAAGATGGAAATGTCAGAAGTAGCTGGTATTACTAAGCAAAGAGAGGGCCAAATTTCAAACAGAGAAACTGTTGGTGGGGTGGAAAGAAGCATGTTACAGTCTTCACATATTACTGAGTGGTTATTTGTAACACATGAAGATGTAAAGAAAAGAGTACTTGAATGCTTCCTAGAAACTGCAAAAATAGCCCTCAAGGGAAGAAGTAAGAAATTCTAGTATATATTGTCCGATAATTCTATGAGAATTATGGATATAGATGGTGATGAATTTGCAGAAGCTGACTATGGTCTTGTAGTAGATAATAGTAATGGTATTCAAGAATTAAGCTAGAAACTTGATACTCTTGCTTAGGCTGCACTACAGAATCAGGCACTTCACTTCTCTACTATTATGAAGTTGTTTAGTTCATCCTCTCTTGCTGAAAAGCAAAGACTTGTTGAGAAAGATGAGAGAGATATTCAAGAAAAATAGGCTTAGATGCAGCAACAGCAAGCAGAATTACAACAACAGTAGATAGATCAAGCTGCTTAGATAGAACAAGCTAAGATGCAACAAGAAGACAGCTTAAATGCAAGAGATAATGAGACTAAGATTTAGATAGCTCTTATAAATGCTTAGAGTAAGAATGTTGAGAATACTAATACTGAAGAGTCAGATTTTAGTGAAGAGGCTAGGGCTAATTTATAGGAAAAGGTTAGACAATTTAATGAGAAAATAAAACTTGATAGGGAGAGGCTTGAGTTTGATAAGAATAAAGCTAAGAGAGAAGCTCAGTTGAAAGAGTAGTAGATAAATAAAATGAAACGAACTAGTAATTCATAAATAACAATATGGATGTATTAATAACAGGATTTATAGGACTTATTTCTTCTATAATTACTGGCTGGGCATCTTGGTTTATTACAAGAAAGAAATATAATGCTGAGGTGGACTAGACCCTTGTCTAGAATATGAAGTCTTCTTTAGATTTTTATAAATAGTTATCAGATGATAACAGAGAAAGACTTTAGGAAGTACTAAAGAGAAATGACGAGCTGGAGGAAGAAATTAAAAAACTGAGAGATTAGATGTTCAGTATAATGAGTCAAATCTGTCTTAGTGTACAATGTCCTGCAAGAGTAATAAATCGCAATCTTAATAAAAATAGTGTAAAAAGCACTAATGAATCTATAATAACTAACGGTGAGTATAAATGAAAAGATTTAAATATTATGAATATGCCCAGATGGAAGGAAGTAAAACTCTTCCACAATTTGCTATGGCTATAGCTGATTTGGTGGGTGTTTAATTTAAAATTGAAGTATTATGTTTTTTACACAAGAAGATTATAGAAAGATAGAGCAATAGCTTCAAAGAAACTCAGTTAAAGATACTGATTTTCAAGAAGCTTTACCCTTAAATGGGTTGGAAACTATAACTTTAATCCAAGATGGGTATAATAAAAAAGTGTTTATTAAAGACTTAGTAGGTCAAATATTTAAGTTAGGAGTGTCAGATTTCCTAAATGTTACTGATAAATATGAAGCTTCTTATATAACTTTAGGTGAGGCTATTAAGCTTATTTCTTCAGGAGCTAGAAAGGTAGGGCAAGTAATTACTTTCCTTAATACTGATGGGAACTGGCAAGTATATCAATTTAAGGGGGCACTTAATCAATGGAACCAACTTGATTTATGGGAAGATTTATTTGATTGGGGAAAGTTTATCGTAGACTCCATTCTTCCTGATGAAGAAGATTTAACTAAATCTTTGCCAGATGAAAATGGGAATTCATACTTATCATTAAAGGGTAGAAAATATGAACCTAATAACTATTCGGGTCTTGGTAGAGTTATTCTTAGAAAGAATATAATGGAAATTGAAGATCCTATCTATGGTAAAGCAAGAAAGAATGTTCTTTATCAAGACATGATTAATAAAGAAAATACTATCTATGAGATTAGATATGACTTTGATTTGAATGGGCAAGAAATTACTATTCCTGAAGGCTGTACATTAGATTTTCAAGGAGGCTCTATATCTAATGGTACTGTTACTGTCAGAAATACTAAAATTACTCCAAATGGTTTCCCTATAACAGACTATATAACATCTACAATAAATGGGACTCTTGCTAAAGGACAAAATTATTTTGACGAATCTTTAGGTAGACCAAAATGGCATGATGGGTCTAAATGGGTAGATGCAACAGGAGCAACTGTATAAATAATTAATTAAACTATTATATAGCAATAAATAATTATGTCACAACAATTAGTTAAGAAGGGTCCCGATGGAAGGTATTTTAATGTAATGCCTAAAAGTTGGATAGAAGCTATAGAAGATAGAGGCACTGGGCAAACCCTTGTAGAAATATTACAAGGGTTTAATATGTACTTTTTACCTTATAATGGCAATACGTCAGCTACTAGATGCTTAGTGCCAATGATTCTTAGAAAGAAAGGATTATGGATTACCTATGTAAAGTATGATGGTAATGTATATACTGAGTGGTATGCTGCTAGTGATATAGATGATAAGTCATGGGGAGACTCTTCAAATTGGAGAATTGGTAATAATACATTAGTAGGAGATATTACTATCTCAGCTGATGGTAATTGGGTAATTAACGGTACTGAGTCTGAATTTAAGGCTGTAGGAGAAAAGGGAAATACCCCTTTAATCAGGGTAGCTAACAATAGATTACAAGTATCTTATGACTTAGGAGATACTTATAAGAATGTTACTGAAAATCCTGTATATACTCAATTCAGAAATTATAATAATAAAATACAAGTTTCTACAGATCTAGGTGCTACTTGGACGGATGCTTCTGATGAAATAGCTGCATATTTTAGATGGCAAGCCACCACTGAAGGTACTCAAGCTAATAGTGTAGGGAGATTACAAATTAGTAGAGATAATAAGACTTGGACTAATTTAAGTAATGATATTATTAATAACTTACATATATCTAAATATATCGGAGCTAATGAACCATTACCTACAAGTGGTATAGCTGAAGGTACTATATATGCTAAAGGCCCTACCTATGCAGTAGAAGATACAAGTAGTAGTAATCCTATTTATAGATTGTGGGTTTATGCTTGGAAAGGTGGTACTTTAGCTTGGCAGGACAATGGAGAGTTTACCAGTATTGCTGCTGGGATAGTTCAAGAAACAGGCAGCAATGAGAATGTAGTAATGAGCCAAAAGGCTACTTCTGCTAAATTTACTGAAATAGAGCAGGGGATAATTTATGATGTATCAGCACACAATGATGGTGCAGTTTTTGAATCTCTCCAAGCTTTATTAAGTAGTTCTGATTTAGATTCACTTATCCCCATATCAGTTCGTTGTGGCGGTATGAATATTCGGTTTATAAATTCTTTGGATAACAAGTATGTGCAGTATCGCTACACAGGTATTGAAACAATTGGCAATCCTAATCCTTTCTTGGATAATGCTAATTGGAAATGTACTGATTCTACAATAATTTTTGAGAATACTGAAGAAAAGGAGTTTATTTTACCTAATATATTAAATAAATGTGGAACTGTAAGGTCATTGACTATTCATAGTTTTCAAGGTGCACAAGAAGTATGTGTTAATGAGTATATGCTGGAATTTACAGTTAGTGGGGATGATTTTACTCTGACATTACCTGAGGGTGTTCGTTGGACAGAAGATCCTACGTGGGAAAATGGATATACGTATCAAGTTTCAATAGTTAATAACCTTGCAGTATATGCGGGATGGGGGGCCCAAATAAATGAGTAATTTCAGACGAAGAATAATTCTTTTCGCAGCATCTCTAATTCGTTCTTGTTTTAGTAATGGATTTTGGGATAATTTAGCTCGTTGGGACAATAATGAAGGTTGGAACAATTAAAATATAGTTAATTATGGTTAAAAAAAGAAAAAAGAATGTAAGTTATAATCCCATCGTAAGTATCAACGAAGATTGGGGTTTAGACGAAAGAAACGGATTTCCTTATAGCGGGGAAAGTGTTCAGAGGTTTATTAAAGAAAGCCTTAATGGAAAGGCTGGTCTTTTCTATTATGACACAACAAATAACCGCTATCTTGTTTTTGCTAACGAACAGACAAGGGACGAGTATCTTGAAGATCCTACGAAGACAGAACTGATAATCGGTACATTTGATGCTCCATTTAATTATACTGCAAGCATTAATCTTTTAACGAGTAATTATGTAGCAGTCCTTACAGGAACAACAGGAAATATTATAAGATTTACATTCGATGTTGTAAATAAACAAGGTAGCTCTGTTGGTGAGAATGTTCTTTGCACTTATACTTTTATAAAAGGCTCTACGAAAAAGGTAGTTAAAGCAAGATACAGATATAATGAGGAAGTGTCGTTTTCTATCGATGACTACATTAGTGACGGAACTAATAACATTATTATATCAATAACAGGTGAAACAACGCTTGCAGCAACATCCTTAGCTATTACTTATCAAGTTGTTAATCTGTTTATTTCAGATGAATACGATATCTCAAGGGTTTACAATCTTAATGCAAACCCTAACGCTATTGCAGAAATACCATTTACAGTAAAAGGCTATGGGACAAAGACTGTGGAGTGGTATCTTGATAAAGAGAAACTTCCAGAAGAATCTTACATAGACGAGGCCACTGCTACTGAGGTTACAAGAACAAAAAATATAAGTCTTAGCAACTTGCAGGAGGGAATACATAGCATTCAATTAAGGGCATATACCATAATTAACGGGGAAAAATTTTATTCAAAAACACTTTATAGGGAAATAATAGTCCATAATGGTGTTAGTCAGAATAATTATATAGCAGTAGCTGCTGAACTACCGATGGGAAAGGTAATAACTGATGTCGAGCATTTCTACGGAACACAGTTTATAGATTTCCCATTGAGATTGGCTGCATACTCTCCTATTAATGCAGCAAGCATTAATGTGGAGGTATCGATTGATGAAACAAGTATAACCACCATAGCGGCACAAAATGGCATAGTATATGACTTATTGATTCCGTTAAGCAATTCTGGAGAACTCAATTTAGTGCTTACAGATGGTACTGTATCTAATTCTAAGGTCATAGAAGTTAGTGAGGGTGACATTAAACTTGAAGAAATAAAAGACGGACTTGCATTATATCTTACTGCTAAGGGAAAGACTAACTCAGCTCTCGACAAAGATAGTTGGGTTTATAAGTCGGTATCTACCACATTCAGCGGATTTAAGTGGAATAGTATAAGTGGATGGAATAACGGAGCATTATACATACCCAATGGAGCTTCGATAAGCATCGGTTACGCACCTTTGGCAGGAAATGTAACAGCAAAAGGAAAGACTATTGAGCTTGAAATAGGCTCTACTAATGTGTATGATGATAATGCTATTTTAATGGATTTAAGAAATTCTAATGGAGTAGGATTATTGATTACTGCAAGTAAAATAACTCTTACATCAGCTGGTGGAGCTAAGATTAGCACGAGATATATGAGTAATGAGGCTATCCGTGTATCAATTGTTATTAATCGCACTTCTGGAGTAAATAATAAATGTCTTGCATTTATATATGTAAATGGAGAAAACAGTGGAGCTGTGAATTTTGCAGAAACAGATAGCTTCACAAGTAATAGTAACATTGTAGTAAGTGGCTCTGAGAGCGCCACAGCAATTATAAAGAGCATTCGCATTTATGATACTGCCCTTTCAGACGAGCAGATACTTAACAACTATGCTTTTTATTCAGATGACGTCACTAAATTGGCAATAGTAAACAGAAATAACATACTTAATTCTGAATCCAATGAGATAGATTATAGTAAGGTTGCTAATCAACTTCCTGTGATGATTATTACAGGTGATATTCCATCACTTGAAGCTACTACAGATAAGAAAAAGTCAATCAAGGTCGATGTTCAGTACATAAACAACCAAGACCCCGACTTGAGCTTCACTATGAAGAATGCTAAGATGACTCCACAAGGAACATCGTCAATGGGTTATCCTAAGAAGAATTATAAGTTATATTCCGATGATAATGATGATACAATAGTGTACGACAGCAATGGGAAGATAATTCCTGATAGACTGTATGCGTTCAAGAAAGGGTCTATTCCTATTAGTATATGGTGTTTCAAGGCAGATTATGCGGAGTCGTCAGGCACTCATAATACTGGTATAGCTAAACTTTGGAATGATGTATTAAAGAATGCTAAGATTCTTGATATTGATAGCAGATATTATGATAAAACGTCTGAATATGTTTTCAGAACTAAAGCACAAAAAGCTGCTATAAGTAATGATTATCCTTATGATGTAAGAACAACTGTTGATGGATTCCCTATCTGCATCTTCTACAAGATGACAGAAGATTCTGAACTCGTTTTTCTCGGAAAGTATAATTTCAATAATGATAAATCGACTGAGAATGTGTTTGGATTCAAGGATATTCCTGGATTCGACAATACAAATATGCAATGTTGGGAGGTACTGAATAATGGCGACCCTCTTGCTTTGTTCACTAATGTAAGCGATTTTGATTCAAGGTGGAAAGAAGCGTATGAGAGCCGTTATCCTGACACTAAAGAGCCAAACACATCACAATTAAAGTCTTTCTGTCAATGGGTTAATTCAACATCTAATTTTAGCAATGAGAAATGGGAGCATCTTGACGTGTACAAGGTTGCAGCATACTATATTTACCTAATGCGTCATGGTGCAGTTGATCAGCCAGTAAAGAATGCTATGCTCACATCAGAGGATGGTCAGCACTATTTCTTTATTCTTTATGATAACGATACTACACACGGATTGAGAAATGACTCGCTTCTTATATATGAACCAACAATAGATAGACAATCATTAGACCCCACGGCATCCACTACTGTGTATGCTTATGCAGGTCATGATTCAGTGCTTTGGAACTCGCTTGAAGCTGATACGGAATTTATGGAAATTGTCGAGAAAGTAGATGCTGCTCTTTATGAAGCAGGACTTACTTATGATAATGCTATAAAGATGTTCGATGTAGAGCAAGCTGGAAAGTGGTGCGAGAGAATTTATAATGCAGACGCGCAGTATAAATACGTAGGACCATTTAATGAAAGTGCAATAAATAATCTTTATATGCTTCAAGGCTCAAGAAAGACACATAGAAAATGGTGGTTGAGTAGAAGATTTTCCATTTACGATGCAAAATGGGCAACAGGAAATTATAAGAGCCAAGCAGTAGAGTTCAAACTTCTTACAGCTCCTAAAGGACTTAACTTTACGATAACGGCTGGATATGCCACTTCTTATGGTTATGGCATAAATAATGTTATTATTTCTAAAGGAATTGAGCTTGAAATCGGTGAGAGTCATACATTTACTACTGACAGGGTACTTAATGTTGGCGACCCTGTAAGAATTTATGCTGCCAATAACATTCGTGAGATAAATCTATCAAACTTTGCGCAGTATATATCAACTCTTAATATATCCAAGGTTTACAGCGAAACACTCGGAACTCAGCTTAAAAAACTTGTTATAGGTAAAACTGACTCCACAAACACATCACTTTCAAGCATTGACGGACTTACATTTGCAGAAAAACTTGAATACCTTGATATTACAGGTTTTAGAGGATTGACAAATTTACCTTTGGAATCACTTGAAAATCTGAAGACTCTTATCGCAGGTAATTGTGGAGTAACGTCTTTTACATTCAAAGACGGAGCAAGTCTTGAGAAACTGGTGCTTCCAGATACCACTATGGCATTGTCGTTGAGCCACGTGGACACGTTACGTGTAGGTAATTTTACAATGCCTTATGAGAATCTTAGAATTTTGTCTATAAAGAATTGTACATATCTTAACAGCGATATTACTATTGTAAACAACTGGATTGATGCTTTATCTACATCAGAGGGCTTTACAGAGTCATCATTGATTCTGGAAGGCATAAATTGGGTAAATTGCACATTAGATGATAATAAGACCACATCATTGCTCCGTTTAATTGACGCCATAAACAGAGGGCTTAATGTGTCCCTAAAAGGATATATAAAACTTACTTCATGTAATGACGAGCAAATGGCTATGCTTGAAGAAACTTTTGGTGCTAATGTATTTAACCCAAATAGCGAATTATTCATATCCATTCCAGATGGTGTGTTTATATACGGAGATAACTCTGTTGTTGAAGGAGAATCACTGCAATTAACAGCGAGGGTAATTTCTGAAAATCCAGGAGAAATAACGTGGAGCATAATTAGCGGTGGAACAAGCTATCAGTCTATTGATTCTAATGGACTTTTAACAACTACTGAATATGGAGCCACGAGAAGTGTAACTGTACAAGTTAAACACATTCCTACATCTGGAACCATAGTCACAGCCACTATGTCTATTGAAATAGTTAAAGCTGTAAGACCTACAGGAGGAACTATAAACGGACAAGATACATTATCAAGCGAAGGAGAATATACTCTCGATGTTACTCCCAGTGATACAAACAAACCTTACAGTGTTAATTGGACATTATCCGGCGATGGATATGATAATGGGTATGTGTCTATAAAATCACATAGTAATAACAATTGCGTGCTTCAAAGCACTTCTGACGCTGTTGGAAACTTTAAGCTTGTAGCAACTATAACAAGCGGTGAAACAATTATAACGATAGAAAAGACAATTGTTCTTGGAATTCTTCTGACATTGAATATTTCATCTAATCAGGGCGAAGACAGCGACATAGATTCTTTAAGTGCCACAGTACAATACAACGATAAGAATATTACTGCAAGAAATGGAGTGGCTGTTGGTATACCAAAAAACACTCAGTGTACAATTTCATTTCCCGATGTTGAAGGATACAGGAAACCAGATACGATTGAGATAGTAAGCGGAAATAGCTCTATAACTAAGGATGTTACTTATGAAACAGAGGTTGTTAAGGTTACTTTAACATCTTCAGATGATTCGGATATTATAGGTCAGACTGTCACAATTAACAATCAACAATTTACGTGGAGTGGAACCGAGGTATCTAAGAAAGTAGCATTTGGAACAGAATATACGGTTTCTGCAAGTGCAAAAGACGAGTATTCAATTTCCACATTAACATTCACCGCCAATCAGACAGTTAGAAATGTGGAACTTGTTTATATTAAGGCAGATATTGCTGTTAACCGTAAAACCAATCCAGAGGTAATGGAGTGTCTATATTCAGCAGGGCTTTGTGCCAATGCAAATTATATGACAAAAGATGAAGCTGCAACTGTTACAGCAGAACAATTAAAACCATCTGGCGGAAATTCTATTTTCCAAAACAATTCTAAAATTAAGACGTTCAACGAATTTAAGTATTTTACCGGCCTATTACAAATACCATCATATTGTTTCTATTACTGCCAAAACTTGACTTCTATAGAAATCCCCAACTCCGTCACGAGTTTGGGAGATTACTGCTTCCGTGGTTGCAGCAGTTTGACCTCCATCACCATTCCCAACTCCGTCACGAGTTTGGGAGATGAGTGCTTCCGTAGTTGCAGCAGTTTGACCTCCATCACCATTGGCAACTCCGTTACTTCAATTGGCGATTATGCCTTCTAGCAATGTAGCGGCTTGACAGGTATTACCATCCCCAACTCCGTTACTTCTATTGGCAAGGCTATCTTATCCTACTGTAGAGACTTGGAATCAATAGTGGTTGAGAGCGGCAATTCTATATATGATTCAAGAGAAGATTGCAATGCTATTATTCATACCTCTACCAATGAATTAGTAGCAGGATGCAAAAACAGCCAAATTCCCAACTCCGTCACGAGTTTGGGAGGTTACTGCTTCGACGGTTGCAGCAGTTTGACCTCCATCACCATTCCCAACTCCGTCACGAGTTTGGGAGAATGGTGCTTCTATGGTTGCAGCAGTTTGGCCTCCATCACCCTTGGCAACTCCGTCACGAGTTTGGGAGATGGGTGCTTCTCTGGTTGCAGCAGTTTGACCTCCATCACCCTTGGCAACTCCGTCACGAGTTTGGGAGATTACTGCTTCAACCATTGCAGCAATTTGACCTCCATCACCATTCCCAACTCCGTCACGAGTTTGGGAGGCAGCTGCTTCAACTATTGCAGCAATTTGACCTCCATCACCATTGGCAACTCCGTTACTTCAATTGGCGATTATGCCTTCTAGAACTGTATCAACTTGGAATCAATAAGAATATATGCAACTACAGCTCCGACCGTAAAATCAGCAACCTTTGGATATTTAACAGATAATTATACAGGTCGCAATAACTATGATAAGGGTACTAATATTCTTTATGTTCCATCAGATGCAACAGGTTATAATGCAAGTTATTGGTCAAGTGTGTTGTTAAATTCTACAAAATGTGGTTTTACAATTAGTTATACTCTGTAATTATGTTTACAAAAAGAAATAAAGTTTACGCAGATGCAGGAAAGTATCTGGTAAGTAAAGACGGAAAAAGATTCGCTCTTAATATTGTAGGTAACCAAGAAGATTATATCGAGGAGGAGTTAAATTCTCCCCTTGATATAGTCATTGAAGGCAAAATGATTTTTTATCATAACAGAAGATTTATTTGCGCTCCAGAAATAATGGATTATGCTGGTATTAAGACGAAGATGATTAAATTAAGATACTCTAATGATGACCAGTTAGCATTGATGCTCAATAAGGACAACAGTGAGGAAGATACTGAGCTTTACAATAAGATGCAGGAGTGGCGTGAATGGTCTGGAAGATTCGCTAAGGAAGTTATGACTAAGATTGAGTAACTATGAAGTTATTGATTAGGTTTATTCGCATTTATACTCCGTTTGTATGTACTTTAATGGCACTCTTGAATAAAGTAATTGTGGTTATTTAATATTTTATAAGTCAATATATTTATTAACCTTCTAAATTCTTAAAAATTATAAGTAAGTTATTGAAAAACTTACTGTATAATATATTAATAAATCACTCATACTGTTGTATAAGTGATTTATTTTTTATATTTTTGTCTTTAAAATGGAAGTTTATGAAGAAGTTATTATTTATGTTTCTACTGTGTACAATGATATCATGTACTACAACAAAATATGTTGAAGTACCTATAGAATATACAAAAGTAGAATATAGAGATAAAATAAAATATGATAGTATATATCTTAGAGATAGTATAGTACAAAAGAAAGAAAATGATACTATATATCTTGAAATATATAAATATTTGTATAAATATAGGTACTTAAGAGATACTATAAATATAGTAGATAGTATTCCTGTAATAACAGTGCACGAAGTTACTAAAGAAGTAAATAAACTACATAATTGGCAACTTATTCTTATGGTTTTGGGAGGAGGATTTATAATAGTAATTGGGTATAAACTGATAAGGATAATTAAAATATAATTGACGTAGGAACATTAATTACTGGAGTAATAGGGATTATTACTACAATAACTAGTGGGTGGATATCATGAAGAAGGAGTAAGACAATTAAGAACTCAAATGCTTAATTTTACGGGCTCTTTATGTATAGATTTAATGTGCCAATTACGAAAGAGAGATTTTAATTTATTTAAGGAATATGGAACTAATTGTAGATAGAAAGTGGAAGAAACAGAACTACACAATAAGTAACCTTACTATTGATGGTAAATGGTTCTGTAACATACTTGAAGACACAGATAGAGGACTAGATGATTCTATGTCAGTAGCAGAAATTAGGAGACTCAAAAAATCATCAATTACGGCTATACCAAGAGGTATTTATGAGATCACCTTAGATGTAGTTTCTCCTAAATATAGTACTAATGCCTTTTACAAACAAGTATGTAATGGTAAAGTACCAAGACTGCTTAATGTAAAGGGATTTGAAGGAATACTAATACATACAGGAAATACTAGTGAGGATTCGGATGGGTGTTTGCTGGTTGGGATTAATAAGGTTAAAGGTCAGGTACTAAATAGTAGAGAGACTTTTAAAGAGCTATATAAACTCCTTAAAGATAGATATGATAAAGGTGAAAAAATAACTATTAAAATTCTATGATTATGGCAAAGAAATGTGGCTGTAAAGGTAAGGGAAAAGGTAAAAAGAATAAGTAACTAAAAACATAAAATTATGGCAAGAGGAAAAAGAAGACCAAAGCCTATGTCACCAAAGGCTGGTATTAAGAGAACAAGATATGGCTGCGGAGGAAAACTTAAATAAAAGTATGTACAAGCTACTTATATTAATGCTTAAATATATACCTATGTTAATAGCATTAGTATACGTACTGAATACAGCTCTATCTTACTTTTATATAGACATTCCTGTATTAAGTAATATAGCAGGAATGTCTATATTACCTTGGGTATTTATGTATATATCTGCAATAGTATTTAAATTTTGTTTATACCACAAAATGTTTTTATATTATATTTTAGTAATTGATGTAATAAATATAATTGATTACTATGTAGATATTCCTATTAAGAATTTAGAGTTACTAATGCTTTGCGGAATTATAACAGGAATATTTCTATTTATAATATTACACTTATATGTTAAAGATCGTAAAAAATCTACTTTTAAAAATAGTTGATAATATAGATGCTGGTAATAGTAATGTTACTAGCAGTGAAGCTATTGAAATAGCCAAAGTTTTAGCTTCATATACAGATAAAACAGTTAGGCTTAGTAAATATTAGGCATGTGCTTACTTGAATATAAGCAGAGCAAGTTTTGATAATTATGTAAGAAGTGGTAAATTACCTAAAGGACTAAAGCAATCTGGGTTTAAAGAGCTTTTCTGGACCAAGAAAGACCTTGATAAATTTATAGAACTCTATAAATCTAAAAAGTAATTGGTAACATTGTTAATATTTTATTATATGTAAAGTGCTTAAAGTTAATACTTTAGGCACTTTTTTATTTATAACTAGTATTGTTATGCACACGCCCTACTCTATATTACTTTTGCAGTAGTAAGCTTACTATAATAATTAATTTTTAATTTAAATGATATGGAAGTAATTGAAAAAGTAAAAGAGGTTGAAAAGGAACCCCACAAGGAATATGCCTCTAAGGGTGTAGCAGGGACTGCATTGGGTGTGGGAATTGGTGCACTGGCTTTGTCATTATTAAATGGTAGAGGCTTTGGCTTATTTGGTAATAGTTGGGGTTATAACGGTGGTATGCCTCAGAATGTAAATATCAATGCTGATGTTAATGGTACTAGTGGCTCTATGCCTTCTACATTTAGTGTTTGGGAAAAAGAGTGTGAGGATAACTTAAAGCAGTAGGCTGATATGTATAATCTGGCTCTTAGTAACCAATACAATAGATTCAATGATAGACAGACCTTAAGTGGTGAGTTATTTAGTGTCTGGAAGAGTCAGGTAGATGCAGATTTTGGCCTCTATAAGTCTACAAGAGATAGCTTTGATATTGTAAACAAGAGAATTACTGATGATTCTTTTGCTCTTTACAAGAATCAGAGAGATAACTTTGATGCACTTTCTGCAAGAATAGGTGCTTTAGAGACTAAACAGGCTGTAGCTGATGCTGTAGAACCCTGGAGAGCTAAAGTTCTTGATATGAGAATTAATGGGGTAGCTGCTGCCTCACAGGCTGGTATTAATCTTGAAGCTGAAAGAAGATGTTGCGCTGATAGTAAGATTGTGAACTATGTAAATAGCACATTTGTGCCACAAATGATAGTTGACTTTACTACTGGCACTACTACTCATGCTGAGAATACTTATAACCCATTGTGTAGCTGTTGCTCTCCCTGCGGTAAGGGACTTGTCTAATTTTAATAGTATGCCCTATTAATTTAGGGCATACTTAATATCTAGTACTAAAAATTTAAAATTATGTACCCAGTAAATCAAGTTATATTAGGCGGAGAGTCTATGTTTAATAATTTAGACGATATAGATCTACAAATTCAAAGAATGGAGGCCTATAGATAGAGGCTAAAGTAGCTAAAAGAATCATAGTAGTCTTAGCCAATTCAGCAAAAGTAGTTAATATGGAATGAGATTGATGCTGAGATTACTCCTATGAGTAACGAGTAGAAGAGTAGATTGCTGTAGGATGCAGATTATATGGACACATATAACGAACTTTAGTCTATAGTGCAAGCAGAACTTCTAAATCTTGTAAAGGATAGAATTGAGAGCACTGAAAGAGGTAAAGAGTTATTATCTAAGTAGTTGAAAATAGTTAAGAAACTAAAGACTAAGATAATTAATGATACTAATAGAGAAATGGAACTATTTAAGAAGTTCAAAGAATATAGTAAGTTGCACCCAAGTACTTCTTATGAGGAATTTATAAAAGAGAATATGTAATATGGTAACTATAGATCAATTAACAAGTAATTTGAATACCTATATATCCACATAGCTTGATATAATGTCTAAAAACACTCCAATAATAAGTTTCATGAGACCTCTTATAACAAGAGCTCTAAATAAGAATTTTAGTAAACTTACAAAGTTTTTAGACTTAATAGCCAATGATGAGGGAAAGATAGATATTGAAAGTATAATGTCTGAAATGATGGAGAGCATAATGACTGCAAACCCATTTACTTTTAGTACCTCTTTTATAGGTGACATAGAAATTGGGGGAGGGCAGATTAAGTTTAATTTACCTCTTACTACTAAAAGGCTGGTACTAGATATGACAGATATAGAAGCCCTTAAAGAAACGTTAACTACTAAAGAATAGTAATATTATGGAAGATATGTTATTAATATAGCTGCTTAAGAAAAAGGGCATAATCTCTGACAAAGATATGCATGAGTTTCATGAGCTAGCATCTGTAAATGTAGCTGAGGAACCTATATATTTATCAAAGTCTAAATATGGTGCAGATCCCCACGATAATTCACATATGGGTGAAGCCGAAGCTAGGGATATAGTATCAAAGATGTACCATGTTGAAGGTGGTAGAAAGTATGTTGGTGAGAAATTTGATATGCACAAAGCTAAAGAAGTATGTGAAAGATATAGAGGACTAATACCTACATCTATAACTGCGTGTGATATATATGTGGCTATAAACTCACAATATCATGACTATTGTGGTCTGTTTAAGTCTTGGTTTATGGACGGAATAGAGCAAAGAATTATAGAATCTGCTATGATATACTGGTTTACAGACGATGATTGTAAGGTAGAAAATAAAGTAGTAAAATACTTTAGAGGCTACTAAAAGTAAGGGTGAAGAATTAACTTCACCCTTCTTTGTGTTTTATACTTAAGAGTTTTATTATTACTAATAAATGATTTATTTATTACCTTGTAAACACCTAAAGCTTTATTTATCTTTGTACCGTTTTATTTAACCCTAAGAAGTAGAAGAACATGGAAGAAGAATTAAGTTTAGATAACATCTTGGGAACAGAGGAAATAGAGAATCTGTTTACAGATAATAGCGAAATACAGGAACCTTCTCAGCCTGATAATAGTGAGAAAGGGTCTCCTGATAATGAAGATAATAAGAATAAAGAAGAAGCTACTGAGGTTCCTAATGTAGATAATCTATTTACTAGTGAACCAGAGAGCGTAGGTAGTGGAAAAGAAAATACAGAGGAACGGGAAGATACCACTCCAAAAGACGGTGGCTCTTCTCCCAAAAACTTCTACTCTTCCATTGCCAAAGCCTTAAAGGAGGAGGGTATCTTCCCAGACCTTGATGATGAGGGCCTTTCTAAGATTAAAGAACCCGAAGACTTTAGAGATTTAGTTGAACAACAAATAAGAGCTGGTCTTGATGAAAGACAGAGAAGAATTGATGAAGCTCTTAATGTGGGTGTAGAACTTACAGAAGTAAAGAAGTATGAAAACACTCTTAACTTTCTTGATTCTATTAAGAAGGAGGATATTTCTGATGAAAGTGATAAGGGAGAGAAGCTTAGAAAAGACCTTATTTATCAAGATTTTATTAATAGAGGCTACAGTGCTGAGAGAGCAAAACGAGAGGTTTAGAAGTCTTTAGATGCAGGAACAGATATTGAAGATGCTAAAGAGGCTTTAAGCAGTAATCAAGAGTATTTTAAGGAGAAGTACAGTTCTCTTGTTCAAGACGCTAAGAAACTTGCAGAGCAAGAGGAGAATGACAGAAAAGCTTAGGCAGAAAAACTCAAGTCTTCAATTCTTAATGATAAGAATTTACTTGAAGACTTATCTATAGATAAGTTAACAAGACAAAGGATTTATGATAGCATAGCAAAGCCTGTCTATAAAGACCCAAATACTGGACAGTATTATACTGCAATCCAGAAGTATGAAATGGAAAATGGGACTGACTTTCTAAAGAATGTTGGGCTGCTCTTCACACTGACCGACGGATTTAAGAATCTTGATGGCTTGGTAAAAGGAAAAGTAAGAAAAGAAGTAAAGAAAGGTCTTAGGGAACTTGAGAATACCCTTAACAACACTGCAAGAACTTCCGATGGTAATCTTAAATATGTAAGTGGTGCTGACGAAGATCCAGAATCTTTCATTGGAAAGGGTTGGAAACTTGATGTCTAAGACAGGGTAATAGTTTATAAAGACAATTTGTGATTTTTAACAATTATAAAATTTATGGCAGGAAAATTAGGTAAATTTCAAATGGTTGGATTTAGCCATTGGAAGGGTTTAACAAAGGAGAATCACTTAGGTTCTATCTTTCAGTTAGCTCCACAGAAGGCTACTAACCTAATGGTTCAGTTATTAGCTTATTATAGAGGTAAAACTCTTGACACTTTCTTAAACCAATTTCCCGTTAAAGAATTTGAAGATGATTCTGAATATTATTGGGAAGTGATCGGGAGCTCAAGAAGAAATATCCCTCTAACAGAAGCTAGAAATGAGAATGGCGTAGTAGTCACTGCTGACTCAGGCATGGTAGGTGCAGGAACTGCTCCTTTCTATCTTGTCTTCCCAGAGGACTGGTTCGCTGATGGTGAAGTAATAGTTGGTAACCTCAATGAGGTTTATCAATTTAGAATACTGGGGAATCCCCGCATGGAAGGAACTAATGCGGTAGACTTATATGCCGCTTAATGTAGTAATACATTAATAAATATTGGGCAAAATCGGTGAAGCCCATCATGTAAAGGGGTAATACCGAGATAACTTTAGACCTAAAGAATCTAAAGTATTGTAGAGAATAGAAGTTGAAACTATGAACAAATTAGGAAAGATTTACTTGATATCGAATGATATTAATGACAAATTATATGTAGGTCAGACTATTCAGTCTCTTAATAAGAGATTTAATGGGCATTGTTGTTATAGTAAATCTGACAGAAGTGTTAATATGTATATTAAAAGGGCCATACATAAATATGGCAGAGACAAATTTCATATTACACTTATTGAAGAATGTCCTATAAGTCTATTAAATGACAGAGAAAAGTATTGGATATCATTTTATGATTCATACAATAACGGTTATAATTTAACCAAAGGCGGACAAGATTCTAATTACTCTAGTCTTCATAGATTAGAAGATACTGTAGATATTAAGAAATTCACAGAATATATAACAGAGTTCAAGCCTTTAGTTACAGAGGTAGCCACTCATTTTGGAATTAGTAGATGCAGTGTATATAATCTGATAAAGAGATTAGACAATCCTAATTTAGTATTAAATTCCTATAATCCTAGAAAGGCTAAATCTATAGAAGATATAGATAAGGAGGAGTTAAAGATTCTTTATTTAGAGGGCTGGTCTATATTAGATTTAGTTAAAAAATACCATGTACGTAAGAAAAGAATTTCTAAATTTTTAAAAGATAATGGTATTAAAGTCCACAGGGGATTAAAAGGATATAAAAGTAGAATATAACACTTCCACGAGTGTCCACATCCTAATAAGGGATGAATATGTATTCCGAACTTACAAGATGATAAATTGTAAGATTTAGTAGATAAAGAGCTACTGAGATAACAAAATTGATATAAGGTAGAATTGATGGGGGCAAATAGCCAGGGTGTACCTGCTGAAAGACTCCTTCCTGGTGAAAGATTTAGTGTAGAAGCTGCCTTCGTAGAGAAGGAATTAAGTCGTAAAGTCGGTGATGTAAGATTCTCAAGCCCTGTTTCTATGAGAAATGAGTGGTCAACAGTGAGAATACAGCACAAAGTTCCTGGCTCTATGCTAAATAAGAAATTGGCTGTAGGTATTCCTATAACCAAGGAAACTGAAGGAAGATACACTAAGAGTGTAGCCACAATGTGGATGCATAATGTAGATTGGGAAGTAGAACGTTAGTTCTCAGAATATAAGAATAATGCTCTTGCATTTGGTAGAAGCAATCGTGATAATAATGGTGAGTATCATAACTACGGAAAATCTGGCTCAGTCATAAAGTGTGGCAGTGGCCTATTTGAGTAGATGGAGGTAGCTAATACTATGTATTATAATACCTTCTCACTAAAGCTACTTGAAGATGCACTATATGAATTAAGTGCTTCTAAGTTAGACTTTGGTGATAGATATTTCATAATCAAAACTGGTGAGCGTGGAGCTATACAGTTCCATAAAGAAGTGTTAAAAACTGTATCGGGTTGGACTCAGTTTGTGCTAGATAACAGCTCTATAGGTGTTATTGAGAAAACTTAGTCTAGACTTCACCAAAACTCATTAAGTGCTGGCTTCTAGTTTGTGGAATATAAGGCACCTAATGGTGTAAGAGTAAAGTTGGATGTTGATCCTTTCTACGATGACCCCGTAAGAAATAAGATTATACATCCAAACGGTGGACCAGCCTTCTCTTACAGATATGATATTATGTACATTGGTACTATGGACCAGCCTAATATCTTTAAATGTAAGATTAAGGGGGATAATGAATACAGAGGCTATCAGTGGGGCCTCAGAAATCCGTTAATCCTTGATGATCAACAAGTTACAAGGAATGCAGCCTAAGCTGTAAGCGGCATACTAGAGTAATCTAGTATTGAAAAGGTGTTAAATTGCTGGAAACTCTTTAGAGCTTCTATTGCATATTTGAAATAAAATCCATATCTTTGTACCAAATTAATAACCCCAAAGATATGAGAGAAGTTTTTGAAGATTTAAAAGGATATGAAAATTCATATCAAATTAGTGATTCTGGCAGAGTGTTTACAAAAAGAAGATTAATTGGAAACCAAATTTATTATGGTAGAGAACTAACTCCACAATTAACTTCTGATGGATATTTGAAAGTTGCTTTATCTAAAAATGGTAAATCTAAGAATTATTATTTACATAGATTAGTAGCTACACAATTTCTAGATAATCCTAGTAATTTACCACAAGTAAATCATATAGATGGTAATAAAATGAACAATTCTATTACTAATTTAGAGTGGTGCACTAAAAGGGAAAATCAGAATCATGCTGTTAGAACTGGATTGATGCAAAGGGGACAAAATAGACCATCAGCTAAATTGACAGAAGAGCAAGTACTAGAGATATATAAGTTAAAAGGAGTGCTTAAATGTCAGGATATAGCTAATAAATATAGTGTTTCTAAGAATACTATAAATTGCATTTTAAGAGGTTCCAAATGGTCTTATCTTTATAAACAGTATTTCAAAAATGAAACAATATAGAAGATTAGACAATCAGCAGCCAAACCTTAGACGGTACTAAGGGAGGTTCAACGACTATAATACACCCATCCTAAAAGGATGATGGTATAGTCTCATCTCTATGGAGACATAGAGCTTGCTATATGCAAGGTTAGTAAAACTAACAAAGATATTGTTACAGGTTAGAAGGGTAACCCATATATGAGTTTTGACGAGGATAAAAAGTTAAAGATTGTTAATTTTAACTACTGTCCCATAGCAGCGTAAGTTGCTATTGCAAATAGGGCAAAAACGGTAAAAATCTATTTGAAATATTAATTAATTAATTCTATATATTATGAGTAGTTTAGAATTTAAATATATTAAAGGTTATAATAACAAATATTATATCACAAAGGAAGGTAAAGTATATATTTCTAATTATAGAAATACAGGAGTGGGTAAAGAAATGAAGCCTAGAATAATAGCAGGCTATTATGCTTTAGGTCTCGAAGATCCAGAATCTACTCCAAAAAATAGAATACAAAAAATACATAAAATACATAGATTATTAGCCGAGCATTTTATCCCAAATCCTGAAAATAAACCTTGTGTTAATCATAAGGATGGGAATAAATTAAATAATAATTTAGATAATTTGGAATGGGCAACTATTAGTGAAAATATTAAACATGCTTATGCTAATAAATTGGAAAGAAATTGGTGGACTAAAGAGTTAGGTATAGTTTGTATAAACTTAATTGAAAATTATAAATATAATTTTGCTGATGTCGCAAAGCTATTTAATCTACCTTCTAGAACTTATGTATTTCATTTTTGGAATAAAGGCTATAAAACCTTTAACTTAAAACATGGAAATTCTTTTATTCCAAAACATAGTAATAAATTAGAAATACCTTATGAGTATAAAGAATATATTTTAAAATTAATTAAAGACAATACCGTGCTAAATAATTAGAGTAAAAGCTAATTATCAGTGTAACGAGTAGTGATTGAACCTTATATAAATTATAAGAATATAATATCACCAAGAGTGTCCTACAACCTATTATAGGTTGATAAT